AATAACTATCGGCACATACAGCAACTTTTTTAGCACCATTTAGAAGATAACAGCTAATTATCAATGTGCCGAGTATTCTTTCTAAAACGAGGTAATTATGTTCTTCTCAATTATTATACCGACTTATAATCCTAACAAGTATCTCCCAGCCGCGCTTTAGGCTATCGCTACAAATAAGTGTATAGACGATATTGAAGTTATCATATCAGACGATATCTCTACTGAACCATTTGATGATGTTTTGGCGCAATTCCCTATGCTTCATATTAGAGTAATCCAAAATGATAAGCATTATGGATTCCCGCGGCCAGGTCGTCAGCACGGATTAGAAGAAGTACAAGGCGAATGGATATGTTTTTAGGATCAAGATGACTATTTTTGTGATTATACCTTTGATAAAGTACGTGAATATATAATTAAAAATCATATTTAGAATACCCTATATACGGGAGTAGAGCATCATTCTAATGATGATGAATCAGTATCATATACTCCTATGGATATTTATACGCACGGTAAATTTTTTGAGCTTTCTTTTTTAAGAAAAAATAATATCAATTATGATAAATTAATTTATAGCGAAGATATTAATTTTACACGTAAAATTATTTTAACTTGTATTAAAAATAATATAGAACCTAATATCTGGGAAGAAAGTTTTTATATTTGGGTTAAGTCAAAAGGATCAATATCTCAATAGGAAACCTATCATTGTGCAGTAATATCTGATACTATTCAAAGTACGTTTGTTCCAATAGTACAAATGATTCAACACGAATCATTAACAGGCGCGCAAATGTATACGATATATGATATGGGAATGCACGACCTTTTATCATTCTATTTTTATTCTCAAACGGCCAACAATGACGAAGAAAAAGAGATATTGAAGACGAAAATGAAAGAAACTTTGTAGCCTTATATTCCAATCTTTCTTTCTTATCTAGAAATAGATATTAAAGAATTAAAAAGTATTCTTACTTCTAATAAAGTTGAGTATACTTTAATTCGTAATATGACTGCGGAACAATATCCATTCATAGAATATATGACTATTTATGATTGGATAGATGAATATATTGCGCCATTGGTGTAAAGGTAACACAGGTGCCTTCCAAGCATCTAATGCCCGTCCGATTCGGGTATGGCGCTCTGGGTTTCTCTCATTCACCTATCGCGAAAAGAATGGGTGCGCAGGCAAGCACGTATGCTACCCGGGAGTCATTACCCCGTTAAGTCAGCCTAGGATGACAGATGTATGAGAGCCGGTGTTAGGCTACTATAGTAATATAGCAACGAATTTAGTATTCCGTAAAAATACTCATCTATCTCCCCGATGTTAAATAGGAGCGTAGTCACAACACGTTATATTGCGGGCAAGGCGACGCCATACATCGCCCGTGGTCGGGGAGTTGCGAACCCGCGGCCGCACCTCCGTATCCCTATCAGGCTAACGCAATTAGTTTCTGAAATATACGGAGTTTTTTATTTGACTTTTAATTGAATTTTTGTTATAATATGTTTGTAAGGAAGAGAAAGGGGCGAAATTGATGCTAGATGATTTCATTATGAATTTCTCTTGGGAAGAACTTGAAGATGAAGATTGGTCTATTGAAGATTTGGAAAACGATTACTTGACAAAAGAGGAAAATTAAGGTATAATATTTACGAAAGGAAGGGAAAGAGATGGAAACGATTAGATTCTGGTATACTTTTGAAGATGAAGATAAGGATAGCGAGATACCCACGGAAGACGTAGAAATAACTATTTCAAATGAATCTGGTATCAAGTTGCCCGATGTGTGCGATGCCTTTGCGCGCTTTATCGAAAGCATTGGTTACTCTACGGAAAATCTGGTTGAAAATTTCCTTGACTAATATTTGACTTTCAATAAAAATTATGTTATAATAAATATGTTGAAAGGGTAGGAACGTAGTGTAGAGGTTCAAATCCTCAAGCGGTGACTTGCTTCCCAGTTTAGTCAACTGGGCACGCCGCTCGGATGGCGATGCCGCGCTTGGTAAGATGACTGCTTGCACTGCTGATTTTATCCGCCACTAGCTCAGTCGGTTAGAGCGGCGGCCTTGGGGCTTGCTAGGCTTTACGAGAGGGCAGCACTCTTGGGCTCCACCAATAAGCCGTGTGTCCCTGGTTCGAGTCCAGGGTGGCGGACTATAGGCGCTTACAGCAATATTTATATATATTAGAGGGTAATATAATATTGATGCGCCTAGTCCCATATAATGGGCTTGCCTCTCACTGGTGCAAGTAAAAGATGCAGTTGAGCGGTTAAGTGAGAAGGTATATCTAGACTCCCCACACGCAGATGTCCGAGAACATCAAAAGGAGCCGGCTAGGTCGCAGAAGATTCATCTGTTATGCAACGCAGCGAGATGGCAGTGCAAACATAGTACGCGTATGGGTTATAAGTTATCCTCGCTTAGGCGGAAAACTTAACGGCTGAAAAACGAGAGAAATATGGAGAAGGCTCCGTTTGGCTAGGAGTAGCTACCTAGAACAAAGTAAGTGGATTAGAAGAACCGCGTTCTTCGCCGCCCACTCCTCGTCACAATGTGTAGGCCGGAACACTCGGTAGAGCTTACGAGTATAAACATTAGTAGTCCAGTCGATGAATTGGTATTTGGCTGAAGAACCGATGGGAGGGAAGCTGCCGACCGGCAGGAGAGCCGGACGTCGGATGCTCTCGCAGGATTGCAAGCCTGAAACGCGCATAAGACACCAAACGAAGCGCATCGGAATACCGGAGTAAGCCCGGAGTAGGCCGTTGGTCTCGGAGAGACCGAGGATAAAAAATCGAGGCCGCTCTATGAAGCGGGTTGCGACGAGCAACCTCCGTGGATACATAACCCACGTAAAAAAAAGGTGCCGCGCACCGTCCGCGGTATATAAAATAAGCCGGTGTCTACAAGCAAGAGCAAACTGCTACTAGCTTGGTAGTCTTTCATATGATATGAGGAACCAACAGATTTGTCAGAGCAAGTCGGGAAACTCGCTGCCTACTCTGAATCGGCGGTATCATATGACCGAGGTTGGGAGGCTCGGATATCAAGCTCCTTATATGCCCAAAGATAGTTTAAGTTGGAGAAAACAACGCCAGTGGCGGAGATGAAGGTTCAAATCCTCTGAGGGTATCGCGATTGTACCAGCAACTGTACGTGTTTAAAAAAGTTGCGGCCGTATCTCAGGGCCAATCTGAGAAGAGGGACAGCCTATACATAGAGAACTGGTTCAAGTCCAGCGGGTCGCCGCGTATTGGCGACTCGGCAGAAGGTGCGCTTATGGTATGGTTTCTGTAGCTAGGATTACCTCGGTCAGCTTGATAGCTACAAGTTGACCTTTTTATATCGCACGGTCGTCTAAAGGCTTAGGACAGTTGGCTCATACCCAACAAATGCAAGTTCGATTCTTGTCTGTGCCACTCGGCAAGGGTATCCCGCCTGAGCCATCATAAGGAACACTATTAGCCGCCTGTTCCGCCTCATTTGAGGAACTTTGGGTAGGCAATATTTGGCCCCTTAGCTTAATGGTAAAGCGGGCGGCTGTTAACCGCTTGATGGGAGTCCGATTCTCTCAGGGGCCGCTTTAAAGACACATCAGCATTATTTTCTTTGCTTAGGGAGCCCGTCAAGTGTTGGTTCGACTCCAACCCTCCCAGCTGATGGGAGGTCGCTCAATTGGCAGAAGCGCGGTTAAAGTGTGTCTTGTATATTTTATATTTTGGGTAGCGTTGGAGTCATGACCAACGAGATTAAGGTACTCCTATTACCGGCCACAATTTTAATTCATAGGAGGAATTATTATGACAGGTTTTATTTATTGTATTACAAATGATATTAATGGGAAATAGTATGTAGGAAAAACCACTGACACTATAGAAAAAAGGTTTAGAGAGCATATAAAAGATTCTACACGCTCTCGATGTGAAAAACGACCTTTATATGATGCTATGAATAAATATGGAATTGAACATTTCTCAGTTTCATAGCTTGAAAAATGTGAATTATCTATATTAGAAGAACGAGAAAAATATTGGATTAATGAATTAAATACATTTCATAATGGATATAATGCTACTCATGGCGGTGATGGAAAACAATTATATAATTATGATTTATTTATTGATGATTTTTTATCTGGAATGGGAATTTTAGCCATTGCTCGAAAATATCATTGTGCAAAAGAAACAGTTCAAACTGCCATAAAGCAATCTAAATTAAATACTAATTAGAATAATAAATATAAAGCCAGACCTGTTGCACAAATAGATATAAATACTAATGAGATTATACAAATTTTTCCTTCTGTATCCGCTGCTGCTAAAGCAATAAAAGGAGATCATAGTAATATTTCCAAAGCGTGTAAAAATCCTAACAAAACTTCTGGTGGATACAAATGGAAATATTATATAGAAGAATAAATAAAGTGCAAGACAGACCGACCTACTATAGCAGGAGGCACAAGGTATCCATATATTATGTATATGCGAGGGCCTTGGTATTTAAAATGACACCGACAGCAATATTATAATCACTTACATATATTCTGATGAAATATAAGGTGTCATGCTATAGGCACACACAGCAACCCTATGAGGAACAACTTGCTATTAAAAAGTTTTCAAATGTGCCTAGTATTTTGATAGTATGAGCCGTTGTACCGCTCGGAGCCTGCTCTGGTCGAGGTATTCTATCATAGGAAACGGACACTTGCGCTTTAATGGACGATGGTAGTAAGCAAGTAAAAAATAGACCCTTCGCCCGCGCAATTGCTGACAACTGAGATGTGCGCGTTATAAATGTCGGAACTAGTTGTGCTCCGGTTTTACGGCTTTTATAAGATGGGAGCTAAAACAAAAGCCGTGGGTGTGTGCTTAATGAGTACACGCTTTGTATGAAAGGTAAATGTCAGCGTCGAGAATGGCGCTGAGTACTAGTTGCATTTTCCTTAGCAATCTCCAGTATGAGGAAAAACTACCATTAGGGCTGGCTGTAAGGCCCGGGTCCTCCCCTACGCCGGATACCACTCCGCGCCGTAGATAAGGCTTCTCTTGGCCGCAGGGGAAGTTCCCCGAAATCAAGAACCGCCGGTAACTTGCGGTATATAAAGAGAGTGATGGTTCCCGACAACAAAACCGGCGTTTCTAGAGCGCAATGATAGTGTGGTAAGGGTTATATACTATCAAATTTACAGGAGTGATGAGAAGCTACTTCACTTAATACTCTGCTTGACCATAGACGTATGGCGAACAAATCCTGTATTTTATCCGGGTGTAGCCGAACGGCCCAGGCAACAGACTTAAAATCTGTCGGAGCGTAGCTCCTTGTGGGTTCGAATCCCACCACCCGGACTCGCCCCATTAAATGGGGCATTTTCTATATGGAGTTGATGCATATGAAGAAACTCTTCTTTATCCCTATACTTATCCTTCTATTCCTCTTCCTAACAATGCGTATCGCATACTGAGATGATAACTATGAGTTGGGGATTACTTATACTCGTTATATTTTTCATACTCGTAATTTTAAATGACTGCTATAATGGAACTCCAAAAATCTAATATTTGACTTTTAATAAAAATTTTGTTATAATATTAATGTACCAAGGGGAGAGATCCCGAGAAAGAACAATCTTTCTTGTATGCCGCCGATGAGTGTCATTTTTAGGCGGGATATAAGTTGAACTCCAGGGAGCATTAGGAATGACTGACTTCTCCCAATCTGCCTCCATCGTATAATGGTAGTACTGGGGTAGCGTTGGAGTAATTAACCAACGAGTAATGCGCTCTTCCGCAAGCCCAAATATATTTTAAATATCAGGAGAGTGATATTATGAATGAAACTAATCAAAAAGGACTTATAACTGAAACTTATTGTCAATTAGCTTTTACTGAATTGGGTATTATGTTGAGTAAACCAATATCACATGATTGTCGTTATGATTATATTGCTGATATTGGAGGACAGTTAAAACGTATACAATGTAAAACTAGTTTATTAAATGAATATGGAACAAGTATTTCATTTAAAACAACCAGTATACGAGGAAATACAAAAGAAGTATTAGAGCATACATATACTACAGATGAAATTGATTATTTTTATACTTATTTCAATGGTACTTCATATTTAGTTCCAGTAGAAATTTGTGGTGAGACTCAAAAAAGCTTATATCTTAGTGATATAACTTTACAAGGTAGTACTAAAAATATTACACCCGCAAGAGATTATGAATTAAGTAAAATAGTACAGCAAATGAATGGTCCAATACAAATAGTACAGATAAATAATAAAACAATACATACTACTGAAATTCATAGCTATTGTATTGAATGTGGGAAAAAAATTACTAAAGGTGCAAAACGTTGTAAAGAATGTGCATTAAAGCATCAAACAAAAGTTGAATTACCAGCACGAGATGAATTAAAAAATATGATTAGAAATATCTCATTTGAACAATTAGGACGTAATTTTAATGTAGATGGTAATACGGTAAGAAAGTGGTGTGATAAATTACAATTGCCAAGAACTAAGAAAGAAATTAATTCTTATTCTGATGAAGATTGGGAGAAAATATAAGCCGCTATAGTATAATGGTTATTATATTGTTCTCGTAAAGCAGCGATGCTGGTTTAATTCTAGCTAGCGGCTTCTGCCTCTATAGTATAATGGTAATACTCCATATTTGTAATATGGAACTGGCGGTTCAAATCCGTCTGGAGGCTCTCTACCAACGGACAAGGCTTTGGCGCATGACTACTTGACGAATGTAGAAGATAATCATGAGGAGTAGGCGGAAGTACGAATAAGGAAGCCGCGATGGATGCCACGAATGTGGGTAAGGGTAGGCGGTATGGTCTGAAATAGTAGTCATACAGTAATGATTATCGTTATACTACTAAGCAAGTAGAACAGGGCGGTGGGACGCGAGTGGTTGGTAATATGCCGGTGTAGCTCAGTGGTAGAGCAACAGATTCATATCCTGTGGGTCGGTGGTCCAAATCCACCCACCGGTACCAGGCCATAGTAGCATGAAAGGCTTCGGAGATGTTCAGTAGGTTGAGCTCCAGAAATCAAACCTGCAGGGATAGGGATAACCGTTGCTACGCGGGAAGCTTCCCATTTATATGCGTCGGTATGTCCAGTGGCGAAGACAGCGGACTGTAAATCCGCGACGAAGAAACATCGGTGGTTCGACTCCACCCCGGCGCACCATATGCCTCTCTAATCCCATGGGAGGTAAACTTCGCAACCAGGAACGTGCTGGCCAATTCCACAAATATTGCGGCAAGTTTTCGGGTTCTTGTCAAAAATCCCGTCCATGCCTCTCTAATCCAACTGGCAGAGATGACACGCTCAAAACATGTAAAGTGTGAGTCCGAATCTCACGAGAGGTACGATTGTTGTTCAGCTGACAACCCAGTGGATGGATTTGACGCATCCCGTGCTACTACTGCGAGAGGGTTCACGCCTAGGCTTTGCAAGCGCACCACGGCCCATAAAGGTAGCACAACGTCCTCGGTAGGAATGAATACCGTGCTGAGCCGACCGGCATCCATGGAGAATATACTAGTCGGCGCCTTCCACCATCTCTCTTGGCGTATGGCAAGACCGAAAGGATAGAAGCTTGGGTTGGTACCAAATTCCGTTATAACAAGAGCCCACGGGAAAGAGATGGCAGAACCGCTAACATGGATTTATGGAGACGATAAACTACCACCGGCAATAACTGAATTAGAGAAGCCAATTTAAGTGACCCAATAAGGTTGTTGATATGTGGCTTAGTGGAAAGCGGTATATAAGAAAGCAAAGTAATGGTCTCCTCAATCTCATGTACCAAGTGTACAAGGAGTTTTCGGGTGCGCGAGAGCGCGTCCTGCTTCTCCGGCTAGTCTAAGGGATAGAACACATGGCTACGGACCATGGAATCGGCGTTCAAATCGTCGGCTGGAGACTTTGCGCAAAAGCGTAAATTCATTTTGGAGGTACCTATAATATGAATGAACCCAGACTAAAAATCCTACCGCCCTGGACTATCGTGGTACGCAAGCTAGAAGCTCTATTTGATGGCGATCCTCAAATTGCTTTTAATGTCGATTTTAGTGGCGAGCATCCTTCTGTTGTTCTTTCTTGTAACAATGGAGACAAAGTAGCCGCTCTTCTACAGATTCTACCTGAAGAAGTAAGTTTTGGCAATATTAAGCTAAAGATAATGATTGATGGAGTTCCAAGTAATCGCACCTTCAAGAGCAAGGTTGTGCTATTTGAAACTGCGTTTAAGGGAAATCCTGCCTATGCGTATTCTGTCTGCCCCGCGGAAGAAGGCTATCAGTGGATTGGTACTACCTATGTTGTATTTAACAATTGTGTTGTGCAGTTCGCGGCCGATAATCTAAATGATTGCCATGGTGTTATTAGTACTTTGTATGAGACAATTGCGAACGAACTTCTAACTGGCCCCGCGACCGAAGGTGTATTCTTCAACACCAATGTAGAGCGTGCAGGACTTGGAATGCCGCTTGGAGAGTGGCCATAATTATTTGGGAACAAGTTACCGTAGAAGACTTGCGCCAATGGCGGACCTGTAACGGGGAGAGGAGGTCGTAAATATCCCCTTTCCGCCACATGTGTCAGTATCCAAGTAGGTAAGGAACCGGCGGTAAGTCCGGTGCTATTAAGTCGACAATAGCATTGAGAGTGTAATTCTCTTCCTGGCACGCCATATTTTGATTATTGAGGTGATATAATGAATACTGTAAGTGTTGGTGATTTAGGAGAAGTTATGGCTATTACTAAATTTACACAGGCAGATTGCATTGTATCAAAACCTTTTAGTAACAATGCACGATATGATTTGATTGTTGAAATTGATAATAAACTATATCGTGTACAAGTAAAAACTACTACATCAATTAAAGACGCGGCAGCAATGGTATTTGCCACCAAAACTACAAATTATGTAAAAGGGAACTGGAGTAGTAATAAATATACAAAAGAAGAAATTGATATGTTCTTTTTATACTGTCAAGAAAATAATTGGTGTGGATTGTATTTTGGTGATGAAGATGGAACATTTAGACAAGAATTAACTTTAAGATTAGTTCCAAGTAAAAATGGTCAAACCAAAGGTATTCGTTTTGCCACTGATTATGAATTTAATAAACAATTAGAAAATTTGCGCCATTAATTCAATTGGTAGAGTACGGCACTCTTAATGCTGGAGTTGTGGGTTCGAGTCCCTCATGGCGCACATCGGAGTGATTTTATGAATCCAGGTAAGTTTAAGCCATTGCAAGAATATCTTGATAGTTTACCCGATGTAAAGTGGTGGCAATTTAGAACTAGATTTATTATTTGGTGGTCAGATATGATTGATAATTATCATATTTGGAAATATAATAGGAAGTGATTGAAATGAAACGAAAACATAGGAGATTTAAACATTATATCTTGCGCGTGTAACCAAGTGGTAAGGTAATGGACTTTTAATCCATGAGTCGCAGGTTCGAGTCCTGTCACGCGCACTATGCTGGAGTGGTCCAACGGATACGACAAGAGACTTCTAATCTCTTGATTAGGGTTCGACTCCCTACTCCGGTACTGTCATGTGGTTGGTAGTTTAACGGTAAAACCCTTGATTGTGGCTCAAGTGATGTAGGTTCGACTCCTATCCTTCCTCCTAATATTATGAAGGTGATAAAATGAAAGCATTAGTAGATCAATTTAGTATTGAAGAATTAACCGAAAAGGTTAAGCAATCTAATTGTTGGCGAGATTTAGCATTAAAATTAGGTTATAGTTCTGATGGCGGTACGGGTTATAAAACAGTGCGTAACCGTATAGAAAAATATGGAATTGATACTAGTCATTTTTATACTAAAGAAGCAACAATAAGAACTCCAGAAAATATTTTTGTTGAAAATTCTACCGCTAATCAAAGTGTTTTACGCAGATGGTATGAGCGAGGACATTATACAGAATATAAATGTGCTATTTGTGGATTACCGCCAGAATGGAATGGCAAACCATTAGTTTTGACGTTAGATCATATTAATGGTAAACATCATGATGACAGATTAGAAAATTTAAGATGGGTGTGCCCAAATTGTGATAGGCAATTACCTACTTATTCTAAAGGCGCTGGAAGAGTAGATATGAAATAATGGGTTCGAGTCCCATCTAGCACCTAGTATTTGACTTTTTATATAAATTATATTATAATTTATATGTAAAAAGAAAGGAGCACACTTATGACTGTTGATGGAAAAGTTATGGGATATATTAAAGATATAACTACTCCTGCAGCTAATTTTATGGGTGAATATGATCCTAATATATTTTATAATTATGGTGACATAACTATGAGATATGGTCAAGTGTGGATATTTGATGGGTCTAGCTGGACTTGTATAGAAGAATCATATTTTGAAGAAGTAAAAGAATATGCTACAAATTGCCCTAATTGTGGTGCTCCAATGACTAATCATAAATGCGCTTATTGTGGCACGGAAGACTATGGAAGGAGATAAGTATGCGCGATCCGAATCGTATTGATAAGTATTGTAATGAACTTGCAGAATTATGGCACAAATTTCCGGATTGGCGCTTCGGGCAGTTTGTTCTTAATATGGAACGTGCCTGTCGCGTAAATACTAGCAGAGATGTATTTTTCCTTGAAGACGAAGAGTTTTTTAAGTTTATGCGCGAATTTTTAAATGAAGTTACAGGAAATAAAGATGATGATAAATAATCCAAGTAAACCGGTAGCTCAATTAAAGGATAAAAAAATAGTACATATTTATAATTCTGCTTATGCCGCGGCAAAACACACTGGATTATCATATAGTCATATACAAGATACTTGTCATAATAGACGTTGTGGTGTAGGCGGTTATAAATGGCGTTATGCCACAAAACAAGAAATAAACGATATTGGTTTATATAAGGAAAGTACCGAATCCACCTGATATGGCTGTGACTACAAGGCGCGGAAAGGTGGCGGTAATCTCTTGCCCGAGCAAGTTGAAACGATATACACCCTTGGGATGAAAGGCATTAGTAATGCAAGATAGAGATATCACGTGAGTTTTAAATAGATGTATGTGTAGTCGGTCTCCCTGTGGCCCGTTACGTTAATGAGTTGGCACAGGGGAAGCTTCCGGAGTGTAGCTCAGTAGGTCAAGAGCGCTTGTCTGATAAACAAGAGGTTTCGGTAGTTCGAATCTACCCACTCCGACTTGAGGTAGCATTAGAGTCGCTCTCTAATGAGTATAAGGTGCTCCTACACCGGCTCTATTTTATATAATCATAGGAGTGATTAATATGAAAAGTAAAATTTATTAGGTTTCTGATGAAGAGTTTAAAACAATCGTCGCTAACAGTTTTAGTTATTCAGATTGTTTAAGAGCATTGGGTTTAGGTACAAATGGCGGTTCTTCTACCGATGTTCTAAAAAGACGAATTCAAGAATTAGAATGTTCTACCAAACATTTTAATCGTGGTAAAAGTATAGGTAATTAGGGCATAAAGCGTAGTTTAGATGATATATTAGTAGAAAATTCTACATATGCTTCTACAACACATTTAAAAAATAGATTACTTGATGCTAAATTATTAGATTATAAATGTGCTATCTGTGGTATTACTGAATGGTTAAATAAACCTATTAGTTTACAGCTAGATCATAAAAATGGTAATAACCGAGATAATAGATTAGAAAATCTTAGATTTTTATGTCCTAATTGTCATTCACAGACTGAAACCTATGCAGGTAAAAATAAGGGAAAATAATTCCCATAGGGGATTGGTGTAACGGTAGCATACGGCTCTCCAAAAGCCTTGATACGTGTTCGAATCGCGTATTCCCTGCCATAAAAGACCTGTCAGCAACTATTTTATTAAGTATTAGACTGTTAATCTAACCCGCTTTACAAACAGGTCTTGTTTAAGCCCGAGTCGTCTAGGTTGGAAGGCCGGCGCGAATAGATGCGAAGAAGTAGGTTCGATCCCTACCTCGGGCGCATTTAGCGCAGTATTTGAAGATCAAGCCAAACCCCTAAAAATCCTTGTGCCCTGGGTACTTTGACTGCACAACCAGGGAGGTATTTGCCCGAATAACCGAATTGGCATAGGTATCTGGCTAAGAACCAGAGTTTTGGAGGTTCAAATCCTCTTTCGGGTACTTATGGGAATATAGTATAACAGTAGAACAGTAGCTTTGCAAGCTTCAGGCCGGGGAGCGTCACCCCGTATCTCCACAAGGGTACTGCTATCCTAGGAGAAAAACTCCAAGCAGCGGCAGAAGTGTCGATAGATGGGAGACGGATTTAGTAACTATTAAACACGATATTAATAGTGAGGTTGTCGTAATTAAATAAGGAACCACGTGGATTTACCATCAACTTTATTATAGGTTCCAATGCTCGTCGGTCGGGTATGTGTCTGCAAAATCCACGTTAGTGAGTTCGACTCTCACTGGAACCTCATTATGGAGGATATATGATAGGCAATTATAAAGTAATAACATTATGCGGCTCCACAAAGTTCAAGGAGGATTTCGAACGTGTTAATAGAGAACTTACCTTGGCTGGCAACATCGTTATTAGTGTTGGCGCTTTTGGCCACTCTGGCGATAGCTTCACTGATGATTAGAAAGTAATGCTAGATGACATTCATAAGCGTAAAATTGATATGGCTGATGCCATTTATGTAATTAATAAAGGCGGATATGTTGGTGAGAGTACTAAGAGCGAAATTAAATATGCGCTCGAACATGGAAAAGCAGTTATGTTTATGGAGTCAGTATGAGAAAAGGTCGAGGTATTGACCATCATTGGGAAATAAGAAAATATAATTTTGATTTGGCTTTATATGCTCATTGTCGATGTGGATTTGAATACGCCTGTTCGCGCAATAAAAAAATAGAAAATGATTTTATTTTTGAACAAGAAATTGGTTCCTTATATAGCTATTGCCCAAATTGTGGAGCACATAAGAAATAGCATAATAATGTACCAATAATTGTCAATAAATTTCCATGGGAATAATGGCAGGTAAACCAGTAAAGCCCGCTGGCGCCGCCTCGAAAGCGGATGGACCCTTATGGGTTGGGGTGCGAGTCCTCTGCCTGTCGCCACGATGCGCGTGACCTAGCTTGGAGCTAGCCCCGACTGGAAATCGGGCGGTGTTGTAAAAGGCATAAGGTTCGATTCCTTCGCGCGCAGTATTATTATATTGGAGTTGATGCATATGAGAAGTAGAGCTGAACGCCGTAAAAATACATGGGCTAAAATTCATCGAAGAGTAGAGTTAGAGATGGATACTGAAGGAGGATATCGAAAGCCTGTTTTTAAATATATTCATCAATATGCTAAAGATAAACTTCATAATCCTAATAGAATTTTTAAAACGAATAATAAAGGTAAGCATAGATATCGTCCAAAAAATTATGCTCCTTCAAAAAATTGGAGTCCCTCTGATCAAAAAAAATTAGACTCAATTAATGAACAATTAAATGGGGATGATAATTATGAGGAATAAGGCCGAAAAACGGCATAATGATTGGAAAAAAGCCATTCGTAAGCGCAAAATTGTAGAAGAGGTGTATCAGTGGCCAGAAGGATGGTATGATAATCTTCATCAATACTCCAAGAATAAAATATATTGCTCATGTCCTTTGTGTCGAGGGCTAACTAAACATGGTGAAAATAATATTTCTGATAAACGTAAACTTGAAGAAATAAAAGATCAAATGTTTGACAATGAACAAAATTTATGATATAATAATTACAGAAAGAGAGATAAGAGTAGATATAAGAGGCAACAAGATTTGAGCTTGCAAAACATTTGTGAATCATCTCCTTTCTTTTTTCGCGGCGGAAGCCGCATATCCGGGTTTAGCTCAGCTTGGTAGAGCGCGCGGTTCGGGACCGTGAGGTCGAATGGGTTCGAATCCCTCAACTCGGACGTTATAGACGGATACAGCATATTAACTACATAGTGTATGTAAGAAGACCGTCTAGTTTTTAGGCCATTACAGCAATTTTATAATAAAGGTTGAAGAAAATTTTTTGATGTTAAAATTTTTGAGAAGGTTCGATCCCTTCAAATTTAAATGGCCTAGTTTATTTGAATATTCGCGCTTCGGCGCTAATAGATTGCCGCGTTGGGAACCGTTCAGGTGAAAAGCCCTATTTGAAAGAGGCCGAGTAGTATCCGCAACTCTTCCGCGGCGTTTTTTCATTGGAGGAAATATGTATACATTAGAGGATAGAACGCAAGTAGATGGTATCATTGACAAAATACAAATGCCAAATGGAAAAGTATATGCACTTCAATGTAAATTGATTGAAGCACATCCAATTACTTGTCCTAAATGCGGTAGTACGTTTGAATTAGCATTTGGGCACGGTAGGTGCGATTTTTGTGGTACGTATTTTACTACTGAATTTAAGATTACTGAAGTTTAATATGACACTATGGCCGAGTTGGTAAGGCATCTGATTGCTAATCAGAAGTCACTTGTAAAAGGGTGCCGAGGTTCGAATCCTCGTAGTGTCGCTTATTGGAGGAATTATGAACGATATGAGAGAAAATATGCTAGAGAAAATATGTATATTTATTGCCAACTATCCTACACTAGATTCATTTTTTAGTCATTTTAAATGGTATAATCAAACTCACGATTTACTTTTACGATTGTGGGAAGATGAATGTTAATTTGGGAGAATAAGAAATGAAACTATATACCTCATATTGGGCGCAAGTACGTCACTTCCCTACTAATCTCGTCGGACTTTCCACATGTGTGTGGAACCCCAAGTGGCGCCCTATGGGTAAAGACGCGCGCGGAGTAATCTGTGTAGACTGTCCGCCATTCAAGCCCGGGCGCGAATGCGATGGTTTATGTAATGGAAAATGTGATCCTAAGCATCCAGCTGACTGTCTCTTTCTTCAAAACTATAAAAAGCAGCTTGATAAAGTTAGTTTAGTTACCATTCAAGATAGCTTAGGAAAACTTGCCACACAAATCTGCGCGGATGAGCGCCTTCCAGAAGTTGATTTCGCATTCCTCTTCTATGAAACTCCTACGAATCCCTGTAGCGAACGTGTTGTAGTGCAGCAATGGTTTCGAGAGCGTAATATTAAAATTGAAGAATGGCATCCTAATATTTGACTTTTAGGTAATTTTCTGGTATAATAGTTATACAGAAAGGGGAGATGAGAATGTATACGTACCATCCTAAATCTTGGAGTCAGCAAGCGAGAGAAATGTGTGACTTAGAAGTTTGGTCAGTTAATAATGGTTGGCAGACTATTAAGGGTGCAATGCGATTTTTTTCAATGTCTTATCGTCATCCTTTGATTCGCAATCGCGCGGCTAAACGCTTTGGTCGTATGCTGCGAGCAGGTAAAGTCCATAACAATCTTACTACTTATTATGAGCACTTTCCGGAGGAGCAAAAATAATGATATTTAAGTATCGTGTTAATTGGTATGAAGAGTATACTGACACAGAAAAGGTAGAAGAGGGATTGGTCTGGGCCGATTCATACGGCCAAGCCGCAAATAATGTAATCGCAGATTACGGAAAAGACCTTGTTATTGATATGTATCTAAAACAAATTGTTATGAATACAGATGATGTACATTGTATTTCTTATGATGAAATTATTCACGCTTTCGAGCATGATTAATTATATGCGCTTGATGGGTGCGGCGCAATAAAAATATGTAACCATCTCTCGTAAGTAGGGGATATGAAATGTGAATCCGGCTATACGAGATGAATCCTAAAGCCCATGGCTCTAACGGACTATGCGTGAATGGGGAACTGTCAAAATATCGAAGTTTAATTCTTACCAGCCTTCTTCGAGGCACAATAACCCTAAAAAGAGCCTGAAACGCTAGGTATTTCGAGTACGCGGCCAGCTCGTTAAATCGGCCTCAGAGGTACCGGTCACTCTGCTAATAACGACCGTGTATCATAGGTGTGATGGCGGCGGCACCTAAAATCGCCACCGTACGGCGCCAGTGGGATAATGCGCTTTCGCGCAAAAGTTGCCCCTTAAGACTGGCAATTCATAATCGGCGGTAAGTAAAATTACCGCCTATTTTTTATTTGACTTTTTTTAAAAATTATAGTATAATTTTTATGAAAGGAAGGGAAAGGGTAAAATGAAAGTAAAGCGTGAAGAAGCCTTTAGTGGTATTATTAGACCAAATAAGCCGAAAGTAATTCCATGCGAGTGTCCTTATTGCAACGCAATTTTTTTACTTCATATAGATGTAATTCCTAGTACAAATAGAACTGGGCCCTGCCCTAATTGTAATAGAGAATATTCATGGGACCTTTATAGAATTAGTCCTATTAAATATAAATTTATGCGTTATTGGCGCATGAGAGATGGAGAAGCGTAATGGAAAATTACCGAAAAAATATACGAATGAACATAAAGGAGAGATGAAATGATTAGTACATTTAAAAGTCTCTTTGATGAAGATGATAATAATGATTTAATTGAAAAGTGGCAGAAAGAGTGGAAAGAAAATCGAGATTGTTTCGCATGTAAGCGCTGTCTCGACATGTCAGATAAATATAATACACATCATGGATGTGAATATGGCGGCCCGCTACCTAAAGAGCATACTTGTTTATTATGGGAGGATAAAGATGCCTAAACTTTATATTCTTTGTGGACCGAGTGGATGCGGTAAAACTACCTGGGCAGCAAATTTTATTAAAGAGCATCGTGATACTGATGATATTCGTTACGTATCTCGGGATGAAATTCGTTTTGAACTTATCGACCCAAATAAAGAGTATTTTTCGCGCGAAAAAGAAGTCTTTCGGCGCTTTACTGGCTACTTAACTCAGACTCTAGTAGATGGGTTTGATGTAATTGCTGATGCTACTCATCTGAATGAGTTTTCGCGTCGTAAACTTACGCACGCAATTGATATGTACTTTAAAGATTATGAAATTGTTTATGTTAGTTTTAATGTAAATGTAGATGTATGTATTGAACATAATGCTAAGCGTACGGGCAGGGCTAATGTTCCTGAAGCCGTAATTCGTAATATGTGTAAAGATTTTAAAGCACCCTCACTTGATGAAGATGAACGAGCTATTAATATAATGGAGGTGTCATAATAATGGGAGAAATCTGGCTAACTTCAGATTTACATCTGATGCATAGCAAAGATTTTCTTTGGCGCCCACGTGGCTTTGAATCCACAGAAGAAATGTGCGAAGCAATTGTGGAACGATGGAATTCGGTTGTGAGCAACGATGATGTTATTTATAATCTGGGAGACATCACGCTCTCGGATACCGAAGCAGCAATTCCTTATATTCAGCGTTTAAAGGGACATCAGATTTGGCTTAGAGGTAATCATTGTACAGTTAATCGAGTTACTCGTATTCTTGAAACTTGCCCTAATATCTCCCTTCTTGCGGGAATGGAGAGCTCCTATGCCACGGTAATTAAATCTGGAAAGTGGAGTTTTTATCTCTCGCACTATCCGACACTTACTTGCAATCATGAAGAATGGCGCCGAGTAGCGAATTTGTGTGGCCATTCTCATACTCAGGATAAATGGGCCGATTGGGACAAAATGTGCTATCATGTAGAGATGGATGCACATAATTGTTATCCTGTGAACTTAGAACAAATTAAAGAAGACATTAGAAATAAAAGGATAGAGGAAAGAAATGGTAATTATTTGACTTTTTCTTAAAATTGGATTATAATAATTATGTTAGAAGACAAAAGATGCTTAATTGGTAGCCCCTGTTTCGAGTGTATAGAATCATGCGGCTATCATCAATCCCACAACCGTGACAACGGTCAAGATGAAAAGGAGAATGAAAATGAACGAATTTCTAAAGGCAATGAAGAAGGAAACCAACTATACTCGTACTGAGAACGGTGCTATTACCCATAAGTCTACTCTAAACAAAGTGCTAGACATGTTTGCTATGGGTGGCTCTATGCGTAATCGTTCTGACGAGGACGTAATTAATATGTTTAAGTCAGCGTATGAAGAGGATGCTACTCTGGCGCTGAAATGTCTGTTCTATCTGCGTGACGTACGCGGCGGCGCAGGTGAACGTAGATTTTTCCGCGTCTGTCTAAAGTGGCTAGCTCAGCACTTTCCGGAGGAAGCAGAACATCTGATTCCTTCTGTTCCTACCTATGGGCGTTATGATGACCTTTATGTGCTTGAAAACACTCCTTGCGAGGAGATGCTGTTCCAGTATTTGCACAATATGGTTTTCCATAATGATGACCATCTTGTATATAAGTGGCTTAAGAGTGAGAACTGCTCTTCTAAAGAGTCTAAGCGCATTGCGCTAAAGACTCGTCAGACTTTTGGTATGACTTCTCGTGAGTATCGTAAGATGCTTACAGAGGGCCGTAAGGCTTGCCACTTGGTTGAAACTCTAATGAGTCAGAACCAGTGGGACCAGATTGCCTTTGATAAGCTCCCTTCTCGCGCAGGGCTTCTTTACAAGAATGCCTTTATGCGCCGTGAAGAAACCAAAGAGCGCTATGCTGCATTTATGTCTGACACTAAGACTAAGGTAAATGCTAATGTCCTGAACCCCGTAGAAATTGCACACCAGATTCTAAATGCACGGTGGAATAAGCCTTCTAGTACGGAGCGCCAGGCTTGGCAGAAATATTGGGATAATCTAAAGGATTATTACCATGGGCGCGAAGAGCCCGGAATTGCCGTGGTCGATGTAAGCGGCAGTATGACTGGTACTCCTATGGAAGCCGCGGTTTCTATGGGCGCTTATATTGCAGAACGCGGCAAGGGACCGTTCCATAACCACTTTATTACTTTCAGCGCCCGTCCGCAGCTCGTAGAGTTTGAAGGTGTTGATATTTATGACAAGTTTACTCGTGCTATTGATGCCGATTGGGGAATGAATACCAACCTTGAAGCGGTGTTTGATATGCTGCTGGAAACTGGCCTGCGTAATCATGTGCCCAATGCTGAAATGCCCAAGACGATTTATATCTTTAGTGATATGGAATTCGATAGGGGTTTGACTTGCGATGTAAGCCGTATCCGTACGATGAATCGCTCGCAGATTGATACTCTTATCGAGAGAAAAATGCGGGAATGGAAGTCTTATGGCTATACTGCTCCTCGCGTTATTTTCTGGAACCTTGACGCCCGCCAGAATAACATTCCTGCAATTGGCCCTGGTTTCTCCTATTGCAGCGGCTTCTCTATGAGTGCGCTTGAAGGTGTGCTTTCTGGGAAGGATGGAATCGAAATGATGCTGGATGTACTAGAAAGCGAGCGCTATGCGCCAATTTCTAGTATTAGATAAATTCAATCTTCTTAAAGTCAAGCAATCAAATGCTTGACTTTTTTTCTATTTTCTGATATAATATATAAAGAAAGGGAGTGACATGATGAGTATTCTTACTGATGTTTATGCACATCATATGAAAGTAAAAGAACAGGGATATGAGCCTGTTTTTACAGTGCTAATTGGCTCGCAGAATTATAAATTAAATAATGCAAATAGCGATGTTGATACATTTACCTTTATTCTTCCTAGCGCCGAAGATTTAGCGTTCGCACGCGAACCTAAGAGCGGGGAGTTTGAAGTAGAAGATGGCAAATGTATGTATAAAGACATTCGTCTTGCGCTTAATCTTCTCAAAAAGACTTCTCCCAATAGCGTTGAATGCTTTGTGGGCAAGTATCGTTATTATGAGCCCACTTATGCGTCAATTGTAAAGAAGTACCTAGAAGACCAGTTTTGCCTGAATTATATGGCTCATTGTAATTATGGCCATATGCTATACGCGATGGCTGGTATGGCACATCAGCTTTCTAAGCGCAATATGCCCGCTGGGAAGCGCTTTTCTCACGCTCTGCGGCTATATAGTATGATGGATGTTTTTACAGAAAGTCTTGATGTCACTCATTTACTTGAGCTTTTGCCGCGAGATTATGAGGAAGCGTATAATGCTAAACGTGACCAGAGCGATACTTTGGAAAATTATTATAATGCGCAATGCGACATTATTGCTAATCTATTAGATAAACGAAAAGAAGAGTTTGAACTCAGCGAGTTCAAAGCAAATGTACAAGAAAAAGGTTTAAAGCTCATCGAGGACTTTCAAAAAGAACTCATGCAGTTTTACCTTAAATATATTCTATAAGAGGAGATAAAATGAAACTAGATATTAAAGCGGGCAAACGAGTACTTTATAAGGTAAATAACCAGTGGGTACCAGGAACATTAGCAGAAGGTGTAGGACAATTGGATGAAAAAGGCTTACACTTGCCAATTACAGAAACAAACGGAAATCTTATTACTAAAGAGATTAACGAATTATTTCTTGACGCTGTTCCTATGAATGAGTCATGGAAAGACTATAGTGATATCTTTATGACAAAAGATGAATACGGCGATTTTATAGAAAGTGAAGACTTTATTAAAGATGTCGAAATAGCCTATGTTTCTGATGGCGAATATTATTACTATAAAGTAAATAAGTTTACCCGCAACTGGCTAGAAAAGCAGCCATTTGATTATATTGTGAGGTTAGATTAAATGCGGTATCCGAAACTAACATTTAAAAAAATGTTTGGACATTGGAATACTATTAGAACCCATCGTAAGTGGGTTCATTATTACTGCCGCCTAGCAGGTATAAGGTGGAGAGGCTGGAAGCATGACCTATCAAAGTATTCTCCTACCGAATTCTTTGAGTCAGCGCGCTTCTGGACAGGTACACATTCTCCCATTACTGAGGCCAAGCGGCAACAGGGTTATTCACGTGCGTGGTTACATCATCGCGGCCGAAATCCACATCATTGGGCATATTGGGCTGATAATTTTAGTGAAGGTATGATTGTACACGATATGCCTAAAAATGATTTTGTAGAAATGGTATGCGACTTTCTTGCGGCCGGGCGCACTTATTCGGGCGATGCGTTTTCTTATAGCAATGAATATAAATGGTGGCTTCACGAACGTGACCACGGTTCGCGCGCTATGCCTGCGCGCAATAAGCATATGCTAGATATAATTTTTTCCGATTTACAGTACGCGGAAAATCACTATCTCGATGGGTGTCCAACCAGTCTTGTCACTATGACGCCCGAGCAGCTTATTAAATCTAAATATATACAGGCTATTTGGAGTACAAATTAATGACATTTGAACATAAGATAATCGCGCCCGAGGATATACCTCAGATTTATATACAAGGAACAGCGCTTGTCAAAACTGGTAATCCATTAGCAGAGCAGCTACGCTGTTGTTACATTCTAAAAGACGAAGAAAAAATTATCCATATTCAAACGCTGTTTGATTTCCTTGATACGCATATTGCGCCAGACAAATTTGAAAAATTAGTTCTCAGTCAGATGGTTTCTTAATCATTTGACTTTTTTTAAATTTATGGTATAATTTTTATAGAAAGGGGAGAGAAGAGTGGCAGTAGCGAAGTCTTATGAATCATATGAAATTCAGGGAGAGCCTTTTGAAGAGAATAAACGGAACTATGTATATGTACTGACACCTAAGGGCGCAAAAAAGGTGCGCTGGTATTCTGATGCAGAATACCGCAAGATGTATCCCAATACTCCTATTAAAGATGGTTTTAACGCACGTTATGCTTTTGGCTTTCGTGAAGGTGGCTTCATTACCCTTTATAAGGGCGATGAAAACGTTATCCGCGATTGGGCGCAAGCTACTTATCCGCCTAAGGCTTGGTATAATGAAATTTTTCATTTTTATACTCCCGCGCATTTGCCTGTGGAAAATGTACCAGATGGAGTCACTCCGATTGTCCTTAAATGGGAGGATATATGTGTCAATGAGACGCAAATAAAGCCGTATGGAGAAGTAGAAACCTATGTCTCAAATCTTATTCGCCCTCGCGCTAATACTACTAGTACCTTCCAAGGCACCGAAAACGAATGGCTCCAAAAGAAAGTTACTATTCGAGAGAATATCGCGCGCGAAAGCCAATATGGTGAAAAGCATACGCATTATATGGTGGATTCCGAAGGCAATACGTATATTTGGGAAACAGGCGCCCAAAATTTTGAAGTTGGTATGGAAATTAACTTAAAGATGAAAGTAAAAGCACACAAGGAAATTAAAGGAGAATGCTGTACTATTGTATGGTACTGCAAACTATGGAAATGATAGTACTAAATAGACGATGGGGTGGCCTTCTGGCGCGATGCCCCAATTGCTATGCGATTTTAGGATATGGGCCAAATGATGTGTCTAAAGGACAAAATGTGACCTGTCCGCAATGCGGCTTTAACCTTTGGGTACCGCTAAATATAGAGTATGATGGAATAGTAAAAGAAAGCGAGGAGAAAAAAAATGACACTGTGGTTTGAAAACAGTCGTGGTTATATACGGCAAATCGCACACTGCGATACGTGGGCAGATGTATACCGGTCTATTGATGACTTTATTGATCAAGCTAACGCGGCAAAAAGCCCTGGCACGACTAGATTTAAGTCATACTATAAGCGCATTTGGGAAGACGAAGAAAAAGGGATGACTAAGATAGACGTGGGCAGTTGGAGCGAGTTCTTCTATATTTCAAAGGAGTGAATGTTGATGATTACATCCGCGGCAGTTCGTATTTTTGATAAGCGACAAAATAAAGAAATCATTTTGCCCGTACACCGCCATTGCGATGCCTTTTATATTCTAAAAGAACTTGGGTATATGAAGGATGATTTTATTTCCACTCAAGAAGATCAAGGGTTTCTTGATGAAAGTGATCATTTTTATACTAGAGTACAGGCTAAACGATTAGCTATAGCTAGCGGGCAGATTAAAGATACTGAGTGCTCCGCCTTATTTTCGGAGGATTTGTGGTAATGAGTAATGAATTTAAAGATTGGCTTGAAGATGAAATAGGCGACGTTGTACTTGAATCAGGCGCAATGGATAGAATTGAAGAAATACCGAATCCATCTTTTATAAAAACTTATGTTCACGGATGGAAAAATGGGCAAAGAGTCACATTAATGGTTTGGTTCGATAATGCACTGGGTGAATGGAAGATTGAACATAGGGAGACAGATAAATGAAGAAAATTATAATTATCCTATTATGTATCATAATGTGTATTATGCTTTCTGGATGCACCTCAATAAATACTTCCGCTAAATCTACCTCGGATGAAGATTACGGTATGGGTATGATTATTATGCCGGATGGCTCAATTATTAAAGGAAAATGTAGTGATTTTTGCCGCATTTCAGGTAACTGGCTGGTAATTACAATTGATGGTGTAACGTATGCTGCCAGTGATTGGCGTATTGTAAGATGGAAATAAAGTAATTGACATTTTCTAAATTTATGATATAATTATTATGTAAGAAAGAGAAAGGATGATTTAAATGCTGAATAAGAATCAAGAACGTGAACTTGCCTATGTAGTCCTGATTGATGGTATTGAACCAATTCCTGGCTATGACCGTGTAGAACACGCTATCGTTGGTGGTTGGCGCGTAATTGTACAGAAAGATCAGTTTAAGGTCGGCGATCCTGCTATTTATTTCGAAATTGATTCTCGTGTCCCCTCTGATAAGGAGTGCTTTGCTTTTCTGGAAAAGCGTAACTACAAAGTTAAGACTTTGAAGATGTGCAAAACTATTTCTCAGGGTTTGCTTATGCATCCGTCTGATTTTGGTTGGACTACTGAAAATAGTGCTATGGATGATCATTCCGTAATTATTGATGATGAAGGCAAACCTCATTATGTAACTGATGAATCTCGCTTCCTGACTAAGAAACTGGGAGTAACTTATGCAGATGATGAGGATAATGCCCGTAAGGCCGCGCCGGTAGATAAGTATAAGAAAATGGCGCAGCGTCATGCTTCTCTGTTTAAAAAGCCTTGGGCGCGTTGGATGATGCGTCGTGAGTGGGGCCGTAAGATTATGTTTTTCTTCTTTGGGAAGAAGAAAGATAAGAAGAATGGATGGCCTTCTTGGGTTTCCAAGACTGATGAAGAACGTGTACAGAATATGCCTTGGATCCTGGAAGATTCTGGTGACTGGGTAGCTACTGAGAAGATTGATGGTACTAGCACTACTTTCACTATGAAACGCGGTAAGTTCGGTAAAAAGAATTTCTATGTATGTTCACGTAATGTTTGTTTTGGCGAAGAAAATAAGCCCTGTTACTATGATACCAACGTATATTGGGAAATGGCAAAGAAATATAATATTTTTAGCGTACTTTCCGAGATGCTTAAAAAGTATCCGCAAGAAGAATGGATCACTATTCAGGGTGAAACCTATGGTGATGGGGTGCAGCGGCGTGACTATTCTCTAACCGAACATGATTTTGCCGCCTTTAATCTAATTTTTTCTTCTAAGGGCCGTGTCGGTACTCTAGAGATGTCAAAGATTCTTGCAGAATACAACGTGCCTTGTGTACCTGTACTTGAAGCTTGTATGAAAATTAATCAGTTTGAAAATGTAGATGCTATCCTTGCATATGCTGATGGCAACTCTGTAAAGGACGGAAAGCCGCGCGAAGGAATTGTATTCCGCTCTACTGATGGTACTAAGTCTTTTAAGGCGGTAAGCAACAGCTTCTTGCTGAAGTATCATGGATAAGGAGCAAATGATGAACAAATGTGATAAATGCCCTTTCTTTAAAGACCAATTTGGCAATTTTGTGATGTGCATAAAAACATCACGCTTTATAGATTGGGAATATTGGAATAATGTAGAACCAGAAGATTGTCCTTTAAAGGAGAATATTGAGGAGGAAGAAAATGAGTAAAGAAGCACTAATTATGAAGTATCAAGCTCGTATTAATTTGCTAAATGCGCGCGACCCCGAGGGTAATCGGGGTATTGTACATAAACTCCAGCGAAAAATTCGGAGACTGGAGCAAGAATGAGTTGGGTAATTTTTTGTTGCCTTGTAACTTTATCCTTATGGATAATTATTGAAGCTAACTCTAAAGAAATTAATCGTGGACTTATTACCGCAGATGCGCTATTAATTCTTATAGGAGTTCTAGGTATATATTTTCATTGGGTTGAGTAATTCAACCCTCTTTTTTATTTGACTTTTTTCTAAAATTATTCTATAATTTTTATAGAAAAGGAGTGATAGTATGGATAGATTATATGTATTAGATATGCCTGCATTGACGAATTTTGAAGCCGATGGAAAAATTATTGAATATATCTGTGATCATTTTCACAAGCACAATTGTGATCAAGTAGTACGTACGGATAATCTATCAAAATATGGTAAAACTTCAGGCATATTGAAAGTAATTCCAATTTCTAGTGTAGAGCATACTAGAAAATGGTTAAATACAAACTATCATACTTCACTTAAACCTATTGAATTACCTGAAGTATTAATGAAATATTCTCCTGGATATCAAAAACTTACCGGTGAAGAACTATTAAAATTAGGGTATGACAATGATAAATATTTTATCAAGCGTATTGATAAAATGAAAAGTTGGGTTAGTTTAATGAATCCATATATAAGCGCGAGACCTCATATTAGTAAGAATGGATTATATGCTATCAGCCCTTTACATTCCATTCTAGCTGAATATCGACTTTTTGTATATTATAATGAAGTATTGGGATGCCAGTGCTATAGCGGGAATCCTATAAGCTTTCCAAATAAAGAAATAATTTATAATATGATTTATGAATATTCATTTACTACTGCGCCAAAGGCTTATACGTTAGATGTAATGGTTACGACAGAAACTACAATTCCATTAGAAGTACATCCATTTGTAGCCTGTGGATTATATGGATTTCAAAATATTAAACTCTTAGATATGTGGGAAAAAGGTTTGGATTGGTATATTAAGAAAGAGGAAAGATAAAATGCACGACATATTTTGTTTTACTGATGTACATGGCTATTATAATTTATATAAGGCTGCAATAGATTACTGCTATAAACAAGATCCGGAAGGTCTTATTTTGTATCTTGGCGATGCATGTGACCGTGGGCCTGATGGATATAAAATAATGCGCGAGCTTTTGGAGAATCCGCAAATTGTTTATTTGAAAGGTAATCATGAAGATATGTTTGTCGCGGCTGCGCGCTTTATTTTGAATGACTATCATGGGCCGATGGATGAGCAAGTTATTAAAAATTACCTTTATTCTTTAGCTATAAAGGATAACTGCGTATCTCAGATTATCAACTGCATCTATAATGGCGGCTTTCCTACGTTAGCGGCTTGGATGGCCGCGGGAATGCCTAATGATTTCGTAAGCCAAATTGATAAGCTACCGCTTACTTTTAGCACAGATACAATCGACTTTTGCCATGCAGGTACAATTCCTAAAGTCTTTAATCGGGTCGCAGAAGATGAGTATAATGGTGATATCCCAGATAGAGAAGATGCTGAACTCCTTCTATGGGATAGAAATATGCTCGGATATGGATGGGCGCCAAATCGTATATGTGTATATGGGCATACTCCAACACCGCACTTACCCGCAAAGTATTATGGGAAAGATAAAAGTTTAAGTAAAGCACATCCATGCAAATATGTCGGGAATTTAGATGAAAGACTTACAGGCGCGAAAATTGATATGGATGTGGGGACTGCCAATACTAATAGGTTGTATGTATTGAATTGCTTAACATTGGAAGCACAAGGATTTGTATATAATGAAAAAAATAATAGAGTGGAAGAAATTGAAGTAATTCAACTGTAATTTTAAGACTTACTATTAAGGAGAACCTATCGAAAGATAGGTTTATTTTTATATAGATAGGAGGTTACCATGGCTAGAAAAAAGTCCCCTAAATATAAAAATAATATTAGTACGAATCATAATATAAAAGGTACCGGATACGCCTTTGAAGACTTTTTCACAGAATAGGCTGTATAGCCTGGTGCCCGTTTCTTTTACTTTGTGTCTCTAGGAAAAGGATATAATGGGCCCAATGCAAAGCAATATGCTACACGGGCAATGAGAGCTCTTAGTTCTGCTCATCAAGATACTACTTTTGATGCCTAGCAGCAAGACTATATGGAAACGTTAAAAAGTATACTATAGGTAATTGAAGGCTTCCAACAATATGAGGCTGCAAATGAGTATGCGATCTTTCAGCAAAAACTTGAACCATTATTAGAACTTGCTCCAGACTTATATCAAGAATTTTCTGATACGTTTAAAGATGGGAAAATAGATTATATACGTTTCATGGCTTTATTAAAGATTCTCAATCAAGATATAAAGACTGTACAGCATGAACTATTAGACTTATAGGCTCACGCGAAGGATTTTAATGATAAGTACCAAGAAGCATTAGATGCTGCTGCACGAGTTGCAGAAACTAACAAATATACCGGCCCCGTTGATAAATACACTCTAAGCTTACAAACACGTGTGGAACGCGTGGAAGAAGCGCGTGAAAATGTTGCAAAGTCTATGAGTGATATGGAAGAATTACTTTCTAATGGCTTATAGCGTATTCGACTTATAAAAAAAAGAACCAAACAAGACCAGTTAGATATGAAACAAATAGAAGCTATAGTGCAAAAAATGATTACACTAGGTGAGTCTAAATACGATTATGAAGATATACGCAAAGAAGCAAAACTTGCTGATAAAAATGCTTATATGTTTTAGTTTATTGGAGAACTATAGCGACAAGCAAAAGCTTCTGATAAAACTTTTCAAGCATACCTTACTTAGCTTAATCAAGAATTAGAACCTTTAGATGTATAGGAAGATTCGGCCAATGATATAAGAACGGACGCTACTAAGTAGTTGGTAGATAGCTTAAAAGCATGTTTTGAATATTCAGACCTTTTAGAATAGCAATACTAGTCAATTGAAAAAATATTTAACAGTGCCAAGAAGATAAACACAAGTAAAGGAAATTGGAAAGCTGGCGCGCAATATAGTGGATTAACTAAAGCACGCCGCTCTGCAATTTTGCGAGCTATTTCTCGAATGCCGGGCGTGAATGTAGACAACTTACACAGCTTGGAAGAACTGGAAAGCAGAACTGGCCTAAATACTACTAAAGAAGATCGTTTTGACATCAGACGAAAAAAAGACTTTGATACTTACCTGGCATTATTACGTAAGACAGTCCCAGAATATAAAAATCTTTCAACAACTAATTTAATAAACAAATTAGAGGAGCTCGTTAAATCTAGCGATTCAGCAACAAAAAAGCAAATCATTACTATAACTTCTGAAACAGGCGGAGCACTAGATTTAGCTAAAATAATGCAAGCGCTTACAACACGATTAGGACAGTAGAATTTTAGAGAAGACTGGATTACAGTTGGAACCGCTACATATACAACTTACGATGACGAGAATGAAGATAACACTTTATTAGATGAAGATATTACAAGACTTCAAAAAATGTCTGCTGAACTTTTAGCTCAAAGAAAAACCAACTTATATAAAAATATCCGTCAAATCAACAGAAAGGAAGGACGTTCTAATAATGAATATGATGTAAATGCTACTTTACGAGCATCCCAATAGGAAGATTAGAAAATTGCAGAAGAGCTAATGCAAAAATATCAAATTAATGATATGCAAAAGCTTCATGATATGCTACAAAATCTATTCATAATAGAAGGCTCAGAAAAATTTGCTACTACATTCAATGCTGCTGAATTCGGTTTTTCTGGCGGCAGCCTTGGTGCAGGAATTGAAGAACAAGTAAAGAATATAAATAATATGCTTGAGCTTGGTGGTATTACACCTTTAGATTATAATTTTTTAATTAATGCGATTATGAATGCTGGTCCTGGCATGTTAGGATATAATTAGAAAGATAAATTAGAAACCTATCTAAGTTCTATCGCGGCAGTATGTATGTTTTCTTCTGGCGCATAGTCGTTAAAAGATTATGCTGAAAGTGTAAAATAGGCTGCAAGTTAGATTGAAGGTATTGGCTCAATGAGCACTACTAAAATACATATTTTTTCACTTGGGAAACTTTATGTTCCTTTATCCTATATATTACACTTAATATATATAGGATTAGAAAAGTGTGTAAATACATTAGGTACGGCCGTATTAGACGGTAACGCAGGTGCAAAAGTAACTATTTTTAATCCAGTCAATGAAGCTACTGATAAGGTAAGTAAAAAATATAAATCGCCACATCGTGGACGCGAATATTACATTGGAGACTGGTATGCTACTGCTGAATAGGGTTTACCTAAAGTTACGCTTAATATGGCTATTTTAGGAAGTTACTTAGATGTTCTAGAAGACATAAATAAGATTTTAGCTAATGTCTTCTGACATATATAAAAATCCACCGGAGGTGAGACCCAACAATGCAAGCTACACAACTTGAACAAATATTAGATTGGCTTGTACATAATTTTATCCAAGTCCTTCTAATATTCTCAATTTTCATTCAGATCACACCTGTTAAATGGAACCCTATTTCATCTTTCTTTAAATGGATAAGTAAATTACTCACAGGCGATTTAACCGATAAGATGAATGATGTTTCTGATCGAGTAGAAGAAATATAGGGTGACGTTAATGCGAATGAAAAAGACCGTATTCGCTGGGAAATTTTAGCATTTGCAAACTCGTGCCGCAATGGAGTTAATCATTCTCATGATGAATTTAAGCATATTGCCGACCTACACGATAAATATGTTAGACTGCTAAAACGCACTGGCGATTCTAATGGAGTATTCGACTTAGAATATCAATGGATTGAATCATTGTATAAGCAGCGTTTAGAGAAGAACGACTTTCTTAAATAATTGACTTTTCATTTAATTTATTGTATAATAAATTAAAAAGAGGAGCAAATAAATGATTCAAGAAAAACGTAGTAACGAACAAATTCCAGTCATGGAGATTTATACAGATGGGTCATGTAAAAGTCTCGCCAAAGTGCGATTTGGCGGCTGGAGCTTTATAGCACTGCGCGGTGGAGAGTTCTTATACCGAGTATCTGGCTGCGAACAAGAAACCACTAATCAACGTATGGAATTATTAGCAATACGTAATGCTTTGAGATACGCGCAGCAGAATCGGCAACCGAACGAACGAGTATGTATTTATAGCGACTCAGCCTATGCAATTAATTGCTATAAGCAAGAATGGTATAGTAAATGGCAAGTAAATGGCTGGGTTAATTCAAGTAATGAGCCTGTGGCTAACGCCGATCTATGGATGGAAATTATTCCCTATTTTGATAACTTTTGGTATTCTTTTATAAAAGTCAAAGGGCATGATAAAAATTTTTGGAATAATGAATGCGATAGACTAGCTCAGGCAGAGGCTCAAACATTAAAAGATAATTTTCGAGGACTACAAAATGGATGAGATTTATGAGGTTGAACGTGACCAATATGCAGGCTTAATAGGCGAAATGAAAACCGATTGCTTCCATATGGATACGGCTTATCAAGAAAATGCAACTGTTATTACTTTAACGAGTAAGGCAACTGGTAAGCTAATTACTAAGCGAGTTATTGATACAGAAGGAAATGAAACCTATTATATTTACGACTTGCCAGAAAACAATGAGAGACTCGCGCCAAAAAAGATACGCAAATATGAACTTCAAACAAAGGAAGAAGTTCAAGCCTTTTTTGATATCTTAAATAAAATTCAAAAAGGAGAAAAAAATGATTGAAATTTTTTAGAATATTAGTGATGAGTTGAGAGCAGAAGCAAAAACCGCGTGGGAACTCGCGCAAACTATGAATTTTATAGATGCTGCCAAGTTCCTCTCTGCTTATACTCAATTTAAACATTCGGCAGAAGAGCAAGACTTCTTGCGCTTTTATTTTAATCTATAGATGGAGAGTAAAAAGGATGAATAAAGTTATTATTATCTCTGGTAAAAGCGGCGCCGGTAAGGATATGCTCGCGCACTTTATGAAAGAAAAGTTAGAATCCTGTGGAAAAAGAGTCCTAACTATTCATTATGGAGACGCCGTAAAATGGGTATTGCGCGATTTTTATAACTGGGACGGTCAGAAAGATGAACACGGCCGCACACTTTTACAGCATATTGGCACAGATGTTGTGCGCGCGAAGTATCCGAATTTCTGGACTGGTATTGTCGCTGGATTGGTTTCAGCACTTGATGAAGACTTTGATGTAGCTTTGATTCCCGATGCACGCTTTCCTAATGAAATAGAAATTGTTATGGATATGGTACCAAATTCTGTTTGCGTAAGAATTGAGCGTAAAAACCCAAATGGTTCACCGTGGATTAATCCTGCTTTTACCTCTGAGCAATTAGCACATCCAAGTGAAACTTCGCTTGATAAATATGTATTTGATTATATTGTACATAATGATGATGGTTTGCAGGAATTAAAAGAAAGTGCAATCGCGCTATTGGAAGATTTACAGCTAGTAGAAAAGGAGAAAGAAAATGACTGATTTGGAGTGGTTCTCTCTTGGTATTCAGAAATATTGGGCACCAACCGCTACTACAACGAAAGAAGTACGCCAGATGAAACTTGAGGCCGCGGCCGCGAGTGGACAGTATATTTGGAGCCAGAAATATGATGGCAACTTCCTACGTGGTATTATTACACCAGAACGTACTGCCCTACAAACACGGGGTATTAGTACCGTAACTAAGACTTATGGTGAAGTACAAGATAAAGTACTGTTCTGGGATGATGTATGTAAGGCTTTCCAAAATGGAACGACTGTTCTACTAGGGGAAGGTTATATTCCCGGTGGAGTAGATGCCACGGTGGGGTCGGTTCTGAGATGTTTGGCGCCAAAGGCACTTGCGCGCCAAAAGGAGCAACCAGTAGAATGGCGCATTTTTGATGTTTTGGCCCTAGACGGTACTAGTTTCCTAGATAAGCCCATTGAAGAACGAGTCAAGTACATTGATGATGTCGTAACTCGCATTAATAACCCGCTAGTTAAGGCAATCAAATTCTACGAAATGGACGAGACTTTCTTTGATAAGGTTGCTGATATAATCGGGCACGGTGGCGAAGGAGCTGTGTGCTACAAGAAGGGAGTATTATATACTCCTGGTAAACGAAGTTCTGCTTGGACCACTATCAAAGTAAAACAGGAAATTACTTCTGAAGTTGATGCTATTATCACTGGCGTTGTTCCTGGCGAAAAGATGTATCAAGGTGATGATATCGGGCACTGGGAGCTATGGGAAAATAGTAGAACCGGAGAGCTAGTATATGGAGAATACTTCGGTGAATACCAGAATGGTGGTCCTTATCTACCGGTGACAAAAAATTATTGGAATAAATGGCCCGCAGCTATTCAAGTGGGTGTTTATAATAAAGAAGGAAACATTATTCCTTTGTGTAAGGTAAGCGGCCTAACTGAGGATTTTAAGACACAACTACGTGATAACCTAGTTGAGTGGATTGGCGTACCAGTAACAATTACAGGAATGATGGTTTCAGAACGACGCGCAAATTCTCATGGAGAAGGGATTTCAATCCGCCATCCAATCTTACGCTCAGTAAGAAAGGATGATCTCAATCCAGAGGACTGCACGCTCGATAAAATTTTAAACTAAGCACACTTAAAGTGTTGCTGAGGAGGACTTATGGACTTAGAAGAACTATTTGGCGAAGTGGAGAAGTTTGGTTTTGACCCCATTACCTACCAGTATTTTCATCAGTTGCTCGATAAACGCACTATCATTTTAAATGATTATGTGACTGATGCAACCGTAGAAAAAGTATATCTTCCAATGAAAGAATTCGAGGAAGATAGCTCAACCGAACCAGTAACTTTAATTCTCAATTCTGGCGGCGGTAGCGTAACGAATGGGCTCTACCTCGCGCAATACATTTCTATGTATTCTAAACCCCTTAATATTATTGTACCAGGTATGGCCGCTAGTATGGCAGGTATTATACTTGCTGGCGGCGGAAAAAATAAACATGTAACACGTTATGGTTTCTCTGCGTCTTATGTGCTACTTCATGATGGTTATGTCGCATTAGATGCTAGTGAAGCCAGAACTGCGGATGACATTATGGAATTTAATAAGGGCGTGGATGCAGATATCCGCGACTTTATTATTGCCAATACAAACATTACCCCAGAAGTATATGACAGCCACGCTCGTAAACAATGGTTTATTAAGGGACAGGAATTGAAAGAACTGAATCTGATAGACCATATTTATGGAGTTGATGACTAATGATTTAGCACTGGGCAGATACTTCTGCAATTTTACATTGGAATTTAAATGAAACGAAAGTGGCTATTAGTCCATTAACACTATAGGAATTAGAACATATTAAATCTAATGAACGTGAGACTCAAGAAATAAAGTACCTCGCGCGCGAAGCCATTCGCAAAATTATTAATACTGATGCATTTATTCCTGTGCTAGTAGACAATAACAAGATTGATAAACTATTAAAAAAATATAATTTTTTAAGTAATATTAATGACCACCGTATTCTTCTTGCGGCGGAAATTACTGCAAGAGAGCAAGGCAAGGATATTATCTTTCTAACAAGCGATGCTGCTCAATATACTTTTGCACTACAAATGCCGCATTTACTTGCCGCATATTGTGATAGTAAATATGAAGCAAAAGAAGAATGGAATGGCTGGTCTAAGTGTTATCCTAATGAAGAAGAAATGGCAATGCTTTATACTGACCCAAAAATGAATATTCTAAAATGTAGGACGAATGAGTTTGCAGAAATATATGAAGGTTCTACATTAAAAGATATATTATTTTGGACTGGGCAGGAGTATCGGCGCTTGAAGTATAAAGATATTCATAATAATTTTTTAGGCAAAACAATTAGCCCGCTTAACCTAGAACAGAAAATGGCCTTTGACCTATTACAAAATCCTAACATTCCAGTTAAACTCCTATCTGGTGTACCTGGCGGCGGAAAGGACTTTTTAATGTTCCTTCACGCGTGGGATTTAGTTTTACGCGGCGAGAAAGATAAGATTATCTTTGTTCGTAATCTTGTACCTTTTAAAGATGCACCTGAAATTGGATTTCTAGAAGGGTCACTTCAAAAGAAAATTGAATGGGGCCTTGGTCCAATTGCAAGTATCCTTGGTGAAGAAGGATTACAAATGGCAGAGCAACAAGGACAAATTGAAGCTGTTAATCTAGGTTTTATACGCGGAATGAGTTGGGATAATGTAATTTTGTATGTATCTGAAGGACAGAACATTACCGGTGGCGGCTACAAATTATTAATTAGCCGTTGTGGGAAAGGTTCTGAGCTTTGGATTAATGGAGATACTTATCAAACCGACGGAAAAAAATTTGAATCTAATAATGGACTAGAACGTATGTTAACTGCACTTGCTGGCGATGAGCAATTTGGTACGGTAAAGTTGTTAAAAACTGAACGTAGTAAGGTAGCTGAGTTGGCTAGTAGAATTTAATATTGGGACGCATTTTGCGTCCCTCTTTTTTTATTTGACTTTTTCTCAAATTCATGATATAATAAAAGAAAAATGGGAGGCAAAAATATGGAAAATCTATATGACCAGCTAATTGATGAATACTTCAAGCGCCATCCAGATGCAGGACTTGCGTGGTGGATGCTACCAGTAGAAGAGCAGCCCGATGGGTTTAAGCAAGAGATGTATGATATTATGTGGGATTTGACGCATAAGGAGAATGAATAAAATGAAAATTTATTTAGCAGGCCCTATTTTTACTTATGGCGATCTACTTCGTAATACCGAATGGGCGAAAAAAATTCGTGACGCAATTCCAGAAGTAGACTTGTATTCTCCTGTGGAAAATACTGATATCAATGGAGTTGAAGGAAAAAAGAAGTTTGCAGGCTCACAAGAAATCGCAAATGGAGACAACATTCGGCTAAATAAAACCGATATTCTCATCGCTTGTATTGACGGTGACGTGCTCCCAAGCGGAACTTGTGCGGAAATTGGTAAGTTCCATGAGAAGATTGAGCGCGGCGACCATAAGTATATTGTTGGTATCTGTACAGATAACAGACAAATGTATTTAACACATAGTGAAGCAAAGGACAGGGGTGGCGCCGCCTCATTGGGAGAACAGCAATACAGTTATCAAAATTTATATGTAACTGGACTTATCAAACAGGGCGGTATTCTTGTATCTAATATAGAAGATGCAATCGCATTCGTGAAAGAGAAAGAGCATGAATTTATTGAAAATACAGAAGAATCTGTATCAGATTGGAGGTAATTTATGAAAACAACAGATAAAGTTTAGGTTGGCAATTCAACTACTGGTAAAACTGCAACTATTAATACAAGTGATAATTATTATACAATCCCACCTCACTATTAGAGTGAAAAGGGATGGGAATGTCCACGTTGCGGGAAAATCAATGCGCCTTGGGTAAGACAATGCGATTGCTCTAGAAATGATAAATGGGATAAATGGGATATTACTTGGACCAAAGATGATTATTGTACAAAGCCCTGGTGGTATGATTATAAAGTTACTTGTAATGGGACTTCAGTATAGACACAAATTGATTCAGATACCTTTAAAATTCATCCGGAATCTACTGTATTTCAAGTTGGCGGTAGCGATTATAAAGTAGGAGATACTTACGTAAATGTAAGCGGAACACAATCTAATAAAGTTAACCCAAATTCAGTAACTACTGCTTGGAATAATATAACTACTAAAACTATTCATACAGGAAAAACAAATTATAAGGGGTAATTTATATGCTTTATAACATTAACGACAAACTTCCAACTAAACGGCTAATTGTAGCCGCACTTCAGCAGGTTGTAGCTTGCTTTGTTGCTACAGTACTTATTCCACAGATTTGTGGAGTACCAATCGCACCCGCAATGTTGGGCGCGGCCCTAGGCACCCTATTATATCAGCTAATTACCCGTGGCCAGAGCCCGATGTTTATTAGTTCTTCCGGCGCATTTGTTGCCGCAGTAATGGGTGCCTTGGCACTTGGAGCCACCCCAAACTACTTAGCAGTATTTATTGGCGGTCTAATTGTATGTGCAATTTACTTCGCGGTTGGACTGGCAATTAATCATTTTGGTACGGCTTGGATTAATAAGCTATTGCCGCCAGTTGTAATTGGGCCAATTGTAGCAGTTATTGGCCTTAACCTAGCGACATTCCTACCAACTTACTTTCAAATCAATGGCCAATATAGCTTAATTGGATTTGGACTAGGAATGCTAACGTTACTTATTACAGCACTAATTTCGCACTATGGAAAAGGCTTTATTAAGAATCTGCCTTTTCTAGTAGCAATTCTAATTGTATATGCTTTCGCCGCAATCCTTACTGTATGTGGAATTAAGATAATTGACTTTAGCGTATTTAAAGATGTAAGACTATTCCAGATGCCGGATTTTGCCTTTACACATTTCGGCAGTTGGGATTGGAGCTATCTACCCCAAATTCTCTTACTATTCCTGCCGCTAAGTTTGGTTACAATTTGTGAGCATACATCAGACCATAAGGCTTTAAGCACTGTTATTGGAACTGATTTAACCCAGAAACCCGGTCTTGGATATACACTGATGGGTGATGGCGCCGCAACGGCATTAGGCACTTTTATTGGCGCAATGCCTAACACTTCTTACGGTGAGAGTGTTGGTACGACAGGATTTAGTAAGATTTGCTCTAAGTATGTTATTACTTTAGCGGCAGTTATTATGGGCGTTGCCGCATTTATTGGCCCCTTGCAGGCTTTCCTTGTAAGTATTCCAAGTGCTATTTTTGGTGGTTGCGCCGCCATTCTCTATGGATACATTACTTTGAGCGGTATTCGTACTATTAAAGATAATAATATTGATTTGAATAATAATAAGAATGTTACTATTATTGCCGCAGTTTTGACGCTTGGCGTTAGTGGGGCGGTATGTAATTTTGGAGTTGTAAGCATTGGAACCACAGCATTAGCAATGATTGTGGGTATTATATTGAATCTAACTCTTAAAGAAACAATACCGCCAATGCGTGGTCTTCGCGCAAAAGCGCATCCTATTGATGACTATTGTGAAATACCAGAAGACATAGTTATTAAGGTTACTAAGCAGGAGAATAAGAATGTATAAAACAAAAGAAGAAGTAGAGAAAGCTTGGCCGCTCGGCACAGTAGTAAGTGAAGAACCAATTTATCAACGTTTTTATTGCGCGGATTCGCTTACTTTAGACAAGCTAAAGAAGTGGTTTGTAGGCGCAGAAGTAAGGCAGACCTCTCCGCATCATGCTACTGTAACACGTATAGTTCCAACTATAATTGAAGGATACTTGTATAATGGAGACGAATGGGCGCCAATGACTAAGGATAGCATGGGATGGTCCATTTATGTACCAGATGAATTTTAATTTTTGGGGAGCTCAAAATTGAGCTCCTCTTATTTGACATTTTTATAATTTATGGTATAATTATTATAGAAAGAGAGAAAGGAAGTAAGAAAATGGTACGCGGAATTGCTATTGAGGATAATGCTAAAAGTGGTATGACCCCGTGTAAAGGAAAAACCGGTATGATTGATTATTCTTTTACTCACAAAACTGGTAATGTTATGTTTTATCCAGATGATGGTATTCCTTATCGTTGTGTTTTGAAAAAAGAATATGTAAAAAAGGAAGGAGAATAAAAATGGGTCTTGATATAAACATCTATCGTGCGCGCAATCATAAAGTTTTTAGTAATGAAGATTGGTACAACTCAGATGCAGTAACCGAAGTCTATTATGCCCGTAAATTTTGGACTCTTATCGAACAGGCATCATTTCTTAATGTAAATGACGATTGCGGCGAGTTCATCGAACTTTCGCGCGAAAATGTAGAGGAACTCATTAATATCGCAACCCATAATGCAGACTATTTTGATGGATTTACAACTGTCCCCAAGCTCTGCGAAATTCTTCGGCATTTTGATGAAGATGAAGAAGAAGGATATAATTATTATATGGAGTTTGATTACTGATTGGAGGAAGTAAAATGACTTTTATGGATTGTGTAACAGATTTCCCGCGTATTCACACGCTAGTTGGCTCTTATGAAACTGAGCAATCTTTTAGCGTACCTAGCGGCCATAATGTAGATAATATTGAACAATGGGACGATAACCCCTTTTGGGAAGATAATTCTTGCTATTCATTTGTAGAATTCGAGCCAGCCAATAAGCGTTTTGTAGTTTGGACATTTGGATTTTTTAGAGTGCGCGGCTATATTAATGAAACAGATGATTTTGATGAATTTTATCCAGCCGTTTACTCAGAAGATTTTGGATGGGAACCAATTGATTCTTTTTATTCAGATACAATTTTGGTGCCAGATGGTGAACTTGCAGTAACATTGGGATGGCCGCTAGAAGATTTGCTAGATGATAAGTGGCGGCGCGAGCAGGCTGCATATATGTTTGACCACGAAAAATATTTGAATGGGCTGATTTTTACAAGCCCAGAGGCAATTAAAAAATTTGTTAATGAAGGGAAGCATTTGATGTAATTATAAGGTTATATTATGACATGTTCTATGAAGGATATGTCATATTTCTTTTATTTTAATATATGTCTTTAAGGCAGGTGAGAAAATTGACACGAGATATTATAAAGCAATATGAATTATTTGTATATAATAAAGGATGGACGCAAACTGAGGCGGCCAATCACATTGGATGCAGCTAGGAACATTTAAGTCGTATTTTTAAAGGAACTAAAAATCCATCGGTAAAATTACTAGATAAAATGGAAGAAATTATGGAGAGTGATAAGAATGTTAAATAATAATGGCGGAATATATGGTATATATTATAATAATGAATTATTATATGTTGGTAAAACTAATCAACCTTTTCAGACGCGATTTTCTTAGCATAAAATAGAAATTAAATCTAATTAGATTCATACTCAATTTTATAATTATTGCCGTTAGAAGAATATATCTATAAATGATTTAATATTGATACCATTATTTGAATGTAATGATTGCCCTTTATCTAATGAATAGCTTGAATGCCTAGAAACTAATTATATAAATAAGTATAAGCCACTTTGTAATGAAAGGAAAATTAATAAAAATGATACAATCATACAAATAAATAAAGGAACTTTTCCATAGTTAAACGAAACCCAACAAGAATGGCTTTTATATTATTATAATAATTTAAGTAAGGCATCTTTTGGTGTATTATTAAGTTTTCTTATGTTTGACGGCATTAGCACAGATAATTATGATAAAGAATTAATACAAACTAAGCTTAAAATAAAGAAAACTGCTTTTTATGACGCAATTAAAGATATTAAATAGCTATAGGAGGCAAATAAATGACAAAATTACAAAGCGAAGGCTACCGAGTATATACTCGTTGGATAGCCTTACAGCTTCGGCGCGAAGGCTTTAAAATTATAGGTACTGATATAAATGAATATAATCCAGAATTTAAAGTATGGATATTTGAGGACTCGCCAGAGTTTCAAGAAGCTTTCCGCCGCATATCGCAATCTAAGCGATAAGGAGGAACCTAAATGGCAAATGTAAAATTAACTAGTTCAGACTATAGTCTGAATAAGAATCAAAAAGTATTTCGAGTGAAGAAGGTGCGCGAAAAGCAGCGTAGCAGTGATGTACGTATATCTGATTTATTTAAAGAAGATTTATTTTACGCTAGCCGCGAATTAAGCGAAAAGGGCTTTAAACTTTATATTTATCTTATTTCTAATCAAGATGGCTATGTAGGCGGCTTAAGCAAGGTAGACGTAGTAGCAAAAACCGGCATCAGTGACTCTTCTTATAATCGCGCAGTAAACGAACTCATTGAAAAAGGATTTCTCATATTTATGCACGAAAATGTAACTGATAAAGATGGATTAAGTTGTCCTCTTTATGATTTTATCGCGCGCCCAGACCTATAGTCAATTTGACATAGGAGAAAAAATTCTATGTCAATTTGACTTGAACCTATAGTCAAATTGAATAGAGGGGTATAGTCAAATTGACATAGAGTTTAAGTCAAATTGACTATAGGGGTATAGTCAAATTGAATAGAGAAATATAAATACTATAAATAAATATAAATACTATAAAAAATAAAAACGCGCCTTGGCGCAAGGAGGAATAAAATGAAAACACTAAATGTAAAAGTAGCAACCCGTTTCGTAGATGGTGATACCCCAGATTATCAGCGCGTTTGGAGTGACGAGGACTCGCGCATTAAATACAGCGTTTCCAATCTATGGGACTGTCCAGAAGATGCCTGTATCCATCGTGACCTTGTAAGCGCATATGAATGGCTTGAAGCAGTCCAGCTTGGTATGACGCTCGCACGCGAAGGTTATGATGAAATTAACATTGAAGATATTGAATGGTAGTATGAAAATTAATATTTGACACTATCTCAAATTTATAGTATAATATACTTATGAAAGGGGAGATGAAAATGAGTAGAACGATTTTGTACACTATAAACAGTACGGGTGCTGTGGTTCCTTTCAGAAAGTCTTATCGCAAGGTGCGATATAGGAAGTATATGAGTAGATGGCATAATGCGGACGTCTTTCATAAGAATAGGAGATAAAATGACTGATAAAGAAAAAGTTATTAAGGGACTAGAATGTTGTAAGTGGAGCCGCCAGAATGTTCAACCCGAGAAGAATAAATGTAACGAGTGCCCTTACAAAGAGCGGAACGTCATGAATGCTTATACTGTTTGGCAGTCATGTACGAATGTGTTAGCGGGAGAGGCTCTTGCCCTTTTGAAAAATCAAGAGCGAAGAATCAACGGACTTGAAGAGAAACTCAGACTGATGGAATATGGCGATCAGGACATTTTGCAAAGCATTATGATGCCAGCGACATAAAGGAGAGATAAAAATGTGTGATTATTGCCGCAAATTCACCCAAGCCGCGCAAAAGATACGCGAAGGACAGGATGTAAATGTTGGATATGAGGGTGAAGCCTTTATAGATTTCTTCAATAATCTTATTGTCCATTTAGACGGCTGTTATAGTGGAAATCAAAGTATCGAAGTTTCTCTTCCTATTAAATATTGCCCTTGGTGCGGTGATGAATTAAAAAAGAATTATCCTTATAAGAAAGGTAAACTGGAATAAAATGGGAACAATCTGAACAAATGTTCTCACGCGCGATGGAGAGCAGAATGACAATGAAAGATATAGAAACGCTTATCGGAGACTTGCAGGAGGATTACGATCTTCTAACATACGACAAAGAACAAGAGTCAGCAGAAACTACGAAAATTGCAAATGACCTCGCTATGGTTATCGCTCTGCTAAAAGAGCAGAAAGCCATTGAGCCAATTTATAATAAAGAAAAATATGAAGATTATCTCCCACACTGTGGGAACTGTGAGAAAGTGCTTCCAAATAGAGCGGTATATGGGAAAATCAACTTTTGCTACTATTGCGGAAAGGCAGTGAAGTGGAGTGAATAATCTATTAATGTGGATTTTAGCTTTTTGGCTTACATTGGGTAGTTTTGTAGGCGGTTTTTTACAAATCATGATTGCATCTTGTGATGATAAACTATCTTTTAAAACAGCTTTTTGGTATGTGTCGATATTTTATGAAAACAATAAAGACCGACTTAATTCTGCTGGATTAACGATAGCTATTGTTGCAATATCATTATTACTTTTACCAGGTTATATTTTGATATTTTCCGTAGTGTGCTTGCATAAAGTGTTTGACAAATTATGGAAAGTATATAAATACATTTTTAGAAAAAATAGAAGTAAGGCGGCGAAATGAAAATGCGCGAACTTATATATCGTGATGACTGCGACCTCAATGCACCATCCCTCGACCGCGATGAAATGCTATGGGATTTGATTTATGAAATGGGAATGCCCGACTCAGAAGAAGTGTTTAATTTTGCAAAAGCGGTAATGGACCGCGCGCAAGCAGTTATTGACACCGCGCCAACCATTATCACTGATGAAGTAATGGCATATAAATGCCCGGAATGTAAGGTAATCAGCATTCTCTATGACCCCGAAAATGAACTTTGGTGCCCGAATTGTGGTATAAGGAGGCATTAATGGAAATTCTTGAAACTATTCCAATATATACATCTCCAATTTGGCCAGTAATAATAGCGCTAATTGGTTTAAGTTTATTTATTATAGGTGTGGCAATAATAAAAGATACAGATTATGCTGGAATTATTATATTCATAATTGGATTAATTATGCTTGTTGTCGGCTTTACGTTTATGTTTATACTTGATAATACTGAATATAGCCACGATGAGTATATTATAAAAATAGATAATATATCTACAAAAGAATTCATTGAACGTTATGATGTTACCAAGCGTTTTGAATATTCTGATGTAGTTCAGGTAAAGGAGATTGAAAATGAATGAAAGTAATTGCGCGGCCAGTTGGAACTGGTAAGACAAAAGAACTTATGGATGCGGTACTTGACGCCGATGGAATCCTACTTACTACAAATAAGCGTGCTCTGATTGCAAAGGCACAAGCATATGGATTCGACTCACTTGATATTGTAGATTGGGCCGACTTGCTCTATGGCAACTATGATAACTCTAAGCCGCTATTTGTAAATAAGCTAGATGACACTATGGCGGAATATTTTAAGAAAGACTTTGGACTTACTCTATGTGGTTATAGCGTAGCGACGGAGGAATAATATGTTTCGTATTGGCATTATATGTAAGGATGAAGCTTAGGTAGCTGAGATTACAGAATTAATGTGCCGTAAAGCAGCACTGCATCGCCGCACGAAAGGCTTCACAGAATTTATTTCTGACTTATTATAGCTTGTAATTATAACACACCATAGAGTGCGCGGTTATAGATTTGACTTATGTTTTTATGATGAAGAAATAGACAATGAGCTATTTCAAACGGTAGTACGGCCAAGTTGCCGTGGATGTGCGAGACCGTTAGAAGAACTGAAATGGAGGTTATAATATGTATTATGACTATCGAAAAGCATTAATTCAAGATATTAAGGATTACGTGTGGGCCAATGATTTGCAGCCCGAAGAAGGGATGTCACGAGACGGTTATATTGACTACTTAACCGAGGAGCTATGGGATAAGGATGAAGTAACTGGTAATGGCTTCAATTACTATGATACTGAAGAAAAATGTGAAGAATATATATGCCATAATCTAAAACTATTCTTTGAAGCACTATCTGAGTGGGGCATGAACTTAAGTGACTTGCCGCCTACTCTTTATGAAGAGCCTGCGCGTTATATGGATTCTACCATTAGATGCTACCTTTTAAATGAATGTATATCTGAAATTTTTAGTAGAAACGAGGAAAATAATGCCACTAAAGCTTAAAGTATCGGTGACTTATACTTGGGAGGAAACGATACACCCCGAAGAATACGAAGCAGAAGGTATTACCAACGTAAAAGGATACTATGAGTATAATGGCGCCTATAATGACCGCATTCATAAACTTGATAGTCGCGCGGAAAATTGCTTACCAGATGGCTATAAGTGCTCTGTGGATGTAAAATGGGAGGAATAAAATGTTTTATCTTGCTGGGCCATGTGATACAGAACATCGTACTTTTATGACTCAAATTGCTAAATACCTGCGCGAAAAGGGCGCCGAAATTTACTGTCCTTGGGAACTGAAAATTGAGAATGCCTGGGATTATAGTCAGGAAGATTGGGCACGTCTCGTCTTTGAAGCTGATATTGCCGCAATAAATGCGTGTGAAGCCATTATTATGATTAGCGAAGGGCGCAAAAGTACTGCTGGAGTAAACTGGGAGAACGGATATGCTTACGCAATTGGTAAGCCAGTACATATTATTCAAATTACAGAAGAACCAACTTCTCTAATGACGTACTGCGGCTGTACCAGTTTCATTAATATCCCTAAGGGACAAGGCAATCTTACTAGCGCGCTAAGATGGATATTGGAACATCCGACGGAAGAAAATCATAATAAATGTAGGACGGTGTTGACATAATGGAAGAAACAGTACAAGTCGCTAAATATTGTTATACTTGTGTGCATAGAACAGTATGTAAATATACTGAAACTCTTAAGCAGTATGAAGTTAAAATTGGTACTACTACAGATTGGCGAGCCACCCCAATAAGGATTAAATGTAGTGAAAAATTGGAGATTCCATATGCTAGTAAAAGAGCTAATTGAAGAATTACAAAAATGGCCGCAAGATATGCCGGTTGCTACAATGCAAGATATTGGTCCAAATGCGGCTTTAGACCCTCATTGGATTAAGGTGTCTAAGAAAACTTGGACGCAAGGAAATTGGCCCTATGATAAGCCAGATTTTGATTATATAGATTTGGAGTAATAATATGGAAGAAGGATATGTTGGACAATTTCGCGGTATTCCAGTAATCGTTAAGCCCGATGCTGAAATTACTGAAATTGTTTTGCCAGAAAGTTTAGCCACTCATATCTTACAGTTACAAAATGATAAAATAAAACATTTACAAAAAGAATTAAAATCAATTTTTCCTAACTGGTCTAACGAATAAGAAGTCAATTAAATAATTGACTTCTTTTTTAAATTATGATATAATATATTGTAAGAAAGAAAGAGGTGAGAAAATGGCATATAATGCAGACTCAATACAGGTACGGGATTTTCGTACTGCGGCGAGATCAACTCCCGGTATGTATATTGGAGCAGACGGACAAGATGCGATGTTTAACTGCTTCTTGGAAATACTAAATAATGCCTGTGATGAAGCGATTATGGGCCGCGGCAATGAAATCACAGTAGAAGTTAATGATAATGACATTAAAGTCACCGATAAAGGTGCGGGAGTGCCACATGGAAAAAATAAAGATACAGAAGAAGTACTCATCGAAATATATACTTCTGCTCATTCTTCTGGCAAATTTGATTCGACTAACTATAAAAGAGTTCGTGGTATGCACGGTATTGGGTCAAGTACAGTGTGCGTTTGCTCGGAAATCTTTGAAGTCTGGACACGTAGAGACGGAGCAGAATGGAACATTGTATTCAAAGACGGCATACCACAATCTTCTACTGCGAACAGAATACGAGCTACAAAAGAAACAGGTACGACAGTGTATTTTAAGCCTGATAAGACCATATTCCATTTAAGTGAAGATACTCCTTCATTTGATAAAGAGCGCATTAGGAAAGAACTACAATTAACTAGTTACTTTATTCCCAATGTTACTTTTATATATAGAGCGGATGGAAAAGAAGAGAAATTTCTATCTAAGAATGGATTAAAAGATTTTGCCGCAAACAATATTACCAAGCCGCTTCATAAACAATATATTTATAGCGCCAAGACTTTTGATGGAGATATTGATATTGAAGTTTTCGCGCAGTGGACTGCTGGGCGTGAAAAGTGCTACGTATTTTCTAATGGTGCTTTGAATAGTGGCGGTGGTACGCCTGTGAGCGGGATGAAAACAGCTTTTACTCGTACTATAAATGACTTGTCAAAAGAATCATTCGATGGCGATATGATTCGTAAAGGGCTTGTTACTATTATCAATATTAAGCACCCACATCCTGTTTATCAGAATCAGGTTAAGGATAAGATTCAAAATCAGGAATTGCGCGGTTATACGCAGACCGTGTTTACGGAAGCTATCAAAGACTGGGCATCTAAGAATAGAGAAGATTTTGATAAAATCGTTGGGCTTTTAACTAAGGAAGCCCGCGCTGATGCCGCCGCGGAAAAAGCTCGTAATGCAATCCTTAATATGGAGAAAAAAGAAACCGAACAGCGCAAGCGTAAGGTTACTTCCTCTGATAAATTTAAGGATTGTGAAAAGCACGGTCAGGATTCAATGCTTATCATATGCGAAGGTAATTCTGCATTAGGTGGCCTAATGCCTGCGCGCGATGTAAAAACTGAAGCATTGTACGCAGTACGCGGAAAGGTTAAGAACCTAATGAAGCATCCGCTTGATGAATGTTTGGCAAATCAGGAAGTATCTGATATCATCATGGCACTTGGGTGCGGCATTCAGGACCGATATAATAGTAAGAAACTTAACTATGGAAAAGTCGCAATTGCAGTCGATGCTGACGTAGACGGCTACAATATTATGTGTCTTATCACTACGCTCTTCTATGTCCTAATGCCAAAATTCATTGAGGAAGGACGACTTGGATGGCTGCGCGCGCCCCTTTATAGATTGAGCAAAGGAAATCAGCACGTTTATGCTTATGATGAGGATGAGCTTGCTGAGTTAAGAAAAACTCGGTCTGGGTGGGAGCAATCCCGTTTTAAGGGCCTCGGGGAGTGCACATCAGAGGATATGGAAGGTTCAATGTTGCACCCGACAAATCGGCGTTTGGAAATTCTAACTATAAGTGATGCCGAAGCTGCGGCTGAATCGCTACAAATGCTGATGGGTACGGAAGTTGAGGGACGCCGGGATTTCTTGTTTGATAATGTGGATTTTAATATTTTGAATAATTAAAGGAGAATATAAATGGCACATAAACGTGGAGATTATAGTGATTTTATTATTGGAGAAATTTATCCTGGTACGCTTATACGAATTGAAAGTGAACCATTTATTATTATTGATCCATCTGGAACACGCCGCCCAAGTATAAAATATGCTTGTACCGCTTGTAATAGTGGTATTTTATATGATGGGCGTATTGATCGTATTCGTAGTGGTCGTACATGTAGATGTCCTGAATGCGGGAGAAAAAGTAGGCGCCCTGAAGGATACACAAAAGATACTTGGAAATATCAAAAACGAACCGCAGAAGAAATTAATCTAAATAATCTTACTGGTAAGCATATTGGGGAAATTCGTGGTGACTGGTTTATAAATGCAGTTGATTATACTACAGATATAGCACATGGTCATACTTATTATAAAGTTATTAATATTAAAACAGGGAAAATTAAATCCTCTCGTTTAGATAGTTTACCGCACAATATAGATAATACTTATACAAATGCCAGTATTATTGCTAAAAATATAGCAGAAATTAATAAAGGCCAACGCTCTTTAGGAGAGCAGGCAGTTGAAAAATGGTTGCTTGAACATAATATAAAATTTAATATTGAAGATACTTTTGAAGATTTAAAAGGTATCAATGATGGTTATCTACGCTTTGATTTTAAAATTTTGAATAAACCTGTTTTAATTGAATTTCAAGGAATACAGCATTATCAGCCTGTAGATTTTTTTGGCGGTGAAGAGCAATTTAAAATTCAAAAAATACATGATACGCTTAAAAGAAATTACTGCAAGGCTCATAATCTAAGATTGATTGAAATTCCATATAATTATAAAAATCTTGATGAATATTTGACTGATATTTAAATTTATGTTATAATAAATAAAAAGAAAGGAGTGAGGAAATGATTAAGCAAGTAGATTTTCAGCAAACAATTGAAGATGCATTTCTAAAGTACGGTAGTAGTATTGCTCAAGAAAGGGCATTACCGGATGTACGAGACTTTTTAAAGATAGGATTGCGTCAAGGATTGTACGCTCAATTTACAAATAAACTTACTCATAAAGATAAATTCCAGAAGGCTCAAAAAAGCGTAGCCGCGGCAATGAGCCAGAGCTACGTTCACGGTAGGTAAGATGACAAAAAATTATTTTTTTCGGAAGAAAATGTTATATATTTTGTTCATCTAACCCACTATAATAGTGGAGGCGATGAATATGAAAAAGAAATCACAAAATATTCTAAATGCAGCAAAATATGCAGTTGAGCATCCAGAACAAAGTATTACTTAGATATCTAAAATGTTTGGCGTAGATAGAAATGCGGTAAGTAAAACTATGCCAGAAATTGATTATTATACTATATTTAAAGATGATGGTTACTGTTATGGCTTTGATGATAATGAATTGGCAATGATTGATTATTATTTAAGTCATCCTCATATTAAATATTTAGAATTACAAAGAATGTTTAATTCTACTACAATAAGTAGAACATTTAAAAATTGGTTAAATATTTTAGGAGAAGAATATAAACCGCATTATAAATATAGTAATAATTAGAATGCTTTTTCCAAGATTGAAACAGAAGAAGATGCATATTGGTTAGGATTTATTACAGCGGATGGATATATCAATGAAACTAATGGATGGCTAAATATCAATTTAGGAGAAATTGATTTAGAACATTTAAAAAAGTTTTTACGATATATGCAATTTACTGAAGAAGAAATCCCATAGGTAATTAAACAGCATACGGGTGGGGCATATACGCAAGATAACATCGTTTACTCTGTTACCATCTGCGGAAGACAGTTAATTAACAATTTGAAACAATATAGACTGTTTCAAGGAAAAAGCGGTAAAGAAATTCCTTATCAATGTTCTTCAACTGCATTGGAAATTGCGTATATTCGCGGATTATTAGATGGAGATGGATATATTCGTAGCACACAATATGGTGTAGGATTAGTTGGATCTCAAGAAATATTAACTTATGTAAGAAATTTTTTGGGACAACAACTACACTGGGAAAACTATTTTGAGAAATATATTCATCCACATGGGATAATTTATAAGTTTGCTGTTGGCGGAAAGAATATTTCACAAGATATATTACATTTATTATATGATGATAGTCATATCTATCTGGACCGAAAATATAATTTATATATGCAATATTGCCGTGACTAAATCGCGGAATTAAGCGGGAAAGCTTAACTGCTAATCCGAACCGAAGGCTATACATAGTATAGTCAGGGGCAACGCATAGAGAGTGAAAAGATATAATCTCTCCACGAGGCCGCGACGCGTAATAACGTGAAAAGATATGCTAAACTGAACTAGAAAAGACTAGTTGATGAAAATGAGAGAAATCTCCAGAGGTTTAGATAAAAAGCTAAACGATAATAACATTTGGATGTAGCAATGTATGACGCGCTCATACGTGCGGCACGGCCTTGGTCAAGTCGCTACCCACTCGAAGATGTACAAGGCAGCTACGGCAACCCGTCATCTCCAGATAGTCATGCGGCCGCCCGTTATGTTGAAATGAAAGCGGGTGAAGTTGCAGACTTTATGTTTGATGGCCTTAAGAAAAATGCTATTACAGAATGGTATGATAACTATGATAGTACTGAGCAGATTCCATCCGTATTTCCTTCAATCGGATATTGGAATATTGTAAATGGCTGTCAAGGTATCGCAGTTGCTATGGCTACTTCTGTACCACAGTTTAATCTTAAAGAAGTAAATAATGCCCTTATTAAGATTATTCAGAATCCAGAAGTCACATATGATGATATTTATTGTGCACCTGATTTCGCAACTGGCGGTACTATTACTAATGCCGCGGAAGTCAAAGAAAGTCTAAGAGTAGGTAAAGGAAAATCTATTCGTTTGCGCGCAAATATTAAGTTCGTGCCTAAGGAAAATATGCTTCAAGCTATCGAACTTCCATATGGTGTGTTTACCAATACAGTAATGGACCAGCTTGCGGCTTTGGTTAATGATAATCCAGAATATGGTATTGATAAAGTTATAGACCATACCAAGAAGGAAGCAGATATTCGTATCTATCTTTCTAAGGGACAAAACCCTGATAAGATGATTGCTAAACTTTATCATGATACTTCGCTAGAAAATCATTATTCTATCAATATGATTTTGCTAGACCGTGGGCGTTTCCCGAAAGTATTTGGATGGCGCGAAGCATGTGATGCTTATATTGCACACATTAGACAGTGCAAGCATAATATGATTCAATTTGATTTGGATAAAGCACTCGCGCGCGAAAATATCCTGAATGGATTACTAATTGCGCTTGCTGATATTGATAATGTGGTTGCTATCATTAAAGGTAGTGATAGTCCAGCAGAAGCTAAGAAAGCTCTGATAGCTAAATATCAATTCAATGAACCTCAGGTTGATGCAATTCTAGATATGAAGCTATCGCGCTTGTGCCGATTAGACGGTATTAAAATAAATGAAGAACTGGCAGAAATTACTAGATTTATTGGGTCGTGTAACCACCTATTAAATGAACCTACCGCTTTAGATGAAAAATTAATTGAAATACTAAATCTAGTATCTCAAAAATTTGGCGACGCTCGTAGAACCAAGATTGAGAATATTTTGGGCGATGAGGAAGAGCCTGAGGAAATCAAAGAGGAAGATGTAATCGTTTTTAAAAATGGAAGTTCCATTAAGGTAATTAAGAAGGAAGTAAGTAGAGGAAAACGTGGAGAAGCGTTATATACAACTAATCTTGGCTCTTTGATTCTATTTACCTCTGGCGGGAAAATGTATAGTGAATCGCTTAGTAAAATTAAGTATGATAAGGATACAAAGCTTGCAGATATATTCCCAATTGGCGCAGAAACACCACTTCTTCTAATTGATTCTCGTACTTTTAATGCGTTCCAATCAGCTACTTGTGTAACTAAACACGGCTTTATCAAGAAAAGTCATATTGCAGAATATTTAACTCGTACAAAGAAGGGTACGGCCGCAATTAAACTGGAAGAAGGCGATTCACTCATATCAGTAATCCTAAGTAGCGATGATGATGATGATAGAGTAGTAGTTATTGGAAATAATGATTACTATAATTGTTATCCTCTTTCCGAACTAAGTTACACTGGGCGCCTTACCAAGGGCGTGAAAGCTATTAAACTAGATACAGATGGATATGTAAAAGAAGCTAAGTGGGTAGGAGATTCTGAATATAAAAATACTGGACGCGCAGTAAAAGGAGTAAAGAATGGATAAGAAATATCTTGAACTGTTTAAAGAACTAACTCGTGCTACAGCTGTATCAGCTGAGCAGGTAATGGAGTATGATCGCGAAAAAGGCGATGATAAGGGAGTAGAAACAGCGCAATCAATGCGTGATGATTTTGAAGCCCTACACGAAAAAATTACTACGAACTTTGATGGTACCCTTACCAAGGGAGATTTCGCCAAGTTACTGGTGGGATGTTATGTAACACTTGGAACACTGCAAAGCCGCATGGATGCGCTTAAAAAGGCTATTGCAGGCTATCAGACTGACCTGATGCCAAAGCTAGATAAGATTCTGAAAGCTGAATCTGATGAAGAGGCAATGCGAATCGCCGATGAAGAGTTTATTATTAAGGACGAATAATATTTGACTTTTAGTCAAATTTATATTATAATATATGTATAGAAAAGGGAAAAACCCGAATAAAAAGGAGAAATGAAAAATGGCGACAGTTAATAGTGAACGTGTATTGAATTATCTAAAGGAACATTATGGTGAAGAACTAACAAAGGCTCAGATTAGTGACGCTCTGGATATTACAATTCCAGCGGTAACTGGTTCTGTTAATGCCCTAATTAAGAAGAAGTATGCAGTTACTACTCGTGAAGAAGTAGTGGAAGATGAACCTGCGACTGAAACTCGTAAGGCGAAGACTCATAAGGTACTATATCATACCCTAACTGAGGCTGGTTTGGCTTATGATCCAGTTGCTGAGGAAGCCAAGAAGGCCGCGAAGGATGAAGCCGCGAAGGCTGCTCGTGCCGCTGAAAGGGCTGCTAAGAAAGCCGCTAAGCAAGCCGCTAAGGAAGCCGCAAAAGAAGCTTAATAGTAAGAAATAAAATAAAAAGGAGAAAGTAAAATGAAAGATATTAATGTACAGGCAACAAATAAGATGAATCTAGTTGGTAAGCTAATGAATGTAGATTTTGGTGAGGGAAAGCTTTCCGATGGGCGCGAATATAAGCGTGCGACCGTCACTATTCGTGTTAATCAGCCCGTAGATGGGAAAGAGGAAATGAGCGAGATTCCAATTGGTTTCTTTGCAACTCCTTATACTAGCACAGGGAAGCAGAATCCAGCTTATAAATCTCTAATAGAACTTCGAGACCTAAAGACCGCACAGAATGTCGGTATTGACGCCGCTGATCAAGTGCGTATTACGAGCGGTGTGCTTTCTGAAAATAATTTTGTCTCTCGTAGCGGTAATCTCATCAATGGATTCCAGATTCGCGGTTCTTTCATCTCTTCCGCGAAGCTAAGTGATATTGCATCATTTACAACTGAAATCTTTATTATGGATATGCACGATGAAGTGGATAAGGAAGGCGATCCAACTGGTCGTCTAATTGTCCGGGGTGGTATCGTACAGTATGGCGGCAAGCTCGATGTTCTAGACTTTGTTGTAGAAGCTCCTGATAAGGTAGAATTTGTTTCCCGTAATTGGGAACCTAATACAACTCAGCTTGTTAAGGGTCGTGTTCGTGTTACTTCGCACGAAGTAAGTACCGGTGGTGGTACCGGTAGTTGGGGTGAAGACCTCCCTGATACTACGACCACCTATGTGCGCGAACTAGTTATTACTGGTGGCGAAGACACCGCAAAGGATGAAGATTTCAGCTACGATCCAGTTGAAATTAAAAAGGCATTCAATCAGCGTAAGGCTATGATTGAGCAGATGCAGATTGATGCTCGGTCTCGCACTAAGAACCAGGGTGGCAGTGGTTCTAATTCTGATGCTAAGAAGTATGAATGGGAGTAAGGCGTAAGCCTTACTTTCCTTTTCTTACTGAAAAGAGGTGAATAAAATGGCAGATATTGATATTTTTAGTTTGGAGCCCTCCAAGATTTCGCGTGACCTTAAAGGCAAGTTCTTGCTGATTTACGGCCAGCCTAAGACTGGTAAGTCCACGTTTGGTAGCCAGCTACCTCGTTCTCTATTCCTTAATTTTGAACAAGGAACTAATGCTCTAGCTGGTATTCGCGCGGTTCCTATTCTACGTTGGACTGATGCTAAGAAAGTTCTTACACAGCTACGCAAACCTCAGGCTAAGGAAATGTATGATAGTATCGTAGTTGATACTGCTTCTATTGCGTGGCAGCTGTGTGAAAAATATATTTGTCAGAGAGAGAATGTAGACAGTATTCGTGATGTACCTTGGGGACAAGGTTGGAATATGCTGAAAACTGAGTTCTCTGAATTCTGGCGTGAGATTACGCTACTTGGTTTTGGAATTCTTTTTATCGCGCATAGTAAGGATAAGCCTACTGAAATGCGTGATGAAGATGGTAATGAAATTACTGCTGTATGTCCAGATCTTCCAAATCAGGCTTATACTATTATTAATTCAATTGTTGATATTATTGGTTATCTACAGGTGCAGATGAATCCTGATGGAACTTCTGAACGTTTTCTATATACACGTTCAACACCGACAGTATTTGCTGGAAGCCGCTATCAGTATCTGGCACCTAAAATTAAATTCGGTTACCAAGAGTTGGTGGATGCGATAGGTGATGCAATTGATGAAGCAGTTGAAAAAGATGGCGCACAGGTAACTGACCATACCGAAATCGCCCAAATTAAGGACAGGCCATTCGGCGAGGTTATGGCTGAAGCCAAAGAAATTTGGATTAAGTATCTTGACCTTGGCGGTGAAGAGAATAAGGATCAGCATCTGATGATTATGAAGGATATTATTAAGAAAGTATTCGGGTCTGAGGACTTTAAGCTAAGTCAGGCGGTACCTTCTCAAAGTAGCTTAGTTGAATACTTTATTGATGAAGTAAAGCAGCTTATGTAATTATAATGTAGTGGTGGAATAGGTAGACACAAATACAAATCCACAGGAATGCAGCAGTAGACGGTTGGCGGGCATGCGAGGGTTGAGACTACGCGCCGAAAAAGCTGTACCAGTCGCAGAGGACATTAAAACTCGGAACCGTGGAGAATAAAGCCCGTATGTAAGGTGCAAATCCTCACCAGCATTTTAGACCCGCAAGGGTCTTTTTTATTTGACATTTTTCGTAATCTATGCTATAATAAAATAAAGAGATAGTATAGGAGTGAAATAGATGAAACTAACAAGACAGTGTAGTGGATGTAAAGAACAATTTAGGAAAACCGAATTGGTAGAGTATACATCCATCACAGGTAAAACTTCAAATTGGTATTGTCCAAAATGTTTAGCGGAGAAGCAGGCGCGCGAACGCTTTTCAAATAAGGTATGCCAAATTTTTGGTATTAAGGCGCCAGGGCCAGTAATCTGGACACAACGTAAACGACTTCAAAATGAGTACGGATATACGGACGATGCAATCATTGATTGCTTAGATTATATTTACAATGTAAAACAGATGAAGAAACTTTCTGATACATTGGGATTGGTAAATCCGCGCAATATGGAAGAAACACGAAAGTGGAAGGAACAAAAACAAGCCGAAGGGGCAAGTATGGCCGCAGCAATTGCAAATACCGAAATGAAGGAATACGTTGTGCCAATTCGTGAAAATAAAACAAAGCGCAAAGAAATTAGTTTGGAAGATGGGCTATTTGACGACTAAGGAGGAATTATATGACGTTATCCGATAATGCGGCTTATCGCAATGTTATCGGTTGCTTAATGTATCAGCCTCAATTACTTTTGGAATATCAGGATATTAATCCAGTAGACTTTGATTATAAGCCCGCACGAATATGTTTTAACGTAATTAAAAAAATGTATGCTGCGGGCGCAATGGAATTATCTGTACTTGAAATAGACCAAGAGATTGAACGTAATGGCGGCGCGGCATTGCAAATATATAAAAGCGAGGGCGGATTAGACTTCGTAAAAAACGCATATGAAACCGCGAGTTTAGGCAACTTTAAAATTTATTATGATAGATTAAAGAAATGCTCACTTTTAAGAAAGTTACAAAGAGCCAATTATGATATTAGTGAATTTTATATTGATGAAAGAAGTACAGTAGATCCAGCAAGAGAACAGCAAGTAATACAGCATTTCAATGAATCATCATTGGAAGATATATTAAATAGTGTAGAGAAGAATTATTCAGAAATTAGAAATGAGTTTCTGAATGGCGGCCGACTTAAAGGTGATCCGGCGGAAGGAATTTTTGAGTTAATTGAAGACTTACGTAAATCGCCAAGTATTGGGCCGAGTTTGGAAGGGAAGATATTTAGCTCAGTATGTCGCGGGGCGCGAGATGGATGTTTTTTCTTAAAAAGTGCAAGTACGAGTGCAGGTAAAACTCGTACAAGTATTTTTGATGCTTGTCATCTCGCATATCCAAAACGTTGGTCGCATACACAACAAGCATTTATTGAAGAGATAGATGCGACTGGCGATCCACGAGAACCTCGTAAAGTTCTGTTTATTGTGACAGAAATGGATAAAGAAGAAGTTCAAACAATTATGTTGGCTTATTTATCTGGGGTGGATGAAGATCATATTTTAACGGGGCATTATGAACTAGGAGAGTTGACAAGAGTAAAATGTGCCGGTAAAATTATGGAAGAATATAGTGGATATTTTTTGATTGAAGAAATTAGCGATCCAAATCTACAAAATGTAGAAGCAACGATTCGTAAGTATGCGACAGTAGATAATGTAAAATATGTATTCTTTGACTATATACATAGTACTGCGAGTATGATTTCTCAATTCACCAGAAATAATATACGCGAGGATGTTATACTGATGATGCTGGCTAATCAGCTGAAACAGCTAGCAAAAGATTATGGTTTATTTATATTTTCAGCAACACAGGTAAATGCGGCTGGAATGAATATGGATGACCTTCCTTTTATGGATGAAAAGACAATTCGTGGGTCTAAGGCTGTGGCAGATAAGGCCGATATGGGATATGGAATGCAACGTATTTCAGATAAGGCGTGGAATTCAGTATTACCAGGGTTGAAAGTAGCTGCACGAGAAGGAGTGATTTCATCAACTATCTTTGATAATAGACCAACACACGTATTGGATATTTATAAGATGCGGCGTGGCCGCTATAAAATGGTTCGTATCTGGACAAGATTACATCTTGGTACCGGAGAACGAGAAGATTTATTTATTACAACTGCGGAAAATCAACCTATTAATGAGCCGATTGATTTGTTTTCGAGTAGCAGTGAACGAGTAATTAAGATATAGGAAGGAGAGTAATAAATGCTCGCCACATTACAAGGCGCGGATGAAGAACTAGAATTATTGGATATTAGTCTTCAAGATATTGTCAATTCTATTACTTTGGAGGATGTACAGAATTTCTTAGAAGGGTTGGGAGTAGAACAGATAGCTATGTATGAAGATAAAGGATACTTGGTCTGCCCAACCATCTGTCATAATCCATTAGAAGAAGCCGAATCTATGAAACTATATTGGTATCAGAATAATAAGATATTCCGATGCTATACAGAATGTAATGAGGCAATGTCAATTTTCACGCTGTATCAAAAATTTATGCACATCAACTATCACAATGTTAGTTTTGAAGAAGCAGTAGATTATGTGAAAAAAAGCATTAAGCATCTTATAGTTACAGGCGCGAAAAAATACCGCTCAGACTTTAATATAGATAAATACAAGTTTGATTCTTCTATTCCGCATCTAACCCAGTATCCTCGAACTATGCTAACTTATTTTCCATCATATCACCATCCTCTTTGGTTAAAGGATGGAATCAAGCCAGAAATTATGGATAAATTTCATATTGGTTTTTCTCTGGCGCAAAATAAAATAACAATTCCACATTTGGATTTAGATGGGAATTTAGTGGGAATTCGCGCGCGAACCTTAGATGAAGAAGAAGCAGAACAATATGGTAAATATCGGCCATTGCAGCTAGGAAACGTATTATACGCACATCCATTACATTTTAATTTATATGGAATATATGAACATCAAAATGCAATTAGAAAGCGTCAAAGTGCCATTATTGTTGAAGGTGAAAAATCTGTTCTTCTAGATGACGGGTATTATGGGCAATGGGCAAATGCGGTAGCGTGTTGCGGCTCAAAAATTAATAAATATCAAATTAACTTGCTAACTAATATTTTGGGCGCGAATGAGATAACAATTGCCTTTGATAAAGAATATACAGATTGGCGCACTGAAAAGGCGCGCGAATATAGAAAAAGAATTGAAGCAGCCTGCCGAAAATATGCAGGCCAAGCAACTTTTTATTATATATGGGATATGGATAACTTACTTGCAGAAAAAGATTCTCCATATGATAAGGGGAAAGAAGTATTTGAGCAACTTTATAAGACTAGAATAAGAGTGAGGTAATAAAATGACGACATTATTTGATATTAATGATGAAATTGAATTAACTATGCGTGGCACCGTTCATTCCTTTAGTATAAGTAATAGCGGTGATTGTTATGTAATTTATTTGAAGAGTGATAAAGAGGATATTCCGGTTTATCTTAATTCTGACTCATTAGTTCTAAGTAATGCTAAGAAAGTGGGTGAAAAAGAATGAAGTATAAGCTAAGAAAGAAATACACGACCGACCCGGAAGGCGCGCTAGAAGATGTTCTTCGTGACCGCGGCGTTCAAGATATTGAGAATTTTATGTATCCAACATCTGCTTGTGAACTTAATCCACATTTATTAAAAAATATTGATGCGGCGGCAGAACGACTACTATATCATTTACGCAAAGGAAGTTCTATTCTTTTCAACGTAGATTGCGATGCTGATGGATTTACAAGCAGCGCAATCTTATGGCTCTATATAAAACATATTTTCCCAAATGCTGATTTGCATTTTACAGTACATAACCATAAACAGCACGGTTTGGATGATAAGATTGAGTGGCTAGAAGACAATCCAGACTATGATTTAATACTATGCCCAGATTCAAGCAGTTATGATAAAGATGAACATCGGCGCTGCGGCGAACTAGGAATGGATGTCATTTGTCTAGACCATCACGAGCAGGAATATGATACACAAGGAAATCCTATTATATCTGACTATCCAAATACCATTATAGTAAATAATCAACTCTCACCAGAGTATTCTAATAAATCTTTGTGTGGCGCGGGAGTAGTATATAAGTTTTGTGAAGTATTGGATGATATTTTAGGAATAGACCAAGCTCAGAATTATATGGATCTCGCGGCATTAGGAGAAATTGCTGACGTTATGGATAGAACAGATACCGAAACTAATTATATTATGATGGAAGGATTATCATATATTCAGAATGAAGGATTTAAAACTTTAATTGAAGCGCAGGCTTTCTCTTTAAAAGAAAAAGCTATTTTCCCCTATAATGGATTAACTCCTATTGATATTGCTTTTTATATTGCTCCTCTTATTAATGCAATTACTCGCGTGGGCACTATGGAAGAAAAAGAAACAATGTTCTATTGTTTTATTGAACCTAGGCGTGAAATGAAGAGCACAAAACGTGGCGCGAAACCTGGTGATACTGAGACTGCCGCAGAGCAGACTGCACGCGTAGGCAAAAACGCAAAAGCGCGCCAAGACCGGTTAAAGGAACAAGCGCTTGGAATAGTAGATTTTAAGATTCAAAAAGATTGTTTGGATGCGAATAATATCATCTTAGTTGAGCTAGATAATTCTGATAATATCCCACAAGAACTGACTGGCCTCATTGCTATGAACGTGGTTTCTAAATACCATAAGCCCGTAATGATTGGCCGCCGCAATAATGATAATGAAATTCAAGGAAGTATTCGTTCAGACGGGAATTTCGCAGGCTTACCGAGCTTTAAAAAGTTCTTGGAAGATAGCAAATTGCTTAATTATACCGCTGGGCATGATAATGCTTGTGGCTGGGGCTTAAATGGAAATAGAGTTGATTCTCTTATTGATTATGCTAATAAGCACCTAAGTTCATCAGACTTTGAGAATTGTTATCTTGTAGATTATATTTTAAAAGCATCTGATTATAACGATGAACTTATCGCTGCGCTTGCCTCTCATCCAGAATACTTTGGTAATCATATTGATGAAGTACGAATTGTAGTAGAAAATATTCCGCTTATGAGTGTGATGCCTATGGGCGCAAATAAGGACAGTATGAAAATTTCATACAACAATATCGACTATGTACGCTTTAAAGATTCAGATTTTGTAGAGCAAGTAATGGAAGATAGAACAAAGATGCTTACTATATATGGGCGCGCAAACCTTAATACGTTCAATGGGCGCACTTCGGTTCAAGTATTTATTGATGATTATGAATTGAAAGAGGATGAGAGTAAATATGAATTTTAATACGTGCGATGATAACAGAGAAGAATTAATTCAAATGTGTCGAGAAAAACTAATTGAAGGCACGAATATAGAAGATAGTCCGGAAGAAATGGCTGTAATAGATAATATCCTATTCCGTATGTGGCAGATGGGATGGCTAGATAATATAAAATGATTTTTGAAATTTATAAGATGTACCCTCAGATAGCGCAAGGCCATGTATTCATGGGTACTCGCACGCCAGAACTTAAATTGGAAGTTAATACACAAGATAAGTGTTTTCTTGAATATATGCGTGAAAATGATAATCCGAATTTGGCGCCAGATGTTTACTATGTTGTAAATAAGGAACGTACTGAATATTATATGCTTTGGAATGAATATGGATACTGGTACTATGATGGAGCATCTTATCAAGATAGGCTAGTAATTGCGACTGAGTTAGACTTAACCCGTAATCAAGCGCAAGTATGGAATGAAGTAGATGATATTCAGTATGATTATTGTCCAAGTTTAAAGAAAGAATCAGCTTATGAGAAACTAATGAAGGTATTCCCAGATTACTTTTGACTTTTAATAAAATTTATGATATAATTGATATAGATAGGGAGGTGAATAAATATGATAGGTATTTATATGTTTGAACATAAAGAAACTCATAAAAAATATATAGGACAAAGTACAAACATTTCAAAACGAAAGCAAGATCATCTTTATAATCCTTCACCTTATTCTAAAATAGATGATGCTCTACGCAATGAACGCGATAATTTCACTTTCTCTATTATTGAAGAATGTCCAGTTGAATTATTGGATGAGCGAGAAAAGTATTGGATTGAATATTATGATTCAATTCAAAATGGATATAATTTAATTAAGGGAGGAAACTGTTATCGAGGAGAAAATAATATTCAAGCCAAATTAAATGATAAAGAGGTTTTACAAATTATTCATCTATTAGAAGAATGTAAATTAAACAATCGTGAAATTGCAGAACAATTTAATGTACATATAAATACAATTGATTTTATTAATAGATGTAGAACTTGGGGTCACCTACATAATTATGTTAAGAATATTCGTCAAGAATCATTATTATTGCGAAATGAACAGCGTAATACTCATAATGGTGAATTAGGTACAAATAAAATTACAGAAAATCAAGCAAGAGAAATTATTGAATTATTAAAAAATGATACTCGTTCATTGGCTCAATTGTCACGAGATCTTGACATTAGTTTAAATATATTGTATGATATAAATAGATGCAGAACTTGGAAATATTTACATAATTATAATAAAAATGTGCGTAATGAAGCACGAAAGGAGGTGGTACCTATATGAAGATGACTTATCCTGGAAGTCTTCATAATTAGGAACCACACAATGTTTAGTAATGAAACCCTACGAGATAGCACAAATCGTATTGAAGATTTGTTTAATCTTGCAATACAGCTCGGACACGAATGCGTAGCAATCACAGACCATGAAACTATATCAAGTTATATCAAGGCTGAAAAATATTATAAGAAAATAAAAAAAGACCATCCAGACTTTAAATTAATTCGTGGTAACGAGATTTACTTAACTCGTAATGGTTTAAACGCAAAAAATTTCGATAGAACGAAAGATAAGTATTTCCACTTTATCCTTTTGGCGCGAGATTTGGAAGGCTATCATCAAATTTGCGAACTTTCAACTCGGGCCTGGAATCGCTCATATATGAGTAGAAAAATGCGGCGACGTCCAACTTACTATTCGGACTTAAAAGAAATTGTAAAACCAAATCAAGGACATTTGATTGCAAGTAGTGCTTGTTTAGGTTCGCAATTAGATAAGTTTCTTCTTCAATATATGGATACTGATAATGAAGAATATTATGAAACAGCAAAACGTTGGTGTTTATATATTGAAGATATTTTTGGTAAAGGAAATTTCTATTTGGAGATGCAACCTTCAAATGGAAAGGAACAGGTATTTGTAAATAAACATCTATTGCAAATTAGTAAAGAGCTTGGAATTAAATATATAATCACAACTGATAGCCATTATGGGCGGCCAGAAGATGCGGCAGTTCACGAAGCATTCCTTAATTCTCAGGATGGTGAGCGTGAAGTCCGTTCATTCTATGCCACAACGTATATGATGTCGGATGAAGAGATTAGAAGTTTCTTTCCATATTTAAATGAAGATGAACTTCAAGCCGCATACTCAGCAATTAAAGAGATTAAGGATAGGTGTGAAGATTTTAGTATTTTGAAACCACTGAAAATTCCAAATCTTCCGTGGCGTGAATTTCCTTCAGAAATTGATAGTCAAGAATTAGATTTTTATATTCATAAGATGCCTGCTTTGGTGCATTTTATTAAGTCAGAGTATAAAGCAGATAGAACATTAGTAATGGCTCTAATTGAGGGTATCAAAAAACATGAAGATTTGCAAAATGTAGATGCATTTGATGCATTAAATGAATGTCTTGAAATGACTTGGGAGTCTTCTCAGGTTAATAAAGCGCAATGGTCAGCATATTTCTTAAATCTACAAAAGATTATAGATGAATGTTGGAATGCCGGGAGTATTGTTCTCCCGGCGCGAGGTTCCGGTGGTGGATTTGTTCTTCTGTATGCGCTGGATATCATACAAATAAATTGCCTTCGGGAAAAGACTAAGATGTATCCTTGGCGTTTCCTTAATCCTGCCCGTGTTTCTGTTCTCGATATCGATGTGGATATTGAAGGGCTGCGTCGAGGGCAAGTATTGGAATATTTGAGAAAAGTATATGGCGAAAATCGAGTCTCAAATGTAGCAACTTTTAGAACCGAAAAATCTCGTTCTGCAATTTTAACGGCGGCACGAGGATTGGGAATTGATGTTGATGAAGCATCCTATATTGCAAATCTTATTAGTGCTGAACGTGGTCAATCATATACATTGAAACAAATGTATTATGGTGATGAAGAAGCGGGGATTGAACCAAATCAGACTTTTATTAATGAGATTAGTAAGTATCCACAGTTATGGGAAGTTGCGAGTCGTATTGAAGGATTGATTTGCGGTGTTGGTATTCACGCGGGAGGAGTCGTTTTTAAAGATGAAGATTTCACTGCTTCTAGTGCTCTGATGCGCGCGCCCGATGGCACAATAATTACTCAGTTTGAATTACATGATTTGGAAGATGTTTCTGAAATTAAAATGGACTTGCTGAGTGTTGAAGCCGCGGATAAAATTCATACTTGTCTTGATTTATTGGTAGAGCAAGGATATGTAGAAAAAAAGGCAACATTGCGCGAAACTTATGAGTCAGTTCTTAATGTGTATAAAATAAATCGTGATGATAAAAAGATGTGGGATATGATTCAACATCACGAAATTGTTAGTTTGTTTCAGATGGAACAGCAATCTGGAACCAGAGGGATTGCATTAACACATCCAAGAACAGTAGACGAATTAGCAGTTTTGAATTCAGTTATTCGTCTAATGGCGACTGAAAAGGGCGCCGAAAGTCCATTGGATAAATATGCAAGATTCCGTTTCAATCCTAATGATTGGGAACGAGAAATGATTCAATATGGATTGACGGATGATGAACGAGCGATTCTTCACAGGGAACTGGATATTTCAGATGGAATGTCAATTACACAAGAACAGTTTATGCAGTTGGTTCAATTGCCAGAATGCGGCGGCTGGGACTTACAATGGGCAGACCGTTTGAGAAAAAGTATTGCGAAAAAGAATCCAAAAGAGTATGAGCAATTAACAACTGAGTTTTTCGCGCGAGTAAAGGAAAAACATCTCAGCGAGAAGTTCTGTTCATATGTATGGAATGTCGAGGTCGCGCTAAGTCGTGGTTATGGCTTTAACGCATCTCACACATACGCCTATTCTATGGTCGCTCTACAAGAAATGAATCTTGCACGGTTTGAACCAATTATTTTCTGGAATACAGCAAACTTAATAGTAGATAGCGGCGGCGCACAAACGATTGAGTATGATGATGAAGGTGAAGCTTCAATTATAGTTGAATCGGCGCCCGATGAAGATCCGGAAGAAGAGTTGGAAGAATGGGAAGAAGAAAATGAAGTAATAGAGGGCGAAAAAGAAGATAAGAAAAAGGAAAAGACCAAATCGGTAGATTATGGTAAAGTCGCATCAGCAATTGGAAAGTTTAGTACTTATGGTATTAAGGTTTCGCCGCCCGATATTAATAATTCTTCTTTTACTTTCACTCCGGTGGTGAAAGATAATGTCATTTTGTATGGGTTAAGAGGTATTACGCGGCTTTCAACTTCTATTATTAAAGATATCATGGCGCAACGTCCATTTAAGTCAATGAATGATTTTCTAGAACGTGTAAAAGTTAATAAGATTCAAATGTCTAATTTGATTAAATGCGGGGCATTTGATTCGTTGATGAACGAACCACGCGAGAAGATTATGGCGGATTATATTGGAATGATTGCAGACAGGAAAGAACGGTTAACGTTGCAGAATATGCAGATGTTAATTAATAAAGGTTTGATTCCTGAAGATATGAAGTTTTACCAGAAGCTGTTCTTATTTAATAGATATCTAAAGACTTGTAAGAATGGTGATAATTATGAGTTAAATGAAGCCGCTGTGAACTTCATTGGAAATAATTTCAGCGCCGACTTAATTGATAATGGTATAGAAATTCCACAAACTCGGTGGGATAATGTATATAAGAAGGCAATGGAACCAATGCGAGTATATTTAAAAGGGCATAAAGATGAAGTATTAAAAAAGCTAAATGATAGCCTATATCAAGAAATGTTTGATAAATATGCCGCTGGAACTATTTCTCATTGGGAAATGGAATCTGTATCTTTTTATAGCCACGAACACGAATTGGCGGCCGCAGCTCATAATTATGATGATTTCTTTACTTTACCAGAAGAACCAGAAGTTGAGTATACGTTTCCAGGAAAGGATGGTAATGAAGTAAGAGTATTCAGACTTCATAGAATTATTGGTACGGTAATTGATAAGAATAAGTTAAAGAACACGGTTACATTGTTGACACCGACAGGAGTTGTAAATGTAAAGGTTTATAAGAATCAATACGCATTATATGATAAGCAACTTTCTCAGAAGAGAGATGACGGTATCAAACACGTCATTGAAAAGAGTTGGTTTTCGCGCGGTACATTGTTGATGGTACAAGGTATTCGTAGAGGACAAGACTTCGTACCTAAAAAGCGCAAAGATTCGTTTTATCCGGTGATTTCAAAGATTACAAATATAGATGAAGATGGAGTACTGGAATTCCAGACTCAAAGAATGGAGGTGGAAGAATGATAGGGCTAATTGATTTAAATTTTTAGATGGCCTAGAAGTCTCTTCCGCCTCCTAATTTAGAGATTATGAAGCTCGCGGAATATTATAAGCGAGAAGAAAATAGGTATTGCCGCTTAATTAATTTAGAAGAAACAGAATTTGGTGGCTATGAAAAAGTGTATGTATTCAGCGAAAATGACGCGTGTATTGAAGTGCCAGAAGCTATCAAGCGTGCATCCAATATAATATATGGCGGCTCCGCCTTTACAAATAAAATATATGTGCCTTTTGAAAATGAATTAATAGATTATACCTTACCGCGGCCAGGAATATATAGCAACTTACTAAAAGAAAAATATTAGGCTGGCGAAACAGAGAAAAATATAGAACATATTTTAGATGATAGCTATTATCGCAGGTTTGCGGGAGAAAAGGAACTGCCAATACCGCCCATTAGGGCACGTAAGCGTATGTATATTTATGATAGAGATTTTTTCTAGGATGGATGGCAAGAAGTAATAGAAGATATTAAAGAGCATAAGCCTTCTTCTATTAATTTTATTCATCCCGCACACTATTATAAGTTATCTGATTTCTTTTTCGCGCGAGAAAGCGATATTATTTCTAAAAGTAATGATGCTTTCTTAGACCTGAATATTCCACTCTCTGAAGTAGATTATATGATGCATAATTATTAGAAGCGCCTGCTCGCGCTAATTTTGCCAACTTCAGCAATTTACCTATCAATTGGCGGCTCTTATTATTACCAAATGGATTATTATAAAAATTTTATTTACAAAATTAATTTATTATATAGTTTCTGGGCTTATAAAGTACCAATACGATTAAAGTATGAAAAGCCCACATTGGGATGCTATGACCCACTCGCTAACTTATCAAAAACAATTGCCGCTTGGAGTTGTAGTTCTCGGCGCGAAAATACTACTTTTTACGAGTATTTTCCTAAAAGGACTACACAAGAAGAAATAAAAGCAGCAAAAGAAGAAGTAAAAATGCTAGTTGATAAATATCCCAAGTAGGATATTTTATTTAAATAGACAAAACAACGTTTACAGGAAGGAGGAAAATGGATGCGATGAATGAAAATGAAATTACAACCAAATACCGCGAGTTAACAGAGCAGCTAAGGGATGCCCTCGCGCGAATGGAATATAGTGATAGAGTCTTTGTAATACGTGAAGAAATTAAAGAATTACAAAGCATATGTCCTCATAAAGCAGAAGGATTTGATTTATCAGATCTATCGGCTTGTCCATACTGTGGAAAAAAGTTTAGGAAGTGAAATTTTATGGAATTACAAATCCGGAAACGAACGGGAGAATTAGCTTCGTTTGATAAAGAGAAAATTGAAACCGCTATATGCAAAGCGTGGCACGAAATTTATCCGAAAGAAACTGGGTACCCAGAATATGCCTCTGAAATTGCTAATATGGTAGAAACAGTAGTTCAGCAAATGGCAGTAGAATCAAATGATCTTATGGGCGTAGAAGATATCCAAGATTTAGTAGAAGATTATTTAACTGACTATGACTTAGCGGTAGGTAAGGCGTATATTAAATATAGATATAAACACGGTATTATGCGTGCTAATTCTACTGAGTTTATTCGTGCAATTAGCGAGAAGCTACAGGCTTCCAATGTACAGAATCAAAATGCTAATGTAGACGAACATTCATTTGGCGGCAGGGTTGGAGAAGCTTCGGATGAAATGATGAAGCAATATGCATTAGATTACTGCGTATCTCCAATGGCACGGGCCAATCATTTAAACAATGAAATTTATATTCATGATTTAAGTGCTTATGCAGTTGGAATGCATAATTGTTTGAGTATTCCATTTGATGATTTACTTGCAAAAGGTTTTAATACACGGCAAACAGATGTACGTCCAGCCAATTCTATAAATACTGCTTTTCAGCTTGTAGCAGTTATATTCCAGCTTCAATCTCTAATGCAGTTTGGCGGCGTTAGTGCTACGCATTTGGATTGGATTATGGTGCCTTATGTAAGGAAGAGTTTTTGGAAGCATTTTAAAGATGGATTAGAATATATTGATAACAGCAGCAGTGCGCATTTTCTAGCTGGAATTGATACAGCGCGCCAGCCTATTGATGATTATATTAATCCGACAGTCAATGCTGAAACAGTACCATTAGTCACAACTGCAAAATTGTGTACAAAAGCTTATAAATATGCAATGGATATGACAGAACGTGAACTTCAACAAGCAGTAGAGGGCATGTATCATAACCTTAACACGCTTCAATCTAGAAGCGGAAATCAACTACCTTTCACATCAATTAACTATGGCACCTGCACACTACCGGAAGGACGTATGGTAACTAAGGCGCTATTGGAAGGTTCTATAAAGGGTGTAGGGAAACATCATAAAACTCCTATATTCCCTTGCGGCATTTTTCAATGTATGAAAGGTGTAAATCGTGCGCCTGGTGATCCAAATTATGACTTATTTAGACTCGCGCTTGAATCAACAGCCAAGCGTATTTATCCTAATTATGCAAATGTTGATTGGAGCGGTAATGCTGGATATGATAGAAATGACCCTCGTACATATTTTTCAACTATGGGCTGTAGAACAGCGAATGGCGCAGATATAAATGCAGAGCCTGGCACTAATCCTCAGATGAAGGACGGCCGTGGTAATATTTGTCCTGTAACTATTATTATGCCAACTATTGCCATGGAGACGAAAATATATGGGGAACAGAACCATTTAATTGATGGAGAAGATGGTGAAACAGTATTAATTGACGCCTTTATTGATCATCTTGACGACAAAATCCACGAAGCAAAAGATATGCTCCTTGAACGCTTTGAATGGATTTGTAAGCAATCTCCAGACTCTGCTAAGTTTATGTATGAAAATAATACAATGCTTGGCTATCATCCAGAAGAAGGTATTCGCTCAGCATTGAAACACGGCACTATTGTTATTGGACAACTAGGACTTGCAGAAACGCTTCAAATTTTAATTGGCTGTGACCATACAACTGAAAAAGGAATGGAGCTAGCTAAGAGAATCGAGCAGTTATTTAAAGACAGATGTGCAGAGTTTAAGAAAGAATATCATCTTAACTTTGGAGTATATTACACTCCAGCCGAAAATCTCTGTTACACAGCAATGAAGAAATTTAAAGCTAAATACGGCGAAATTCCTAATGTTTCAGACCGCGAGTATTTTACCAATAGTATTCACGTACCAGTATGGCATGAAATTTCTATTTTTGATAAGATTGATATTGAAAGCCAACTAACTGGTTATTCTAGTGCTGGGTGCATTACTTATGTAGAAGTACCATCGGGCGTTAAAAATAATATTGACGCGCTTGAAATCATTGTAAATTATGCAATGGATAAAGACGTGCCTTATTTTGCTTTAAATGTGCCGCTAGATATGTGTAACGATTGCGGCTATCAGGATGAAATTGGTGAAAGCTGTCCTGAATGTGGCAGTAAGAACATTTCAAGACTTAGACGCGTAACTGGATACCTTACTGGTTCATATAAAGACGCTTTCAATTGGGGCAAACAGAAAGAAACTGAAGATCGCGTCAAACATATACATTAATGGAGGAAAATACGATGATAGATGTTCCAGAAATTATAGAGCAGGGTGAAGGGGAAATAGTAGTAGAATTATGTAAAAATTATAATATATCTATCAAGTAGGCTGATGGAACTTATCGTCACTTAATTGATATATTAAGTGATCTATCATCACAAATTTGTGCTAATGAGTAAGATTGCAGGAATCTATTGGGACGATACCGCGGCAGCGCCCGGTATCTCCCTCTCTGTGTATTTTTCGGGATGTCATTTCCATTGCCCCGGATGTCATAATCCCGAAGCGCAAGATTTTAATTACGGTGAAGAATTTACATTAGAAACATTACGTCATATTATGGAAAAAATAAAGAAAAATGGAGTAATGAGAACACTCTGTATTCTCGGCGGTGAGCCATTATGCGAAGAAAATCTTGGAGATGTTCTACGTTTAATTGGTTGGTGTAAACTTGATTATCCAGATTTAAAAATATATGTTTGGACAGGCTACACAATAGAAGAGCTAGAAGCTCGTGATGATGATGATATAAGGGCGGTGTTAAGAAATATTACCTGCTTAATAGATGGACGCTATGAGCAGGATAAAAGAGACACGACGCTGCCGCTGCGTGGTTCTTCAAACCAACGAATAATTAATATGGAGAAATATTATGAAGAAGGACATATATAAGTCAATACTTGCTGGAATGGCAATTGCATTAGGCTGCTGGATGTATATGGTGGCGCCGAATCCAATAGTAGGCGCCTTCCTTTTCTCTTGCGGCCTGCTATCAGTACGTATTTATAAATTAAATTTATTTACTGGAAAAATTTAGTTTATGGTCACTAAACAATATCCTTGGTATTTCTATTTAATAGTATTGCTTGGAAATATTATAGGCGTATCATTAATGGCGTTACTCGCGCATAACAATGCTTCCGCGGCAATCGCGACTGTAAAAGTTAATCAACCCATATGGGAGGCCGCCGCAAGAGGTATTGGATGCGGTATGCTAATGTCATTAGCTACCTATGAGAAATCTCCATTATGGATGTGTATTTTATGTGTAATGGGCTTTATCCTTGGTGGCTTTAATCACTGTATTGCAGATGCCTACTATATGATTGCGGCAGGTACCATTGGTACATCATTAATTGGTACTGTTATTGGCAACATATTTGGCGGCGTTATTTTTAGTAATTTAATAGAACCAAACATTTGACTTTTCCCCAGAAATCTGATATAATTAAGTATCAAGAGAAAAAGGTGATGATATGGTTGTAGTTTTAATTTTATGCTTAGTTACTATCGGATTTCTGGGGTATAAACTTTATCAAAAGCAATCTATTGATACATAGCTATTAGATGAATATCATGAACAGGCAGCTAAACTTAAAAAAGAATTAAGTTCTGATGAAGAAGCGCTAGAATAGTATCGCTATAAATTAATGGATATACAACTCAGAGTTAATTCAGAGCAACAAAAATTAACTGATATATATAATTCATTAGACAGTGCAAAAACTAGTTTATCAGATGCACGTGATGAATATAATCATCTAGTAAATGACAAGATGACTGAATTGGATTCTTTAATGGATGAATAGCGGCAACGCCGCCAAGAGTCATTGGACGAAACATTTAATGAAAAGAAATCAGTTTTGCAATCTGAGTTAGATAAGACTTTAAAAGAATGCGATAAGTAGGCCGAAGAAGCCAAGAAATGGATGGTTGAGCAAATTGAAGAAGCCCAAGCTAAAGTTAAGGAATATTAGCTTGCCGAAGAACAGCAGCGTGAACGCTTTTTAAGTTTACGCAAACCGCTACTTTAGTATGAAATGGATAAATAGGCAAAATTATTCTATACCATATAGTTGCCTGAAGAATATCGAGAGGATATTGAATTTTTGCTTACTACTGTCGCCGCAAAGGTTTAGCATCCAGATATTATATCAAAGCTAGTTTGGGCAGAGTATGTTAAACCTAATTTGGATGATACTTTTAAACGTATAGAAATTAAGCCAGAGCCAGGGATTTACAAATTAACAAATTTGGATAGCGGCAAGGCTTATATTGGAAAAAGTACTGATATAAAGAAACGAATAGCAGACCATTTTAAGTCCTCGATTGGAATTAAAAGCATCGCAGACCAAGCGGTTCATCACGAAATATTAAAGACAGGATTCTGGAACTGGTCAATTGAAGTAATTACTTATTGCGATAAGGATAAGCTATCCGAGCTTGAAAAATACTATATTGAATTCTTTGATACACAAACGTTCGGTTATAACCGTAACGCGGGAGGATAAATGGAATATTTTAATAGACTTGACATAGAAAACGATGAGCATCCTATTCAGAAATATCCGCGCGAAAATTGGTATGGAAAGAAAGAAATTCCAAATATACTATTAACAGTTTATGATAGACTGTGGGATAGTAAAGAAAAACACGAAGTTTATTTTGACCAGCTTACTCAATATTATGAAAAATATGACTCTAAGACTGGATGGAAAATAGTGTTAGAAATGTCATTATTATCGCCTAAGGTTTATGCGCTACTTACTCGGCACCATTGGTTGAGATGGACAACACAAGCAGATAATTTCTGGCGCAGTGCCGAAACGGGAAAAGATGAAGCTTTTATTGAGCCTGAAATTAATTTTAATCGTTTTAAGATTGAGCATAAATTACAGTGCGAAGGCGACCCAACTCGATGGTATATCACTCTTTGGAATGAACGTGAAACGATGCCATCAAAGGAACCTGCTAAGTTGAAAGAGGTAGATTTATAATGGAATATGCAGAAGCTAAAAGCAATATCGAGTTGCCGCAAACAAATGATTTAATTAAGCGCTTCGCAGAGATTCAAGGTATAACTTATGCAGAAGCCGAAGCACTAGTTGGCGCCGAAACTGATGATGAAATTATGAAGAAGATTACAGATTTTACTGTAACAAAAATCAACGGTGGCGTTAAGTTAAATCGGGCGCAACGGCGAGCACTCGCAAAGAAAAATAAAGGTAATAAAGCTAAAGTGGCTTAGAAGTCTCAGATTGATGAGATAAATGAAACCGCCACAAAGCTTAATTATATAGATTTGATTCAAAAGCTAAGAAAACTAAACGAAGAAAAAGCAAAGGAGAATGAAGAAGATGGCACAGCAACTATTGAAGACAACTGATGTTTATAGGGTAGATACCGAAGAAGAAGCAATGAGTATGATTGAAGATGCGAAAGATAAGCAGATTTCTGGCGGCTACACCCTAACTAAGTCCGGCTATGTCGTAAAAACTAAAAAGTCTAAGGGCGAAGTGGTTGATATGTGGATGGTTGTGACTACCGAAAAAACTTATAGTGATTGAGAGGTATAAATATGAACGAACAATTAGTAAATGACCCAGGCATTAAAGCATTTGTAGATGCTGTTAATAGCCTAAAGAATCTTGATGATAAGTATTTTACAGATGAATCTATGGAACAGCTTTTAGCCGCGCTGAATGAGAGTTTTTCTCCAGAACAGATGCGGACATCTGTAAACCAGATTATTCAAAATCTAGAAACACAAGGCGCTTCTCGCGCAGAAGCTCTACAATCAGTAGATGCTATTAAAGACCTTGTTAACCAGCTAGTATATGGCGATGGAATTATCACGGGGAATAAGAAGAAAGTACTTGATAACATCATTGAGAAGATTTTCAATATCTTTGATACGGCTTTTGAAAAGTATCATATGTATGCAATTGACCTACCAATTTGCCTAGAGGAAGGTGTGCAGGTTCCCACCTATGCACATGATACAGACGCAGCAGCGGATCTATATGCGCTGGAAACTACCGTGCTTCAAGGTAATTCTCTCGGAAATAAGATTCGTACTGGCGTAAAAATCCAGCTACCAGAAGGTTGGGTTGCTATGATTTTCCCACGGTCTAGTATTGGCGCGAACACTGCTCTGCGTCTAAGCAATAGCGTTGGAATTATTGATTCTTCCTATCGCGGCGAGCTTGGTGTTCTATATGATAATATTTCCGATACTCCACACATTATTAATGCGGGTGACCGTATTGCTCAGCTAATGGTAATGCCTTCCTATCGCTTTAAGGCGAAGGTTGTAGACTCCTTAGAGGATTCCGACCGAGGCGAAAATGGCTTTGGGAGTACCGGCGTCTAATGGCAAGTATTAATATATATACTGTATAGAATGCCTTAGAAGCCGAAGGATGGAAACTTATAAGTGAAACTTATAAGAATTTAAAGACACCATTAGATATGCAATGTCCGCAAGGACATTAGCAGTAGCAAACATTTGAGTACTGGCGCAAGCATAAAATATGCGATATTTGTATGGCTGGTGACCCATATAAGGTTAAAAAAAATAAGGTACCGCCTAAAGGAGACGATACGCTAAGAGTGCTAGCATTAGATGCCGCAACTGGAGTAACTGGTTATTCCATTTATGATAATAAAGCATTAGTCGGTTACGGTACTTTTAAAACTAGCGCGACATTACCAGCCACAGAAAGAATTAATTAGGTTAAAAATTGGCTTAAAGCCGCATTGAAAGAATGGGAACCGGATTTTGTGGGCATAGAAAATATATAGCTACAAAAGTATGGCGCATCCGCGGCTTAGGCACAAGTTAAAACATTTTAGACATTAGCTAATTTATAGGGTGTAATATTAGACACGCTATTTGAAGCCTGTATAGATAGCGACTTAGTTTATCCAAGCGAATGGCGCAGCTACTGCGGCGTTGGCGACGGTGATTAGCATCGAGAAGCGCGGAAGAAGGCGGCGCAAGCCAAAGTTAAAATTTGGTATAATTTACAGTGTACTGAAGATGAAGCAGATGCTATTTGTATTGGTAAATACTTTTGTAATAAGATAAGAGTGCATAGCACTTGGGGAGAAGATATATGATTAATGTAAAGCTAGAAGAATTAGTCAATGCGACTGAGGGGCTTAAAGGATTAAGTCAGAAACAATTAAAGGCACGCTGCGCTTATGCAGTTGGTAAGATTCTAAAAAGTGCTGATGCGGAAATTCAGTCCTTTAATGAGACTCGTATGGAACTAATTAAGAAATACGGTGAGAAGGATGAGAATGGAGAACTTAAGACCGAGGAAAATGGTAATGTAAGGATTCCCGCAGAGCAAATGGAAGCATTTAGTAGAGAGTTGCGCGAGCTGCTTGATACGAATGTGGAAATTAGCGCGAATAAGATTAAGATGGATGATATTGGTGAGGTTGAGTTTACGCCAGCTGAAATGGCGCAGCTTGAGAACTTTATTGAGTTTGATGAAGAATAAGGGGAAAAGAAAATGGCCCGCTCCGAAAGGAGCGGGCTTTATTTTTTTAGCTTAAGATTTTTATTCCTTAGGTTGACGACCTTGGTTGCCAAGTAGTTTGAGAATCATCTTCTGAAGCGAGAATAGTTTCTTTGCCAGAGGCGTATAACCAAACCAACTACCATTTCCCACCACGTTTTCTTGATACGAGACGAGGATAATCAGTATCATTACTTCCAAAAACAATTCTTGCAATATTTGTTGTATTAGTACCAGTAGTATCTGTCCCATTAATATATAAAAAATTATTGCAAGCTATAGAAGTTCCTGCACGAATTGAAGTTCCCGCGCGAATGGATGCTCCTGCAGCAATTGATGCCCCTGCAGCAATTGTTGTTTCGGCAATAATCGATCCATTGGTAAAACTAGAGGTGTTCCCAGAACTAGATGAGCTTCCGGAACTAGAGGAGTTTCCGGAACTAGGTGACATTTCAAGATTAGATACGTCTCCTACGATAAGATTATCATTAGCAGTAATAGCATTAGCGGTAATATTACTAACAGTAATATCACTAGCAGTAATATTACCATTTACATCAACACTAAATTTATCATTAAAACATCTTAACCCATACACATTATCAATATAAAAAGAAGCAGACCGGACACTTAAAGAATATGCGCTTATTCCACCTGTAGTTAATGTAGAACAAAATAATTCTCCAATATGATTAATACCAAAAGTATAATCTTCTATATGATAGTGGTCTGTTGATCTGCTATATGCACCGGATGTATATATACAATATGGATCGCCATCGGAGTGAATCGATAAAGAGGCATACCCATCTGCAACTGCCACTTTGTCTGGGTCTAATATAAAAATACCATGTAATGAAACTGTTGAAGTACCCTAATTTACAGTTAATAAAGTTGGCTTTGAAGTTTTTTGGTAGTTTCCAAAAGTTAAAATACGTTGTGGAATATCTATTTTAAATAAAATATCCCCATAGATAGTATTCTCAGGTGTAGAACTGTTAGAATCATAATTACTACTAATATTAATTCCATCTGTTCCAATATATACTCCTCTATAAGTACTGCTTAAATTATTTTTATGATAATCATTACTGTTATTATTAAATATAGAAGCCATATATGTATTTCCAATATAGAAACCGGCAATTTTACTCGCTTGCGCTGCAAAAATAGAACCACTAAAGCTGCCATTTGTGGCATAGACCGTCCCTGTAAACTGTCCCGCATCTGCATATACAGTTCCTTTAATAAATAAACCATTCGCATTAAATACTAATCCCGCTTTCACAGAATTCTCAGTATCCGCGCCAAAAATGTTATTAACAGTACTACCAGACACATTATTAAAATGAGTCCCTACAGCAAGAATGGTATGCTCTCCTGTAGATTCATCAGCTTTGGTCTGTAATTTAAAATTATTAGTATTAATATACATATTTGCTAATGAGCCTAATTTAATACCATCAACACCAATTTTAACATACGAGCCCTCAATGTTATCATTTACCATAGATTCTGAAGTCTCGTCACTGCCATGTAAAGCATAAGCATTTCCACTCACCCGAGCTTGGCCTAGTGTAATACCAGTTTCATCCATTGCGATTAAATTACGATAAGTTCCTTTTCTGGTAGCAAATCCTATATTCTAAGAAGAAAAGACAGCGCCTATTATGTTAGCATTTTGTTTAGCCTAAGGAACAGGAATATCGACATTATCACCGCTTATATCAGTTAATCCGAATCCTTTTGCTGAACCAATAACCATCTAATCAGAGCTTATACGTATTACTGTCGCAGCAGTATCATTAGACGTGCCTATAAGTGCACGCTTTCCATTTAATGATAATGAAGTACCTGGTGTACCATTTAGTACCAATTTCTAATTTTCATCATCATCGCTATTATCACTTGTCAATTTAAATGCTGCCCCAGAATATATATTAACACCTTTTCCTGAGCCAATCCAAATTCCTTGATCAACATCAATCTAAATTCCAGAGGTTGCTACGTTCGTGCCTTTTGACGCGCTCATTACAATACGTTTGCTACCTTCCATTACAATATTAGAGCTTAACATTGAAATAGACTTTGGATTAATCCAAACACCTGACAAGCTACTATTCGCCTTATTCTTCTAATCTACATGAGAAGAAACAATATTAATTCCACCTACGACCTCTTCACCCGTGCTCGTGCCATCATCAATTGTCGCACTACCAATATTAATTGTTGCGCCGCCAATATTAACTGACTTATTACCAATAATATAAATATTCGCGTCTGCGGCAATATCAATATCATTTCCACTTTTTATATCAATAGAAGTCGCTCCATGAATATCAACAGTACCCTTGTCAGCATCCCAATCTACACTTGCACCAGTAATTTTAGATACCGTGCCGTCGAAGAACGGCATGAAACCTGCCGATGAGGTGGCAATATATGCTTTGCCATCACTTCCATAACAGATATCACCGGCCTTATAGCCAATAATTGTGCTAGGATCTCCATTAAAAACTTGAGGCGCAGTAAGTGCTTCAATATTTTTTACTAAGGAACCTAAAATAGTTGCATTTAAATTGTTTAAAGTAGTAAGCTCATCTATCGCGGCCGTACTACTACCTAATATTACATTAGTCTAATCTACGATATCATACAATGTATCTTTCACGACTTGCGCGCTATCAAATTCTTCCATTAAATAATTATTTATAATAGGAGAATTCTAAAGTGCATCCGTCATTGTATCTTCTACTGACTAAACAATTGTAACAGGTAAATTCCCAGCGCCAAAACTTGCTAAAATGCCGGAATTCTTTTTCATTGCTTCTGTCTATGCTGTAATGGAACTAAATAAATCTTCAAACTTATTAGTGTAATTCTTTATTTCAATTGTATCTTCCCAAGGTTTATCTAAGTCTAAGTCCATAGAAGAAATATAACCGAATACATTATTAAATTTTAATTCATGGTCATTAATAGAAACTATCTGGCATAACTTATTATATAGCTAATTGATTAAATTTGTATTTAAAATATTCGGTGTAACAGTATAAGTAACTTTAGGTTTAGAATTTTCTTTTAATACTTTTAAGGCATCTAAATAGGTTCTTGTTCCACCATTAGATATGGCATAAGTAATGCGTAAGGGTTTATAAACAGACTTCATTTTACTTGAATAGAAGCCTAATTCACGCATGATACTAATTTTCTCTAAATATCCATTGTTATTCCATTCTTCCTCATTTAAAGGTGTAATATCATCATCAGTAGCGCCTGAACCGCTGGTAGAATGACTACCACTTACACGAGCATGAATGGCGTCAGTTCCTTCAGAAAAAGAAGCGTCTTCATAACCATTGTTAACTGTTGATACGGTTTTTAATAGTTCTGATACATTACCGCCGCTTTCTTCAATCTTTTTAGCAATAGCTTCACGTGAACCTTTTTCAGAATAAAAAGTATATGGTTTTAAAGTAATTAAATAATCTGAATCTCGCGTAAATACATAATAATCTTCATACTAAACCAATGTTTGACAGTTCAATGATAAGGCCACTGTTTCTGGCTTTAACTATAAAGAATTAATTTTTATACGAGGATATACTAGTTCATAGTCATTATCACTGTTCCAAGAAAGCCAATGTTTTTTCTGCACTGTTCCTATCGGTGTAAAACCATTTTCAGTATAGTATCCCAATTCTGGCTAAGCGCCAGGATGAATTTCATAATATGTATTTATTGCATACTAACTATTATTTAAAAATGATTTCGTATCATAGCTTACCTTTTGTTTTGTAATATAATGTAATGTTGACTCAGGAAGCGTGTCTAACCCTTTTAACATTAAAACTGGTTTAATTACATTAGTCTTCTTGTTTCTGACAAAAACTAGCTAAGCTTCATCGTTTTCTACAAATACACCTTTAGCTGTAACAGAACCCACGCGATAAAAAACATGGTCATCCTCTTCTCGCTGTACTGGAACTTCGGTATATATAACAGTTTTATTGCTATCAGTATTACTATTACCATCAATATTCATCGTATTAATGGCTTTTATTTTATATGCCCATTCAATATTCCCCTTTGCATCTTTTTTAGCATATAATGTTCTATCTGTTACATAATTCTTTTTTTCTGCACTATACTTCTACTTATCAAATGAGTCATTATAAAAAGCAAAAGTAAAATAAGGCAAATGAGCAATAAATTCATTTATAGCGGTCTGCGCGCTGCTTCGATATACTTGATCATCCTAATAACTAGTGCCAGAAGTGCCTTGATAAGTTTTGCCGTTTCCTTTAGTTAGTACGTAATCAAACAACTAATCTAATTCCTCTTCAGTAGCACTTGGAGGGTCTATGCCCTCTTCAGCTGTAAAATCTTTAGATATATTTGGCGTATACATGACAGGCGGCCGAGCATTATTTGCAATTGCTGTCTCTTCGACTGATTTAAAGAAGGCTTCTAAATCAATACATGGATAATAAGCTTTTTTCTAATCTACGCCTAATTCATAATAACCAGTTTCTTCTTCTGGAAAAGGCTTATTATCCCAGAAAAATCCTGCACTAATCTTATTCAAACGCCATTTTGGCATTTTTATACTATTATGATTAAAATAAATACGATTTAACTAGGCAGAATAATAATCGCCATAGTCTCTATAATCTTCAGGCTGCCAATAACTTTCGCGCATTGCTGGGCCCATCAGATGATCAAACTTACGTACATCTTCAAATTTTTCCTTCAGCATAATCCTAATAACTTCTTCAAAGTTATTAATTACACGATTTAAATATGTTAATGTATATACGTACATTCTTTCTTCAGACTATGACTTAGTTAATCGTTTAATCCACATATCTTTTACAGCTTTGTAGTGAGTTATTGGATTATAAAAATATGTTAAATATACTTTAGTTAACTAGCTTTCATTTTCATTATAAGGAATAGCGACAATACTAGTAGCATGTCCGTAATTATCAGTTTTTACATTGAATCCTACAATTTCATTAGGATAACGGTGAATACCAACTGATTCTAATAATTCATAATAACTCTCAGTAGTTGCCTTATTACGCAAATCTTTAAAAGAGGTTTTATTCTCTGCGATACGGCTCCCAAGACTACAACTCCATTGCGCCTTACCTTTATCTGAAACTGTCGCTTTAATATAGTCTGACGATGAAGCTAATTTAGCCCACGGTAGTGTGCATACAACATCATACCTATTAGAACCTTTCTTTAATGAAATATTACTTCGTTCTATCCCATCACAAGCTACTAAACACCAAGCTAAACGACTAGCAATCCAAGCATTCCAATCATCCTTTTTAATAAAATGATTACCTTTTTTATCTGTTTGAGCGGTTAATTTATATTCAGTTTTACCATTAGGGCCAATAATAGAAAAGAATTTTTTATTTGCCCATCCGCCTTCAGTAGCAGTAGCATTTAAAGAATCGTTTAATTTGGCATAGCCAATTGTAAATAAAGCCCAACCAATCTCATCGTATTGAATGTTATATTTATTAAATAAATTATCAGTGTCAGTTTCTTTTATCTTACTCTAACTAGAAAAAATTAGACCTGTATCTTCTTTTAAAGACTCCTTATTTTCATTATATTTACTTAACTCAGTAATATATCTTTGAAGAATAGATTGTATCTACTACTAATCCGTTTGATTAGGAGCAATTAATAGACGATAGGTCTCGACTGCTTGCCGCGCTGGATCTTCATTAAAATTTAATTGTTCATTAACTTGTGAAAAAAAAGTCGATTCTGGCACAGTTCCTGTTTGTTTATATACAGGAAACTTCTTTTTTTTATCATCATAGTCACGATACATATGAATACTATTAGCATTAATACCAGTATCTGAAAAGTTTGTTACTTTATAATAAGTTTTAGTTTTATTATTTTTTTTATTCTCATAAGTAACAAGGCTAGTTACCATTGGATTATTTTTATCACGTGAAAAAGCATTAGGAGACTTCTCTGCGCCGCTCCCTATATGCTAAGAAGCATCTGCGATACGTTCTTCCGCTTCGGTAATTGAATTTCTAGCGACTGTAAGTTTCGCTTCCAGTTCAATCTTTCTACTTTTTTTAGAAATTAGCTATTCTTGTAAAGTAATTAGACCGTATTGCCGCCAAGCATCATTATCGCCATCTTGACTATAAATTCTATTATTATAGCGTTTATAATTCTCATCAAGAGAAAGTACTTCGCCAGTATAATTCCCATTAACCCGTGGTAATGGATTTGAACTATAGGAAGTTCCTTCATTATATAATTTCATCTTTTGATTATATTCAGTAATAGCATCATACTATTCTTGTGAAATAGTTGCGATTTCTTTTAAATAGTCAAAATTCATTATATAATCTTCTTTAGTTGGATTTGCGGGACTATCAATGATACTAATCTATCCGGTTAAATTACTATCATCCGTTTCTGGACGCACATACATTTTTGTAGTAATATCGGTACTGTCATATTCACGCGTGATAGCAGATGACGTATAAGGATATGTTAAATATTCAAAATATGCCTACTCATCTTCGGCATTAAAGTTATTATAAAAAATAATTCTACGTCCTTTAATTGAATAATTTTCATCGTAAAGATATTCATAGCGGCAAAATACTTCAAAAGTTTCAGCAATGGTCTATGTAAGATTATATAAATTACTTTCACTAGCATCTATCATACGCTATTTTACACGAGCACTTTCTATTTTTAGAGGGGATAAATTTTTATCCCAAGAACTAACATAAGGCTCTTCATAAATCTAATCACTACGACGTTCATCGCCATCTTCAATCATATCTGTATAAAAACTCTAATTCATCTATACATCATAATACCATTCAGTTGAGTTCAGATCTGTACGCTATTCCTTAGGATTATCAGTAATATTTAAACCATTTAAGCAGGTTTTATTTTCATCTGTAATTTTGACTGTTTTATATGTGTATCTCGCGTGCTTAATTCCTAAATCATTCATCCAGTAGTCTAATGTTGCTTCTGGACATTCAGCGTGCGGCTAATGTAAATTATCATACCAAATATATGAACGCTTTTGATTGGCTTGTTCAGATACTATATATGTATCTGCGACAGGCTCACCATGATAATAAATATAATCTCTATTAACGAATACGTCGCTACTTAATTCGATTTTATATCCTTGCTTTCCTAACTCATGAAAAGCCAGCCCTTCACATGTTACTTCACAGGTTAAATTATCACTCTCATGCTATTCAGTTACTTTAGTAATTAAAAATTCAAATATGCGTTCCCCATTGGCTTTCTTTTCGTCTTCAGTACCAAAAGTTTTATTAAAAATAACCTTAATTTTTCGCATATTTTCTATTAATAAATTATTATCTTTTATAACATACCAATTGGGATTTTCCTTTTTAACTAATACGTCTCCATCCTAAACATATAAATACATTGGGATGCTGAAAGAAAATGATTGGGTTCCATCATCCGCTAAGGTCATCTTAGGATTCTATATTTGTCCCTTATGACTAGATTTAGACCACTTCAGGGTAGTTAAATAACTATCCTGAAGGGTCCAGATGGAGACTTCGTAATCGCGGACATTTTTATTAGAATTGTCACTCATTACTTTGTCCTCCTTTTAACTCATTAATAATATAAATTAGAATACTCAACAGAAAAATCATCTAATGGAACAATAAAATTATGAGATACAACATAAGAATACTCTGGATGCTATTCACTCCAAGCTTGCACCATCATTTGCTCATCAAATGAGTTTCTATCTCTTAATAATAAGTAATTAGAATCAAACATATCTCCAACATTTTCTTCCACTTTTTTATCTTGATCATCAGAAATATCATGATATTTAATTTCCCCAATTGCTTCGCCTGTTTTACTATTTAGCCATACCTGTACATAATAATCTGCTGTTTCAGAAGATGGCCAAATACCTTTTAACCCGTCAATTAGAGTATCATATATAGCATTAGTAACATCAATTTCACTACCATTGCTCTTTGCACTCTTATTAATTAAGTCAGCAGCAAGCATACGAATAATAGGATGTCTAATTTCATCTCGTATATCTCCTCGTAAATCCTCAAAGGATTTCTTTTTTGGCCTGCTTCTGAATATCTCTATTGCGCGATTATAACTAGTAATAAAATTGGGGGTCGTTACTCGTAGTTGCTATGCGTTTTTAGGCAAGCTTTTAAAAGTAATCGTATTATACGGTATATCATTTTGCAACGCTTTCATATTAGCTATACTATTTACATATCCATTATTATCCGTAGTAATCCGCACCTTAAAACTTAATTTAATTGGTGCTGGAGCAGTTCCGCTATAGTATAAATTAACTGAACCCTTTATTGGTATAGTTAAAGAATTATTTGCAGTAGTAGTTACATAAGCTCCATCAATAGTACCATAGTTAATAGATGCGCCTTTATAATAAGTTATAACAGTTTCACCGTCTACCACTTTAGAATTATAAAAATACCCTTCTTCAGTAGAATGGCTATCATATTCATTTTGTGTTATAACAGTAGCAACCTTACTATTAAGCCGCCCGCCTGAAGCGGCGTAAACATTATTACCAAATAGCATCGGAGATGCAATCATATGATATAATGGAATACCATCTTCATAAACTATCTTTAAAACATCTTTAAGTTTATCGGGTTCATTAAAAAAATCTTCTGAGCCATCCCATTGGTTAGCATAAACTTCATGCCCATCCTTAATTGTAACTTGCCCAAATATATTAATAATGCTATACCAAAAAGGATCATCCATTACAAATTCTAAATCAACGGTTCCTTTATAATTAGTTACACTAGTCTCATACTTAGTTCCAGCAATATTTAATTCTACCTTTTTCTCAAATGGTAACATCGACATTTCTGGCGGCTAAGCTATTCGCGCCATAATCGCGCGATTCGGATATTCAGATAGAATAAGTCTGTCATTTTTACCAGGAGAAAACCAATTTTTAAAGCTCTCCATTAGGCGTCCGTCTATCTCGTCACTCATAAGAGTAAAGTGTATAGTATTAGTACGGAAATGCGTACTATGATAAAATTGTCCATCTAAAACTTCATATGAAGAAGTTAAGTCTTCAAATTCGGGTGCTAGATTGCGTTGCATTCTATCACCATCAAGAAATGCAATAAAATTAAAATCTTCTATCCATTTCCCACCAAAACTAAAACTAATAAATGAGCGATAACGATAGGGAAGGCGATTGCCTTCCCCATCGTGTGTCGCCATATAGACCTAAGTCTATGGAATTTTAATAGTGGAAACTTCCTATCCAACTAATATTGCTGTATTGCTCATAATCCTTTTACCTCCTTATTGTCGCGGTAGTTGACTTACGAGCGATACGGAGCATTTCTTCCATCGCTTTTTCTCCCGCGCGCTTTGCGTCATAATCATTTGCTATTTGTTTAACATCCATATTGAGAGAAATAGAACCGATTTGTGTGGATTTATCGCGGTCTATAGTAGTATAAGCAGAATTATCTATCGCCGCAAGGTGCATTTGCATAGCACTATTTAATGCACTGAGACCATTGGAAAGAGTGGAATTGCGAAGTGTTTGCAATTCATTCTTAGTAAGATTAATATCAGAAAGAGAATGAAGAGTTCTATTATCTTGTTCTTTATTTATACTATTAATAGTCTTGTCTTTAGTTGCTAATTCTGGAGCGGACCCAGGTTCCTATACCACACTGCCGTGGCGATTATAACCGCAATCAGTGCATTTTCTACCACCATTATAATTATGTGGCTATAATTTACCGTATGTACCAACTCGTCCACTTTTATAAATAGCCCGTTTCTTATGACCACTTGCACCTTCTTGCTAGTATTCATAACGTGCTACAGCTGAATCATTCGGATCATTAGCAGGTACCTTATTATCACTCGTTGGTGGTTTATTACCATTGTCAGCCGGTAGTTTACCGCCATTATCAGCTGGCGGCTTGCCTCCGTTATCAGCTGGTGGCTTACCACCACCATTATTATCACTACCAGTCACTTTTTTATATTTACATTTTGTACATTTGCCGTTCTTATCAAACTCATGAGCTTCTTTTTTCCTCGATTCTTTTTCTTTTCCATTTTTATCCTTGGTGGTTGTAACTTTTATGTGCTTTTTCTCATTAAATTGTTCATATGTCACAGTGCCTTTATTGTCATTATCAGTACCACCAGTATGCGTTGTACTATCTGAGCTCTCATTAGGATTACTTGGTGCTTCACTAGTAGTGGTCTAATTTATACTGTTAATAATCTATTCAAAATACTTATTCTAGTCATCTCTAAAATTTACCCACTAATCTGTCATAAAAATAACATCACGTAAGCTATCCGCAGATTCTATTGGTGATTTTGCCCACCATTCTGAATTATTAGTCTTAATAAAATCAGCAATAGTAGCAGAATCCTGTTTCATAATGTCAGCTACTTCGCCCCAAAGTAAACCATGTGCTTTCTAATAATCTAATAATTCTTGATCTAATTCAATTTGCTAATCTAGCTTTTCAATCTATTTATCAGAGGCTTCTTGAATTAAATCAATTTGTTCCTATTGTTTATCAAAATATAGGCTTTGTTCAGAACTAGCAATATCAGACTACAAGCTAGCAATCTCAGAATTAGAGCCGCCAGTACGCTACAATATAGCTAAGCGGCGACGTTTCTAATCCAAATCATTCTAAGACTACTACATTTCATACATAGAACGTTCTTTATCGAGAGCATTAGATAGCCCGTCAATAAATTTAGAAGTGGATTTTTCAATTGCGTCACGTTCCGCTTCTGAATCTTCAATAGCACGTTCGCGCGAATCCACAATAGCATCATACACATCCTTCTCAACTGCGAGCTAGTTATCGCGCATTTCTTGTAGAATTTCATTCTATTTTTCTTGCGCGGCTAGGACTGCTTCTTTATGCTCGTTAATAGAATCATGAAGAGATTGCATTTCTTCCTTATCAGCATCAATTTTATCCCAGAATGCTTGAACAGCCGAGGCATATGCTGCTTCATCTTTTGGCTTTCCATTCTCGTCATATTCAATCTCCTTGCCGGAAGAATCATATTTCATGTATTTCGCAAAATCGGAATTCATTGCTAAAATCGCGTCATACTGTTCTTTAACTGTTTTCTTGGGTTTTCCGGTATCATCCTTTGCAGAAATATCAGATAATTTCTTTAAAGCCCCATCTTTATATTTCAATTGTCCATTTTCATCAAATGTATAAAGTGAAGTAAAAGGATTGCTATTCTTATTCATTTCCTTGCGGCGCTTATCGAAGTATTCCTGCTATGACTGTACCAAACTCTGCTCTGTCTTAACCTATTCCTATAAATTATTTAAGCTTTCTTTTAAGCTAGCATAATAGGCGGCACCGTTTTTCTTTTGTCCAGAACTGATAGTAGAACGTAACTATTCTTGATAATTAATTTTCTCTTCGAGTTCAGCGATTTTCTATAACCAGTTATACCATTTTTCTAATTGTTTTACAAAAGCAGCATTAGCACCCTTTCCGCCACCGCCACCGCCACCTCCAGCGCCGCCAGCACCAGCAAGGTCTTGCACGGATGCATTCATAAGAGATTCCCACATACTACGTAATCTCTTTAAAGCGGCTAATGCTGCGGAAGCGCTTGCCATAGCGGGGCCGCCGTTAACATTACCTTGCGCGAATGCAACTGCGGTGCGCTCATTAGTAACTGCACGCCCGCGAGTAGAGGACATGCCCTTCTTTAGAAGTTGCTCGGTTTGGAGATGATTGAAGACAATAGCGTCCTCAGCTAAATCTACAAATTCTGGGCCATTTTGACCTGCAACATAATATCGCCCATTTTGAACATAAATTTCTGGACCAAGTTCACCCATTAAAGTACCGGATGCACGAGCATAGCCAACATTACCAGTAGCCTTAACGAAATTAGGCTTGCTATTATCGCTACCACTAGTATTATCATTATTAGAATTTCCTTTGGCCTTTGCTATAGTTTCTTTAACAGTAACATTAACAGTTTTATCTTTAAGGTTTTCAATTGCTTCGGCAATTTTATCAATGGCATCTGAAGCATTATCAGATGCGGTGATATCAATATCAATATCTATTGGAATTGCATCCAACTTTCCTTTTGTCTCATCAGCTTCCGCCTGTGCTTGAGAGCCATCTGCGGTTATTTCAGTTTCAGTCTTATCTGGAATATCATTAATTTGCTGTTTGGTTTTTTCTGCTTCCTCTTGCGCCTAATCTCCATCAGCAGTAAAGGTAGTCGGAGTAGAACCTGTTGGCGCATTTAGCTAACCTAATTTTTCTAATGCGGCAATTAAGTTCTTTACAGCTTCACTTGTTTTAGAAATTGCATCAGCCATAGAAGACAAAGCTCCAGACCAGGCGGTGATGCCGGTAGGTTCAGTTGCATTAAGAAGTGTCAATTGAGAAGAGATATTGGTAAATGCTTCAGTAATGGCTTGAGAAATTGTATCTTTTAGTCCTAAATCTACTCCTGTAATCTCTCTTAAGTAAGATTGTAATTGTTCCGCAGATTTTTGTGTTAAAGAGCCATCTTTCTCAAAGTTCAGTTGAACTTTATTTTCAGGAATAGTTAAGGTTATACCCTCTTCTAATTTAACAGTAGAGCCATTTTCTCCAATATCTATATCTTTTTTTGTAATTGGCTTATTACCAGTTAAATAATCCTATATTGCTTTGCGTAAATTTTCATTTTTATTAGGATCACTCTCTTGGCCATTTACTTCAAAAATAGTTTCAACTAATATTCCTTGTTTTACTTGCCATTTTTTATATTCTAAAATATCAGTAATGCTGTCTTGTGTCGCATCCTATTTTTCTAAATATAATTTTGCATATAAGTCATCTAAGCTATTTGCCGTATACCCATCTTTTGTATAAGTAACTCCTTCACCAGCGCTTTCAACCTCTACTTCAAAGCTACCAATTTTTAACTTTCCATTTAATGTCCCATTTTCAAGCGAACTAAATTGGGGGTCTGTACTTAAATCAATATCATCAGTTATTGTCGCGCCTATCTTTGTTAAATCCGCAACAGCCGATGCTAACTGTGCATCCGAATAAGTATTATTTCCAACTTTATATCTTGTATTTCCATCATCATCTGTGACTAAAGTAATAGTTCCACTTGCGACATGTAATGTAAAAGTTTCTCCTAAGTCTAATGTGCCCTCAGTTTGCTATTTTGCTAAAATTTCTTTTATTTTATCTTTAATATCTTCGCCTGTATGAAGCAAATCAAATTTTTTAGCCGCAGCTTCAGCGTCCTTCATTAGCTACTCATTAGTAAAATCTATAGACCAAACAGCGCCATTAACACCAATATGAAAAACTCCACTATCGCCTAAGTCAACAGTTAATTCTGAATTTAACCCTTTAAAGAAATTTAAAACCTGCTCTTGTAAATTACCTTCTAAATCCCAGCCTTCTAATCCTTCGCTAAAATTCTACCAGAATTTAGATACATTTTCTTTACTACCAAAAGTTTCAATCCATGTATTAGCATCAGCTTGTAATAATTCATATAGAGTTTTATTATTTATTTTTACCTATTGTAATGCAGATTCTAATTCCTTATTAGTCTTACACATATCTAAAAGTGCTGTAGTGTAATCCTTCATATCCTAACTAAAGCCATAAGGACCTTCGGGGTCAAATATGTCGCCCACCTCAAAATTAATACCATTACTATTAACATCGACATCCATGTCCCCTAGTTGCTCCATAGCTGCCAATATTTCTAATACCTAAATTTCAGCATCAATAATTGCTATTTCTGCTTTAGCAAGCTCTTGAACGCCATCTGTCATATTTTCTTTAAGCGAATTAACATCACCAACAATGTTCATACCAGCGGAAGATAAATCCACTGTTAATTGACCATCTACTATCTTTATATTTTGAGCGCCTTTTAACATTAATTCGCTCGCATTCATCTCAGCAACTTCAAACGTTTTTCCTGCTGCTTCCATTAATGAAGATGCGGTAGTGACAATATTATAGAAATCCTAGACTCCCATATAGCCCTTTTTCTATGCTGTAGTTAAAGTGCGAATTGCTTTAGAAGCATTTTCCCACGCATTAACAGCTGTTTGTATATCATCTGGCAATTTATTAGACATAAAATTCATAGAATCCGGATTTACCATAGCTTTCTAAACTATATCTTGCATCATACTAGAAGTTTTACTTAATTCAGTATTTGCATTAGATATCGCTTCGTGCCATTCATGTAAAGATTCTGCAACTTCGTTAGCAGCTTCGACTGTATCATATGTGCCCATATAGATATCTTTAAAACTATATTCTAGTTCTTGTCCATCTTCTCCTACTAACTTTGTTGTTAAATCAATTTCTTTATTGGCAAACATATCAGCATATTTTGCTGCACTATCTTCACTTAATCTAGAACCATCTGGAAGAATAGGCGTAACCAATACTTCTACCTCACCATTACCACTAGATAAAGATTCAACAGTAGAAATAGAGCCATCTGCATTTATTATATGTGGACGCTTATTATAATTAACGTCAACGGTACCATTATAACCAGATCTACTAAATCTAGCCGCGGTATTTGTAATATTAGTCGAATCATTAAATTCACGTAATGCTCCAGTTAAAGTCTAATAACTTTCTTTGCTACTAATAATATTTTCTAAAAATGCATCAGCTTTCTCTGCATTAATACCCTTTAATAATTCATAAATATTTGCTAAGGAAGTTTCAGTTAATTGCAATCCTTCAGCAGTATCAGAAAAATCTAATTCCTTAATAAAATCAGTATAATCTTTCCGCTAAGCAAGAGTATCCTTATACCAATTAGATATTGTAAGAGCGTCCTTATGACTTAAACTTCCGTTTACTCCATTAGATAATAAAGATACAATATTATCTAATAAATCCACAATAGCATCTTCTAACTCTGCTAACTATTCTGGTATAATAATTCCCGCTTCTTGCGCTAAATGGCCAATTTCTCCCACTAAATTAGGAATTTGTGTCTCATTGCTTATAATTAAAATGCCATCTTCATAAGCAGCTCCATATTTCTACAATATAGCTTCAAATACTTCTTTTGTTTTTTCATCAGCTTTATCAAATTCATCAAGATAAGAAATATTAACAGCTTCACCCTTTTTAGCGTTTAAAATATTATTCAGCTATTCCGCCGCAGTCTAAGCATCTGTAATAGGACGATTTAATATTTCTACTTTTGAATCTATATAAGAATTATAAAGTGATTTAAATGCTGGATCATTACTATTCCATTCAACATTGGCATTATCATTCATCCAGTTTTCAAAAGCTTTAAAATCCTAAATAATAATATTACCAAACTAATCAATAACGATGCCTTCCGCACTTTCTAATACTTCTTTCATAACTAAACCATAATGTTCCATTATAGTTCCAAAAGTATCAGCAGAAATTCCTGTCGCAGCATTGGATAATAAGTCTTTTAAATCATTTGAAGATTGAGCATATTGAGTAATTAATTTTGCATATGCGCTATTTAAATCACCAGTAGTATGATCAGTATTCTTCTCCATCGCCGCATAGAGATTAGCATAAGCCTAAACCATATCGCCAACTGCGGTAATAACTGCGCTACCATCGTCTAGTTCGGCAAGTTCAAAACCATCAGTTACTTGCATAATATTCATCGCAAGTCCAGTTACGGTTTCACCCACGCCCTTTTCTAGGTCAGACATTGCAGTACGAAGTTTTACAATTTGACTGTTATTAAAGGCAGCTTCGAGTTCGGAAGTTGTGACATTGTCGCCCTTTAACCTTTTAAGTAAGGCAACGGCTTCTTCACCACCGGCTTCAAGAATAGCTAATACATCGTCCATTGTATAAGACTACAATTGACGTAATTGCTCTTCTAAGGCGGCTAAATCTGCGCCACGCTTTTGAGATTCACTCATCGACTTAGAAGGTACAGCTTTCATAAAAGCTTTAGTAGAAGCGATCTACTACTGTATTATTGCTTCAGATTGACCAGTAAATAATTCTACAACCGTTTGACCGGTCATATCAAGATAGTTCTAGATTTCACTAGCTAACTTAGTTCCAGTCGCTACCCGTTCTGCGCTTGAAGTCGCATTAAGGAAATCAGTAATATTAATAGAATTAATATAGTCTACAATGCTATCCTATACTATCTATTGATAGTTATTAATTTTAGTTAAATCAATTCCAAGGTCAGAAATGTTGCCGAAATACTGCTCTGTCGCTTCATTAAATCCTAACTTAGAGATAAGAGTTTCTAACGCAACATCATATGCATCTGCTAGTCCCTGTAAGGCAGAAGTAGATGCCATGAAAGTATCAGCAGAAGTAAAGGTAAAATCCTTGATTAAAGAGCTGGCAACTTGTTCCTAATCCTTTTCTAAGGCTTGAGCATACAAGGCATTAATTTCATCAACGGTTTTCCCGGTATAAGTAGCATAGCGATTAAGGAATTCTACATATGAGCCTGAAAAATCTAATTCAATTGGTAAGGCTTTATAATCTAAAGCACTTAGATTATTTAAACCTTTAGACAATGCATCGGAGATTAAAGATGAAGCAGTAGATTGCACTTGCCCAACTGCACTGAGTAAATCAGGATTGTCTTTTGAACTTAACAATAGCTAATTTCTAGCTGATGCTTTTGCAAAATTTAATACAGCTTTATTACCATTTCCTTTACCATGCGCTAATTCATCTAAAGAAGAATAATTTCCTTCAGCCCACTATCTCGAAGTTTCAACTTGTGCTTGTGCCCAATTAATATAATCCTAATAATTCGCTAATGCAGTTTCGCCGCTCTAGTACGCTTTTAATAAAGCCGTAGCTAATCCTTTAGTATCAATTTCTCCAGTTTTTTCATCTACATAATTACTAATTGAATCTTGACTCCCTAAAATTGCATCAATTGCTAATAAATCTTCTTCCTTAAAATCTGATTCTTTTGTTTGCGTGATGTGTGCACTAGTAGAAGTAATCCCTAGCTATTTTGCCGCATTTTCTAACTCAATATAACGAGCATTATAGGTTTCCTATTGCGTTGCAAAATATTCCGTTAAATACCTATCCATTTCATTAGCTTTTAGTATCAGTTTTTCACCATCTGAAACAAAGCTGCTCATTGTTAGTCCTGCGTTTTGACCAGCTTCACTATTAATAAGTCCTTCAACTTCACTAAGATCTAGTCCTGAACTTAATTTCTTAATAGTTTTACTATCATCAGACCAACCTTCAACAAAAGCACTACTTGAAGCCTATACGGCAAGAATAATATTATCAGAAATAGTTTTAGATAAATTTTCTAATAATCCTACTAAAAAGTCATCATCACCTGTGTCATTATTCTACACAGCTTGAATCACTTTTTGAATTTGTTCTTTAGTTTTTAAACCATTCTTTTCTATATTAGACCAAATAGCAGTTCGTAAATCACCATCAAGAGGAAGTATCTAATTATAAATTTCTAACGAAGCAGTCATATAGTCAGAAGCTCGTCCTGTTAAACCTGCCTAATTTAATTGCGCATACTAAAGATAAATATCTTTTAAATATTGACTTTCGGTTGCAGTTTCAGCTGTCGCTGCTGCTGTACGCCAGGTTAGATTAGCATTAGAACTACGGCTATTAAATGCAGGAACGACATTTTTAAAATAAAAATTTGTTAAACTATTCTAAATTCCTTTTATTCTTTCAGCAGTATTTTCTTTTATTAAGTCATATACCTAGTTCCATGATTCTTCATCTGTAATATCCGAAAATTGTGTAAAATCAGACTCTCGATACTTACTAATATCAGAAAGCATTTTAACAAATTTATCTTTTCTTTCAGAACCGCTATTGACTAAATCCTGCCAAAATTGTTCGGAAGCTTCTACCGCGGCATTTAAATCTACATTATTTTTATCTTCAAAATCTTCTTGACTATAATTACCTTCAGCTTCTACATATTGCTACTACCATCGTCTACCAAAGGTACCAGAAATTAAACTAATAATACCACTCTTATCATTAATAAAATCACTATTAGGATTACGATTTCGAATAATACCATTAACTACTGCAATGGCATTAGCATTATCTTGAATAGCCGCTTGAAGATAATTATTAGCATTAGATGTAATAGATTCCATCAACTCTGATAATTGTTCAAAAGAGTCTTTATATACACTAGTGTAATCAGTATTATTTTTTAATTTCTAAAATTCTTGCTATGCCTCTAACTAATATTTAGAAATGTCTTCTATATTATTTTCTTTAATAGCTTCCTATAGTTTAGATAGCGCTTCGACAGTCGGTTTAGCATTAAAATCGTCTTTAAAATCTGCTAAACCAGTTTCTATATCTAAATTTTCATTAAGGAAATTTAGCATTTCTCTATCTGCGGAACCTAATTTAGATGCATCTTTTAATAATTGGTAATAAGCTAAAATAAATTGCTAAAGGTTTTCAGCATTCTATGCAAGATTTTCTTCTTCTGTCTCAAAATCTTCCCAAGTAAGAGTGTTTGCCGCTTGAGATAAAAGATCTAAATTAAAACCAGCCTATGTTAAAATATTCATGAAGCCAATGTTCTTTTTATAACTATCGGCTAGCATTCCTGTAGATAATAAATCTGTAAATATACCCTCAAAACTAATACTATTAAGACTACCCATATTAGCTGCTACAATATCATTATTAAATATAGCGCCTAAAGCACTGGTCAAATCTTTATTCTATGATGGGTTATAAGTATAGTCTGCTGGTATACCTGGAGCTTCTCCAGCCTTCTATGAATCTATAACATCCTATAAAGTATCTAGACTATTAATAGCATCAGAAACATTTCCAGCTAATATTTCCTAATTTTGTTTACGTTCTTCCGCTGATTTCTTCTTTTCAGCTTCCGCTGCGGCTAAGGTTGCCGCCGCGCTCTACTCACGTGCAGCAGTAAGAACATCTTCCATATTACTAGTTTCAATAATAGCATTACCCGCTTCATCAAAACCGCTAATTAATTGTGGAAAAGCACTAGCTAATTCTTCTACTTTACTCTAATATTCTTCCGCGGCTTCAGCACTATCATAACGTTTCTTTTCTAATTCTTCTAATTTTGTTTTTCCCGCTTCTAAGATATTTAAATTTGCCTTAGTCTTTTTAGCTTCATTACTGGCTTCTTCAGCTTCCTTAGTTAATCTTTCTAGTCTCTCTGCATCATCTTCTATTGCTAAAGAAATACCGTTAATAATCGTAATAATTCCTGTAGCAACTGCCATCCAAGGATTCTTGCTTAATAATCCGCTTACTACTTTAATTGTTCCACCTACAGCAGTCATTACGCCAGCAAATGTGCGGCCGCCCGCAGAAGATTTATCTAAAACACTGGAAATTGTAGAAATTGCAGAACCAATTCCAGATAAAGAGCGACTTAATTCCTGATTCTGCATTGCTTGTATTTTTTCTTTTATAGTATCAATAGTTGTTCTAATAGCATTTTGCTAACGCTCTTCAGATTCAATTATTTCATTATCAAGTTTTCCAAAATCAAGATTCTATGCCGCAGCGCTAGATGCTGCATTAACCTATTTACTACGAGCTATCCTATCCTAAATATCTCGTTGTTCTAGCAACTCTTCTTTAATTCTTTGCTATTCTCGTTTATATTCCTAAGCAGTAGTAATACGGCTTTCTTCAAAATCTTGAAGCTTTTGTGCAAGTTGCATCTACTCATATACATCTTCATACTCTGCATCAAACTGCATTTCTAGCTATTCGCCTTGTACAGCTTCTTGCATTTCAGTTTTAACTTGCTCTACCGCTTCTTGCTTAGCAGAATCTTCTACTTGAACTTGTGGGACACCTAATAAAGTTAAATCAAAGCCTAACTATTCCGCGCCAGGTTCTATTTCAACAGTAGGCTTAACTACAAAGTTAGATAAACGTTCCTAATACTATGCAATAACAGCATCAATTTCATTAATATTAGTTTTCCAATTAAATCCGTTAGAAAACATATCTACATTAATAATAGACTTAATCTCTTCTATTTGCTATTTATAATTTTCTATAGCCGCACTTTTTTCATTAGAATTATTACCGGCATTTTCTACTGCTAATTTTGCTTCTCGTAATTTATATAAAGCATCAATCTGTTGATTAATTAGATTAACCTAATTCTGTTGTGTACCAATAGTAAATAACGTCGGTGAAGAATCAGCTTTAGGCAAACTATCTTCATGAGGAGTATATGATGTTGCCTTTGAAGGCATTATTTCTGCAGCAGCCTCTTTAGCACTCGCGGCTTTTTCTCTAATCTCATCTATTGCCTATGATGCCGCGGCACTTTTTATGACAGGTTCAACTTCAACCTTAAGTCCTAATGCAGATAATTGCCCCTATAATTGTTCCGCATTAGCTAACTAAAAATTGACTGCAAAATAAACAGCATTTAACTTTTCTTGCACTGAAGTAATCAACTAGTCTCTCTATGCTTCTAATTCACTTATTTTTCCCTAAGCATTAACATTCCAAGAAGTTCCTAATTCTTTAGCCAAAGCATTACGTTCAGAACTTGCAGCTTTATACTCTGCACTATTTTTATCTTCAATACTTTTAACTTTTAACTACGCCTACTCTAAATTTCTATATGCTGCGATTTTATCATTAATTAATTTAATATCATTAATTAAATTATTAGCCTCTAATGTAGAACGCTATACATCTATAGCAGTATAAGCAGCCGCACGTTCAGTATTATTCCATTCAGGGCGCTCAACAAATTGACGGATATTGTCAATAGAAAAATCATTTAAATTACCAAATTTACTTTGAATTTCAGGTGCTAAAGTAGCAAGCTATGATACCAGTAAATCCGCTACAGCTTGTACATTTTGCATACCTTCTTTAACGCCAACAATAGCAGCCTCACCTAAAGAACGACCAGCATTTTTTACAGCATCAACCGCCGCCTCAAGATGAATAATCATTCCTGCGCCGACGTTATCTGCGGTTTCACCTGCTGGCACACTAGGAGAATGTGTCCCGGCTCCATCGCGTAAGCCTTCAATAGAAACTTCTCCTAAAGCTACACCAGCAGCTCGTACTTCTCCTTCTCCTGCTTTTATGCCCTATGCCATACCAGCAGTAACATCTTGTCCTGCCTTCTAAGCTTCTGCCTGTCCATTAGGCAAAATATTCTTCGCCGCAATATCTACCTAAGCATTTTCAGGCAAAAACTTTTTCCAGATTTCAGCTACACCGCTAATAACACTAGTTCCAGCGAATTTAATTAAATCCACCAAATTAGCTACCATTGCGATCGCGCCAATTGGTATTTTATCAAATAACTTCGGTAAGCCATTTAACATATTAATATATTCTTTTAATCCATCTAAAGCGCTTTTCCAAACATTTTCGGCGCCAAGAGTCGTATAGAATTGCTAATATGCTACTTTTACCTATTCAGTTTTAGATTCAATTGAGTCTAATGCTTTTAAAGCTTGCAATGTACCAGTATCTTCACTGTTCATTGCAACGTCCATATTAGACTTTAATAAATCAACATTGCTAACTAATGCTAAGAAACGTGATTGTTGTCTATTACCAGCAAACTAAGTAGCAATATAACGTTGCTGCGTACTATCTAACTAATCCCATTTTTCACCTAATTCAACAATAACATCTGTGAATTCACGGAATTGTCCATCAACAGTTTTCATTGAGATACCTACTGACTGTAATGCCGTATCAACCTTGTTGAAAGACATAGCTTCGCCTTCAGCATCTAATAATGCAGTTGGATCTTTAGTCAATTCACCATAACGGCTAGCTATACTCTTCATAGCACTACCAATATTAGTAGCAGATTCACGAGTAACAGCTACCATAGTACCAATCATTGCTGATGTCTCTTCAAAGGTAGAACCTACAGATTCCATAGAAGAAGCAGTCTTACTCATAGCTACTGCCAATTCTTCCTATGACACTGCTGTATTTGCAGCAAGAGCAGAATATACGTCTACGACAGTTCCTGCCTCGGACATTTCCATTTTAAATCCACGTAAAGCAGTTGTCATATAGTCAGTAGTTGTTGCATAATCTAGACCAGAAATCTTTGCTAATTTTAACGTCTCATTAGTTAATGTTAAAACATCAGCGGTTTCTAGACCTTGCTGATAATAAATCTATGATACTTCATACGCACCTTTAATAGATACACCATAAGTTTGCGCCATATCACTATATGCATCAACTTGTTTCCATAAGTCACCAGTTGACATATCAGTAACAATTGCAATCTTACTCATAACTGTATCAAGTTCTTGTATGTGCTAAGCGGCCTAACGTACTGCGGTTTTAGTTAAATTTAAAATCTAATTAAAACCCATAAAATTAAGAATGGCATTACGTAATCCATTCATTGTAGTCGCAGCACGATCCATCTATAGCCATTCTGAGTTAGAACGCTATAAAGCACTAGTAAGCATAGTACACTCGCTGCTTGCTTTCTGCATACCAGAAGAAGTCTATAGTGAAGCTCGTGCAGCATTTTCTGCCGCAGCTTTATAATCATTTAAATTAGAAGTTACTACCGCAGTTTCTTTGCTTAAAGCAGTATTATTAGTAGTAATTTTTTCTTGATTTGCAGCAATAACCTACTATACTACCTATGCTTTCTATGCTTCTGCTGTTACATTTGCCACGCGTGTTGTTGCATCATCTTTTGTCTGTTTCTTTTTTGTTTCATCATTAATAATTTTATTAACATCAAAATCTTTAATCCACTACTATATTTCAGTAATAGTTTTATTTTTAATCTCTTCATACTAAGCTGGCGTAATAGTTAAATTATCACGCATCCACTCATAAAAAGCACTTTTTTGTCCTGAGCGAAATTGTAATTGTCCATTTTTATTATTCTAAAAAAATGTATTCCACTCTTCACCCATTCCTTCAGTACTTAAAGATTGTTGAGCAGAAAAAAACTATTTACTTGCTGTCGCGCGATTAGCTTCTTCAGTAGCAATACGTAAAGCTTCCGCCGCTTTCTTTGATTCACTTTCAATCTACTTAACTTTATTCTATATACTTTTTACAATTTCATCATAAGACTAAGTGATTGCATTAGGATCAAGAGCTAATATATCACCCCAGTTATCGCCACTTTGTAATTCAGCCTTCAAAGTTGCTTTAAAATTCCTAGCCTTATCTTCAATAACCTATAACTAACGCTCAAATTCTTTTAAAGCAGCAGACTAATTTTCATCCAATTTTAAATCAGAAAAAGTTATACGCCCCATTGCGATGCGAGCGCGTTCTAGCGCATCCTCAATTTTACCTATACCTTTTTCTGCGGAAGTAAAATCTTTCTAAGCGTTAAAAGGCTTACTTATAGCGCTTTGTAAGCCATCCGCCTCTTTGGTCATTGAACGTAAAATATTCTATAATTCTTTCCAAACGGTAGTCTCCGGCCGCAAATTAGCTAACGTTGATTTTATATCTGCAATTGAACTCTATAATACTTCAAGTTTTACTGGTACCCTAAGTTCTGTTGCCATCCCATCTCACTCTCCTTTATCTCCTAAAATAAAAAAAAGAGCCACTTTCCCCGCAAGAAAGTGGCTTATATATCAGCATCCAAATCTTCCCCTAGATGCTAAATCTCAACAATCAAATCTTTATCGTCACCGACAGTCTCCGGCAACCCTATTATATCAAACGCGGACACCGTTGGATCAGCCCTTTCTCCCAATCGCAAGTTAATATCACTTACAATCCTAACTTTCGGCATATACAAAATATTTGTATAATTCTACCCCTCATTCTCATCTTTAGAATAAAATTTCCCTTCTAAAGAGAATAAACCGTTAAAACGTTCTTTCTATAATGTATAAGAAATTGCTTCTTTTCCATATTCATAGTAGTAATCTACTATATATTTATTATTGGTGTCAGCCAATTTTGTCAATGCTTTATCTTCATACAACTCCACACAAGGAGTTTCTACGTCCGGCTAAAACGGATCGTGATGCTATCCATAGATTCTCTTACCGTATATTTTAGACTATATGGCATCACGAGCATACTCAAAAATAAATGTCTTCTTCTAGTTAACATCTACCGGCCAATGCTCTAAGTAAATACGCGGCCGCTCTTCTCCAATTGGAAAATCAAAAGGGCCTTCTGTCTTATGCATTAGTATAGGTTTTTCTTTGCCTTTTATGGCAACTTTCGCGCCCAAAAGGATACCGAATCCAAATTGAGATACTACACCTTCAGACATTTGAAAGCGAACTTCTGACCGATCTTGCCATATTACCTTTGGCTAATTCAGCCAACCGCCGCGCGCATAGACTTCTTTACTTTGCTCTGATAACATAGACATACTAATGTTTTCAAAATAAAGAACCGGTTCGTCTGCTTCGATATAGCGCTCGCCAAATCGCATAGCAGTCTTCGCGCGCAAACATACTTCATATAATTCCTTAATTCCAAAGTATTGGTGTATCAAAGGTATTCACCTACCTTTCAAAAAGAAACCGGGGACTCGGATGAGTCCCCGGATTTATGATTAATTATTAGCCACCAGAATCCTGAGCAGTTTCAATAGATCCCTTATCATTACCAGCTACTGAATTATCAGAAGTAAGTACATTATAACGAACAAGCTTCATCATTTCATTGCCATCACGTAATACGTTAAGGGTCATTTCAAATGTAGAAGGATCGCCTTCAGCCTGTAGAGTAATAGTAACATTGCTCTGTACCTTAGCCTTATTAATAATGAACTGGAAGGGCTCATCACGGCCAGTCTTTTCAGAACGAATTAGAGTATCGCCAACTACCTTATAAGTTCCTGGGAAGGTATCTGGAGAAATAGTTACTTCAACTGCATCCTCAGTAGTAGTACTGGAAGCAACAATTTCATCCCAGAAAATACGAATCTTATCGCCTTCATCTGGCTGTTCGCCGGCAGCTGCAATACCAGCCTTAGGATTCTTAAAGAGGATAGTATTTTTATCTTTCATCTTATTAGTACCATTTTCATCATACTCAATCTAAGTACGATAGCCCTTAGTTAAGTTGATTAACTTAATTGGATGGTTGGCCTTAGCTTCTGGATACATAACAGTACCAGTAATATGATCCTTTGGAGCAGGAACTATATGATTAGCTAGTGCAGTTACTTCCTCAGTGTGATGTACAACAATCGTTTCACTGTTATTATTATCACTAGTACGACGAATTGCGCCACCTAGCATGAAACGAAGAGATTCTAGAGACATTAGAGCATCTTCTAGAGTAATGTTGATTTCCTTACCATAGTCCCACTGCACGAGACGAGGATTGCCCCACATAATAATATTCCGCATAAGTCGTGAGCATATGCGCGTTCTCTTATGAACTGCTTATAGTTTCCTATAAGATTAGACTATATCTTAATAAGATAAACTTATTATTCCTGTTTTGATTCACTTGAATCTACTCCACTAGGGATAGTCGTTGAACTTTCATTATACAAATTCTCTACTTTAAAATCTCTAAAGATATATTTCCGCTCTCTTTTAGCCTTTAACGCTACCTAATCGCTAATAGTCTTTCTATCAAAACCAGTCTAACGTGCCGCTTCACGAATAGAACTGTATGCTTGTAAAAACTCTCCAGTTTCAGGATCATATCTAAAAACTGGTTTAGTGTTAGGCTAGATATTATTTGGAATTACAGAAACCGAATCAAATTTCTCTGTTTTCCATAAACGACCTCGTACATGATGGTTAGGTATATTTAAAACTCTTCTAATACTGCCACGATATACTTGCATTACTCGTTCTGCCTCTGCTGTACTTTCAAAGCCTTCAATAAAAATACCAGTTTGACCATCATAACTATATACGGGAATTCGGTTAAAAGCAGCTAAAAATTCATGATAATTTGTAACGATATTGTAACCTTTATTAGGGTCGGTTGTATCCATATCAATAATATACTGTGTTTCTGCTTCTATTAGTCGTTCTAATGGGACTTCTTCTAATATCTCTACCTCAAAATTTTCATAACCATATTTTTGAATTGCATTATAAAATGCTGTACAACCTTTATATCCTTTACAATTATCTTTTGCTCTAGCTTTTAAAGTAGTCTTTGTTTTTCCTATGTATTTCTTCCCACTTGGAGAAGTATAACAATACACAAAGCCAAAACCATGTTTTGGCATAATGCTTAGCGTCTGATTATCCATTCTATTCATCCTCCTTAGGATTTTATATCCATCTCCGATGGCTTTAGGATTTTCCAGAAATTAAGGAATTTTTTAGGCGGCCGGGGCCATTTGACCGCCCTGAGCGGCTACATTTTCTGCAGTGGTCTCAATGGTGGAAACTTTTAGAGTATCTAGGAAGAGCACGATATCGCCCTTATAGACGCCGGTCTTTAGATCGTCATCTAGAGCTTCAAAATATACGTTAGCAACTTCCTTAATGCCATACTTGTCAAAAATATTAACATTGTTAGCCATAAAAGTTACCTCCAAGTTATAACTTATCGCCATCAGCAATTGAACGCATCCAATGCTTCAGTTGCGACTTCTCAATTTTCGCGCCTGCTAACGCCGCGCGCTAATTTATATTAAACTAATCACGCCACCCCATCCGCTTGAGTTGGTCCTGAAAAGCATAATAACTAACATCCCAAATATTTAAAATATTCAGGCCACAATTATTTAGCGGCAAACTTGCTATTAAATCTGAAAACTCCATATTAGTACCATTCTTTTTAGCTTCTTTAGCCTTCGCGCGGCGAAGCTTTTCGCGCCTATCGCGCTATTGCATCTTAAGCCGCTTGGTAATCTCCGGATCATCCTCATAAATAATAATCTCATCTTCCGCTGTTTCAAGAAAATACATTCTACGTAGCAAATGCTAAAAATCATAGAATTTATCCTCAGTCATTATGTGTTTTTCCTCCAAGGGGCCTATAATGATTTGTGCGGGGTCTAAAGAAAAAATTACATCTTCATGTGTGAAAAATCTAAAGCCTCGCTTCATAAGGTTATGAATTTCTGGGTCAGTACTTGCAATTAAAAGCAAGTACTAAAAATCGGTCAATTGCGCCATTAGTTCTTTTAATTCATGATCTGAATCAAAATTAGTATTTGGCTTATTGGCAGTTAGAACGCTTAGATATTTCTAAAAATTATCGTAACCCTCATCCACTATTTGCCCCAATGTAACAGGAAATACCGCACATATGTCTTCTACAAATACAGGAGAACCCTTTAAAAACTTTAAAACTTCGGTATCAGTTAAATTCATTTATCTAATATACCATAGAATAGCCGCCAATCCAAGGACTTAATGTTAAGGCATCTGCGCGATAAAACTATAAAGTACCTATGCCTTGCATTTTTGCTTCATTAAACATTTTATCAATTTCTTCCATAATTAAATATGGGCGCAAAGTCCTTCCATCAAGCAGCCATTCTTCATATGGGCATGCTATATCAAAACGAATTGTAGAAATTTTAAATTCCGGATTTAAATAATTGACAACGAAATTACTAAATAGCGCTGTTACATAAGACATTTTTTCAGTGCTGTCATCAAATATCTTTGGCACAATTAGAATCTAGCGGTTAATAAGCTCCGCCCCATCTACATCCGGATATTTTTCTTTATTTAAAGGGTCTCGTACTTGATACTTTAATAAGCGACATAAGTCTTTATTAGACATTAATTTATTAGCAATTTTAAACGTATTATCTCCCATTACCGCGAATCGGCGCTGACTCGGAGTTTCTGTTGCCATTTATCTCACCTCACCATAATGGGATTATCTCTACTGTCTTAGAGCACACCTTATTATTATAAGTAGCTTCTAAAGTAAGTTTACCTAGTTTATTTTTATTATTTGCGTGAAGCACATATACATGTTGTTCTTGCGCGCTTTCTTGCAATGTACCATAATCAGAAGGAGGATTTTTTGCGGCAGAATCTTCTACAATACTAATCTCTGCGCTTAATGGAATATTTTCCTATCCTTCTAGCGTCAAATAATAATTAGCATATCTATCTAACCTAACTTTATCAGGCCCATAGATATATACCGGTGCATCCTCTATAGAAGCGTTTACAACAATAGCAAATTCTTTTGTAACTGCTTTTCTAGCTTTGGAAGCATCATAATTCTTTAAGCGCATTTTAATAGTTGTGCTACCAGGGTTCTCTGCAATAAGACGCCCGGCCGCATTAAAATTAACTATATTCTAATCCTCTTCTGGTATTAATACAATTTCCCATTCATTTAATGTCTATTCATTAAAATGAGGAACAATCTCATCTCCAACATTATATACTGGTTCTAATGTTGGAAATATTAATTTATCAGTATCTGCAACATCCACTGTCAGATCGTCATACTAGCGGTTAACTTTATTCTCAGTTAACGACATATAAATAATACCTGCCACGCTAGTAAAATCTGCTTCAACCATTTTCCAGCTCTCATCCTCGATAATAAAATTGGTACCACGACTTACAGTATTTTCTACTTCTGTATCAGCATCAATTGGACGAGGCATAATAATCTCAGCATATTTATTTGGCTGTGGAGTGATAAGATTGTGCCAAGTTCTAAAATTGCCCTTAACCTTATCATCTGTTGAGCTTAAAACATAAGCCCAAGATTGCCGCAAATAACCCTTGTCATTAATCCACTTTAATAAATAGTTACACTTTAATATACTAAAAGTACGGTAAGTACCATTTACTTTCTTTTCTTCAGAAAGCAAAATCCATTTTTCCTCTGTTCCATCCTTTTGCTACCAAGTCATAATATCTCCGACTCGGATAGGTATGTCATTAGAGACATTTAAATGTAGGATCTTCTGGTACTCCTTATCCTTACTTTGTAAAATAACGCCATCAAAATATAATCCACGTTCAACAGAAAGATTTGTAACTGTATGTGGAGACTCGGCCTTCCAACGCTAAAATGTTCGTATTCCACCATTAGTAATGCGTTCGCCAATAGTCTCACCTAGATGATTTAGGCGCGAATAGTATACATCAAGATAGTTCATCTGGATAATCCAATTTTCCTACCAGGTTCATACATTCAAATATTGTCTTTCTAAAATACTCATAAGACAAATATCTGAGCATAGACAATTTTCCTATAAGTGCCCACCAATTAATGGCATTCGCGCCAAGACCTCTTAGCTCTAAAATAATAGAGTCTAAAAACTTTTCCCATTCCCCACCTTTTTCACGTTCACATAGAAGGCCATATAAGCGATTCTTTAACTTACCAATATAACCTTCAAATGTTTCATCCGCGATATCTTTTTCCCGCAAGCTGTTTGAAGATGACTGCGGGACTATGGTTACGCGATCTATCATATCGCCCTTCCGCCTTATGTACCTCAAGCGCAATTGAGGCATCTAATTTTAATAATTTATCAAGGTGGTTTGCTTGGGAATAATCACTATCAACATACAACTAACGGATATTTTCCCAACTAGCAATACAGCGTTTAACCCATTCGTGCTTCATATATAATGCCAGCATCTGGATTTCCGCGTTAGTAAGCTCTTCTTTAAACTGCATTGCTACTTGGCCATCGTTATTTTCTATTGTTTCAATTTCTAAACTAATACGTGGATATTTAAAGCGTTCAACCGCCATTTTGAGAAGTTCTTGCCAGTCTCGCTCTACTATGGCGAGCTCCTCTTCTAGAGTCCACTCATCGGCGGTGATTCGTGCCAAAAAGGCTTCATAAACTTTTAAGAAAGGGGTCGCCATTTATATCACTTCTCTTCTGCTTGATGCTTCATATTAATGGCATTAATAATGTCAACATCACAGTATTTCTTAATTAGACCTACGAAAGCAGGTGATGTAATTCCCTTATCTACTGCAATCTTTACAACAGAATCTTTTTCAGATTCAGTAGCATTAGGAATAAATTTTGCAAAACCGGTGACATCATTTTTGTCAAACATAGCTGCAATCTCAGCCGCACTTACGACAGTACCTACTTCTTCAACCTGCTCATCCTCTGCAAGACCCTCAACTTTAATAAAGTGTCCATTAACAAGAGCCATAAAGCCAGGATCAAAAGTCATTTCTTCATAATCTTCCTGTGATACAGGAACTGCACGTCCGGGCGTTAATTCACGACTCCACTTAATATTTGGAAAAAATAGTGATACGGTCGCCGTGCCAACATTAGTTAATGTAATTTTACTCATAATAAATTCCTCCTTTTATCTCCAAAAGAAAAAATGGGGCGGGTGAGCAAATCACCCACCCCAGTGGTTATCAATCAATTACTGATTGTTATTAGTATTGTCATCGAACTTTGGAACTAGACCCTGGTTGTAAGCTTTCCAGCCGCTGCCTTCATCTAGTGCCGCGTTGTAATAAATTCCCCAATAGTTAGGCATAGTGAACATACCGACACCAACCTTTACATATCCCTGTAGAACGATGGAATTATCGCCTTCATGATCATCCCATTCACGGAAATATGGAGAACCTTCGAAAGCCATCTTGATTAGCTTTTCTTTCCCAGTGGGTAAAACATAAGCAAAAGATGGATTCATAACAGTCTTAGAGTTGGTTTCATCAGTAAAGGACTGAGGCATAATAACAATTGGTACGCCCTGGAACTTTCCGATATATCCACGCTCACGAATATCAATCATATCCTGATCAGAAATCTTTCCGCCAACCCAGCTTGGATTAGCATTGCTATAAACAATAGCATTAACCATTTCAGCTGCAAACTCAGGAGTGCAGTAGATGATTGGAGAACCATAAGCCGCAACGGTGTTGCAAAGTTTCTTCATAGCAATAGGATTGAAAGTATTAGCCGCAACCTTGTTACGAGAAGGACGTCCAGCGGCATTCCAAGAAGCAAGTAGTACTTCCTGAACCATCTCAAATAGACGATCAACGATACCTTCCTGGATGACTTCATAAATATCAGTCATGCTCTCTAGACCATCTAGATAGCGCTCGAAGTCTACATATCCAGCACCGCCAATGGCCTGAATGTAGACATCAAAGCGATCACGGTCGAGACGGAAAGTCTCATAGTTACCGGATTCGGTAGCACGAGTAACGAACTGCTTACCGCGCTGCTTACCGCGAGTTACACGGAACTCAGGACGAGTACCCTGAGCGAAATGTAGGGTTTCAACGAACATATCTAAAGCAGACTGCACACTCTGAGGTAGTACTTCTTCTAGATTCTGCTCAAGTAGTTCAAAAATGTCTTCCTTATTGCGGTTGAAGACGTGACGGTCAAAATGACGACCATCTTTGGTCATTAGCTTAGCTAGCTCATCACGAAGAGCAGCTTCATAATCATAATCGGCGGCTGCGAACTCAGCAGGAACTTTACGTCCAAATACGCCGTTCATTAAAATGTGTAGATTATCCATAACGTTCGCACCTCCTATTAAATTCTAATAATCTGATACTTAACGCCAAGACCACCATTAGGAATGGTATAGAACTTTACGATCTTGCCATAAATACCAGCTTCTGGAATATTCTTAACAATTTCTGGAACCGCATTAGCAGCAGAAACGGTTTCGTTCTGTCCAACAGGCTTAATAGCAACATATAGAGGAGTAGTATCAATTGCTTTTAGAGCATCTAATAGTACTTGCTCTGCAGTCTTGCCATTGGCTGCTGGGAAAGTGGTGTCATTATACTGTAAGCAGTTAGTAGTTACAGTGTCGCCAACACCTAGTAAGCCTACACGGGGATAATCGCCAGCAACCTTGCGGCCGAAGCGCTGTAAGCCATAATGCATCATATCATATTCTTTTTCTGTGGTATATACAATACCAATAGGAGCAGAAGTTGCAGCAGTTGGTGGATTAATAGCACCTGCAGCCTTATCTCCTACGACCCACATACCATTCTCACAAGGAGCGGCCTTTGTAAAGGCTTCTCCTAGAGGAGTCTGGGAAACTACCATACCAGTCTTTGGGAAAGCTACCTGATTTAGTTCGAGGCTGGCATATAGCTTTTCGTCAGGGTCACGATACTTATCTACCATATCATCAACTGGATTGGTGATAGGAAATCTTTTCATCGCCATAACATATTCCTCCTTAATTCTTGCGATAATTCTTCATTAGAAGCGCAAATTGATCTACAGGTGGTTCTGGTAGTGGAATAATATCATTATCACTGCCAGCCATTTGTTTATTTGCAAAACTAATTGCTAATTTGCTTTCTAGTTCGTCATAGGTAAAGTTAGAAATCTCCGTGCGAACTTCGGCAATTTCTTCTTCTGCGAGAAGTTTTTCATATTTTTCTACTAATTGATTTTTCTTTTCATCTTCTAAACGAATTCTTTCTGCTTCATACTGAGCAATAGAAGCTTCTAATTCAGTAATGCGCTGATTTGCGTTTTCAGTCGCGGCGGTAGCTGTAGTTAAAGCTTGCTCTAGTTCCGCAATCCGATTCTGAGCATTTTCATAATTAGTAGTTAGCTCAGCATTAGCATTTGTAAGTTCTGTAATAGAATTCTGAAGAGCTTCAAAATCAATTGGCTCAGCCGCAGGTTCAGCCGCGTTTAGAGCAGGATCTTCTACTAGTGGAAGTTCGGGCTCAATGGCAACTACGTTGTCTTCAATGGGCTCTTCTGCAACAGGAGTTACAGGCTCTTCTGCGGGAGTGCCTACGTTATTTTCAAAATTGTCTTCCATAGGTTGTTCTCCTCCCTTTTGTTCTAATTCCGCCTCTTCAACTTGTTCCTTTAAGCCGGATAAAAGTGAAGAGAACTTTTCATATTGAGAAGCATAATGATTGTCTTCATGCTCAAAGAAAGTAGAGACAGAAAAACAGGGCTCATGTTCGCCTATAATACATAGACCCATTATTGCGGCTTTAGTATACACGAAGTATTCCATTCCGTCAATGTCCGCCCAGTCTCCGTCAATAGAATCTCGATCTAATTCCATAGATTGGTGCTAACCGACAACTAAATTTGCTTCTTTATAATACTTATTAAATAGTACGACGGAAAATACCGCATAATCACGTGTAATTCCATCTGTGTCTGTAAAAGGTTGCCACCCTTTAAATTCTTCTACGTATCCGTAGGCGCTAGCTAATGTTGGCCCGGTATGCCCGGCCCAGCTTTCAGTTTCTGGGTCAAAAAAACCTACTACTGGAGTATTACCACTTGTTGCGCTAGCAATTAAACTTTCTGCGATTTCATCTGTAATATAGGAACCGTTACGATTCCCATATTTGGTAAAAACTCCGACATCTAAGCGACCCAATTCTGGTTTGGAGCTAGAAATTGGCTACGTAGGAGAAGCAATAATAACACTATCAAAGTAAATAGGTATTTTTTTATCCATAGTAGTTCTCCTTAACCCATGGCCGCAATATTGGCCTGAGTTTTCTCAGATTTCTCCTCGTCAGGTAACTCTGGGCGGCCACCTTGATTACCCACAGTTACTGAAGTTTTCTTTGTTCCTCCGCTGCCACTATTGCCGCCAGATTCATTATTACTAGAGGTATAGGACGATTGTAAAGGAATCATCTTTTCGGTCATATGGAGGAAATCATTTTCAAAGGTCATTAGGCTTAATTGTGCAAGCTGCTTAATTCCACTTGCTACACCTGCTTTCATCTTGGAATAGCCGTACTGGGCGCCCTAGAAATAAATGCTCTAATAGTCTTTGATATTAAACATAGTAGTGGGCAAGATTTCAAAATCAAAAGTCAATCCGGTGCGAACGAATCTCTAATTGATTTGAAATCTTATCCACGTACTATACATGTTTAAATAGCTTTTCATAAGACTTTCATCCTTTTTAATACTATATGCGAGCGTAGAGCTATTTTCTGCATTAAAAAGAATAGAACCACGCCCTAGAGCGTTCCAAGCATTTTTTGTATACTTTTCAATACGATCAGCCGATTGTGATGCCGCAGAGGAATCCTGAAGATTCTCTAACGATGTATCCCCGAAAGTGGTTAACACGTCTACAGTATCCAAATCTTGGAGCATGCTCGCTACTCCTGCGTGAATGTCGGCTACCTCATCGAGTTCAAATACTAACTCGCCATCTTTATCAATTGGCATGCGTTGAATTAGTAATTTGTATAGCTCATTTTCATCCCGCGTTTCTTCACGACCAACTGCGTCCTTAAGCTTACGTAATCTTGGTATAGCGGCAATAAGTAATGGCGTTTGATCATCAGCGAAGCAAAAGTTAATGCCACCGTCGGCGGATGAAATCATAACCCATGGATCAGTTGTTTTCTTGTCTTTCCAATTTCTCCACGCTTTTTGCACTACTTCTGGAAATGTAAGTAGCATACGTGCTCTTTCTTTTTCATCAGAAAACTTGTGTTCAAAATAGGTTACGTTAAATTCAAGGATGTTTAAGTTATTATAGTCCTTGAATCTCGTGCGGCAAAACTCTAGCGGAAGGTCTTGAATCGAAATTCTATTCCCAATTTCGCGCAAAATGCCATTATACATACCGTTAATTAACCAATCTTTAGTAATACGTGTAAAGGTATTTTTTACATCTAGTTTATCTACAAATGCACAAGCATTATAGAAACTCTTAATAATCTAAGCCTATGAGCCTTTTCCTTGTTCAAATATAGGGGTGACAATTGTATCATAAAAAGGTAAGGTGGCTAAAAAATCAATATTTTCGCGGTATTCACTATTAGTGCGATAATAGTAGCGGGATAGCTATCTTAGAGAATCTAAGTCTCCCGTGCGAATAATATCTTCAATTTCTTCTACAGAAAAATCGTGTGACCCTACAGAATTTGTACGTGCATTTGAACCATAGCGACTAACAGCACGTTCATTAATAGGAACTCGATATATTCTGTTATTTGCCGCAAAATCTACAAACGGCTTAAAAGAATTCATAAACCTCACCCCCTACTTTTAGGACTGAAGAACACATACTATTTTATCTTTTTTTTCCTTTTTTTAAAAATTTCTTTATCTTCATAATATTTAATTCTATATAAACTATATTCCAAGGCGCTAAATCTATCTTTTTCAATTGAACGAGAAATTCTTTCTACTTTAAATTTATTTTCAACCCCAGTGGGCTTTAGGCGCAAATTATTTAGTTCATCCATAAGGCGCGAAGTCATTTCATACGGAAGTAAGAATTTACGTCTATCATAAGGTGTCATTTTCTATCCCTTTTTAGTCTTCATCAATTTATCCTTTACAACACGTTCATGCGCGAGAAAGGAAACAGAGCCAGTATTTATTGCGCTTAGAAAGGCCGCATGGATGGCATCCTCATTAGAAGCACTAGCCTTAATATCATACAAGATTGCATTATAGGCAGGCACGGGTTCCTCCTATTCTATTTTAAGCTCTGGCGGCAAATGGTTCTCATTATTAAAAGTATAATATGCAGGGAACTATTCTCCAGTCTTAGCGTCAAAAGAAGGAAGCGCCATCGCGTCCATTAAACCAATACCAGGCCCGTTACCGTCAATTACAACCTCACGTGGATTATATAACTAAATTAATTTTTTAATGCGTGGCGCCTAATCTGTAATATAGTTCGCGCCATTTATAACTTCCGTGTATACTACATTTTTCTTATAGCGTGAATCACCCGGTAATACTTTAATAACCATAATAGCAGTATTTGCTTTATATCTACCAACGTCTACTCCAATTTCATACCAAGCATCAGGGCATACTTCACTTATATAGGCGTGTCGTTCGCATTTAAGTAAAGAACGATGCTTAGTTAGACGACGTGAATCTAGCCACGCATCAGAGTTATTACCTGTCCATATACTAAGGTTTTCGCGCGCGAACGCATCTTCATTGACTGAAGTAGAATATCTTTGGTCTTCCATAGTCGCTCTATCTATAAGGCCATAATGTACTGGAATTTCATAACTAAGGCCCCAGCAAAAGAACTCCTTTGGACGCAGTACAGCATTTACCGCTATCTCGATAAGACGCGAATACATATATACAGTACGGTCACTTGCGGTTGTAATGAAAGTCTGCGGTGAAGAAGGTTCATCGACATTTAAAGAACCATCTGGCTCATGGCGTTTAATGTTTAGCTGCGGCCATAGTACCTCGGTATATGCCTCCTCAGAGATAAGAGCACATTCCTCTAATATAGCCGCGGTTGCACGCAATCCACGAGAAGTATCTTTTGATACTACTGTAATCTGACTGCCATTTTTAAAATTAAGTTCGTAGTAATTGCTACTAGATTTAATACCCGTTTTGCCATCCTCTGTGCGCGTTGTTAGCTCCTTTTCAAGGAGTGGCCAATGGCGGAAGAACTAAGCAAATTTATCACGCGCAATATTAATAACGGTACCTTTAACTTCAGAAGCAATCATAACGCAAGAGCCGGGTAATAAGACAGCACGGACTAGCGCGCATAAGTATGCCGTGAAAGATTTTGATGTGGCGCGCGTACCAGTCCAAAAATGGTACCTATAGCGCATAGATGCTCTCAGAGCAATGCGCTGGAAAGGCATTAAGTGAAAATGCTGCGCATCTTCGGTTAACTAAATAGTATCTAACAGTAAGTCGGGATACAGTATCCAGAGGTTGAGATATTTTGTAAGTAAATCCTAATTTCTATCTAAGAATTCACGAGTAAGAGTAATACCTTTTTCAATAGCTACCCCATCGCGCAATAGGGTCCCTTCGGGGATTTCACTCATCATATCCCCCCTCGTCCTATAGTTCGGCCGCAAGAGCACTATCACCTTCATATTCGATGTCTGCTGTCTCGTCAAAATCAACTTTTTCATTCTCAATTTCTTCAAGACGTTCAGTCATATTATAGCGAGCGCGCTTATCTTCAACCTACTCTGCGAAGTTGCCTTCATTCATTACAAGGCGCTTCAAGTAATTCTAAATATTTTCCATCATAAAATCAATAGAATCTTGCGGTTCCGTATGCCAATTGGGATGCCAGCCTTTCTTACCATAGTAAACCATAAGCTCTCCAATGGACTCGAAGTCTGCCGCACTTTTAGCATTAGAGGCTTCAAAGTGATATACTTTTACGATATTGTCCGCCGCATCCATTAACTTCTTTACATCAAGGCCTTCGCGCAAACCTTTCTTTATATTCCACTATATTTCACAAAAGTCGCGTGCCTTTTCCTGTAAAATTGGAGTAGAAACGTTTTGAGTTGCTACAATTTTATTGTAGAAATCTTCAAGCCATTCCAGCTCATCGGGCTTGTAAGTGGGACCCCATACTTTCTTCAATTTCTTCATACGAGCTTCAGAAAGAACCTTAATCTCATCATCGATGGTGCCCTCTTTTCGCGCGAGCTCCCATCGCGCATTTTCCTCTCCCCAGGAGCGCTTTGCGTACTTATCGTCGTAGAGGAGATTGAAGTAGGCAGTAAATGTCCTATCCTTATGTTGCTCATAAAGTTGCGTCCATTTATCAAGGTCAAATGGCAAATCTAGCCATTGCATTACGCGGTCTACTTCATCCAGATTGTCTTGCTTAGTGGTAGCTTCAAGGCAAGAAGTACATATGAGGGAACGATGGGCGGGAAAGAAGCGCGAAGCCGTATATACAAATGCTTCAATGGGCTTATCTTGCTTACACCTAAGGCAACGTCTTTTCTTCTCATCCATCAGTTACCACCTACCTTTTTTCCTGGCGGCGTTGGCGCTCACATTGTCTACAATATGATTGGAAGCCATCTTTGCGGCCGGAATTCTTTGTATAAAAGAGTGGGTGGCGCGGTAAGGCTTGGCCGCATCCTTTGCATACCTTAAGTTCCTCTTTTGGGGTTTCACAAAGTAGGCGGTTGCGGGTAGCTTCTCGCGCAATTTCCTTGGGAATGTCATTGGCGATTAGGGTGCTTAGGTAGAAGGGGTTGTAGGTGAATCCAAACTCCTACATAAGTTCCTCGGAGATTTGCTCGCGGGGCATTTTTTGAAGAACACGTTCGGCAATGGCGCGGCGCACGGGTGTTAATGGGGTCATTTCAAGATAACGCTCCATATCCCATATAAGGGTGCGCCCATACGTATCTAACTTCTCCTTAAGCTATTCGCGTAGGGCATCGTAGTTATTCATAAGTTGGTAGATATGTTTGGGATTTTCCCAATCAAAATTATGCTAGTACACAACCCACTTTACTTGTAAGTTATCGCCCTCGCCGCGAGTCTCATAGTCAGCAAGATTCGTGGAAATTGTATGGGTATAGGACTTGGATACGCGGCGTTCCCATTCGGCGCGCGAAATCCAATATGCGGACTCCCCGTCCCAATCATAGAATTGGGGCTTTGGGTGGTCTAGTTTTTGAAAATGAATTGCGGGCTTGTAGGCGTCCTTAAGGTAGTATTGGGTCCTCTTCATATCCACGATGTTATGGCGCAATCGGTATAGGCGATAGTCATCCTCAAATAGAAGGAAGTTCTCGTCGGGCGGCAGTTTGCCTTGTAAAATATGAAGCCATTTATCAAGATGGTCTAGGCGCTCCCATAGTTCTACCATTCCTGGGATATCGGCGTCTCCAATATCAATAAGGGCGCCAGTTTTTTTGTCGTATTTCGGACGGTTAATGACGGACTAAGATTTTTTGTATACGTCGCGCTTGTAGGCACTCCTAAATTCTTGCTCGTCGGTTGCTGGGTTTTCAATTATTTCGTCAAACGAAAGCACATAGTCGTCGGAGGTTTTGAAAGTATTGTAGCGTTTTTTATTATCATAGACTTCTCCACGGCGTAGGGAAGATTGCCCGTTTTCATCTTTGCCGTAGAGAATGTAGGTGGCCATTTGTTCTAATTCGGCATCGGATGGGTTTTTCTCTAGAGAGTCTAGAATGTTACGTACAAGCTAAAGACGGTCAGTGTCTCGTTCGATGTTGTAATCTAATGAATATGGTTTTTTCATTATATTTCAACACCTCCTTTATTTTATTTTATCACATTGGGTTGTGGGTTGTCAAGTGTTTGGGTTTAATTTATTTTTTAAAAATAAAAAAGTTGGTGGAAAATGTGGAGGCCGGCCGGAGGCCGGGCACTTCATCACGCTAAAGCCCGAAAGTAAGCCCCCGCTAACATAAAAACAAAAAGAAAAAGCGAGCTTTTTAGCTCGCTTTTTCTTGTCTTGCTTTTCACTTGCGGTTCATCATATCCTTTACAGTAATAAACTTGCCTTCCTCAATTGCATTTTGAAATGCCGTATATTTACCGGAATTAAAAACAACTTGCGGCCCGTCACATTTCAAAGTGATACCCTTCCCGCGCGTTAAGTTGTTCATATCCTTTTCAAAATCATACTTGTCAAGCCATATACACATATATTCCGCGACAAACCGAACAGCTTTTTTATACTCTTCCTCCCTGCAAAGGGTATAAATCTCTTTTTTGTCTTCTTCGGAAAACATGCCATATACAATTCCGGTATAATCACCGCTCATCATGTCAAATACAGTGCCAAAGGAAAGAGTTTTCCCGTTGTGACCGACTTCCAATTTTCCATATTTTTTCGATATAATGTCAGTGTTATCATAACCCTTTACATATAGTACCTTTGCCGTGATAAAGTTGTCAACACGGCAAAGTGCACACCTCACAAGTATTTCGATTAAATCACCGAAGGCGCCAAAGTCAAAAAGCGATTTTTCCGACCCTTCCTTGTGTTCCGCAAGCATGGAAATATATTCCCCTACGGAAAGCGCGCCTTGCTCAATTCCATACAAGCCACAACCACAATTTGCACAAGCAATCATTCTCTTTTCCAATTTTTTATCAAATTGGTCGGGGAATGTTTCAATCAAATAGTTAACAATCTTAAAAGCAGCTTTTTCGATAGTAAACCGATCGGTATAATCAATTTCTTTTCCGAAGCGCCGAACCGCGTCATTGATTGACCTTGCTTGTAAAGTTGTCAACGCGTTTACGTACCTTGCCATTTTTGTTCATCCTCTCTGGTTTTGTGTGTTTTCCTTCACATTTTACACTTTTATATATTCGCCGTCTCTTTTTGTTTTCCTTCTTTTTTTCAAAAAAATTTTTTATTTTTTTTGTTTTTCAAATGTTTTTTGTATACATAAAATGTATTATAACGTATTATTTTTTCATGAAATAAAAAATCCGAACATTTTTTTTGATAAACTTAAAAAATGTTCGGATTTTACCAGATACGACAAAATGTAACATTTCTGTAACAATAGACCAAAGTCTGGCAAAACGGCGCAAACCCTTATTTTTCAACGGTTCCGGAGCTTTGGATGTATTACATCCAAGTGTTAGTGTTGACTAACTTGTAACAAAAAGATATAATATCCATATAAATTAGGAAGGGAGCGAGCGGAAATGTTACAGAAATGTTACGAAGGTTGTGGAAAGTTTTCCACAAGGGCGTGGAAAGTTATCCACCGCTTTCACGCTTTACCACACGAAAGTAAGCAGCGGCTCGGGCGCCGATCCCTTACATCGACAACGCCCACGCCCACCCACATCTCGCTTATACCGTATATACACGCGTAAGCAAGCTGGAAGCTGGAAGCTGCAAGCTGGAAAGGAGCTGGAACAATGTTAGTAATAGGAGCTGGGATCGTACTGGGCGGGCTGATAGCTGGGAGCTTCGCCCCACTTGGGGCTGTTGCCGTATGCGAGCTAATCGGGTGGACGTTGATGGGCGCGGCCAAATTGAGAGCCGAGCAAAAGGAGCACCAGGCCGAGCAAAGGTTGACCATGTATCCAACTTACAAATACTGAGCGCTTCGGCGCTCTTGCGCCTTTGGATGTATTACATCCAAAATAAAGTATTGACGATTAGAAAAGTGTATGTTATAATTAAGCATCAAATAAAGGAGGGCATGCAAAATGTTCGAAGTGTATGGAAAATTGACTGGGCGGGTGTACGTGAGCGAGCTTTCTAAGGAAGTAGCAGAAAGTTGGATCCGGTGGCATCGGGAAGTAGCAGATTTCTTAGAAGTACGTCCAATGAAGTAAAAAAAGAGAAAAGGATATAAATCCTTTTCTCTTTTATACTTTTTAGATGTATTACATCCAAAAGAAAGTGTTGACTGGCGCGCTTATAAGTGCTATACTTGTATCATCAAAAAGGGAAGGAAAACCCACTAAACCAGAGAGGATGAATTACTATGAAGAAGGCCATCATGATCACCATCACCGTTATCATTACTCTGTCCAGCATCTGCGCTTATGCGGATATCTATCCAACTACTGCCATTGTGCGGGAAATTGATTATGATAATGATGTGGTATACTGTGAGGATTGTAATGGCGATATGTGGGCTTTTGAAGGGATTGAAGATTGGGATATTGATGATATTGTCTCTATGATAATGAACGACAACGACACGGAATGGATTCATGACGATATTATTGTACAGATTCGTTATGGCGGTTATGCGGAAGGGCTTTGAGGCCCTTCTTTTTTTTTATACCTAATTGGATGTAATACATCTAATTATCAGTGTTGACAGGCATACCATGTGTATGGTATACTTGTCTAATAGAATAGTATGTAGTAATAACAATCATTCACCTATGCAAAGTGGATCGTCCGATTTTGATATATTTGACACGCCGAAAATTTTTTTATTTTTTATAAAAAGTAGTTGACAATATGAATCAACTATGCTATAATAGCATCATCAAAGAAGGGGAGGAAACCAACGATGTTGACTAAAGGAAAGATTGCAAACGAATTCGGCGAGGTAATCGGTGCTTATTGGTATCGTCCTTCCATAAATGCTTTTACTCTTCGTCTGTACGGAGTAAACCGGAATGGTTACACAGAGGAAGGGATAGTAAATTGGTGCCTTTCCTACGGTTGTCAGTGGTGGGAAGAGACTTGAGGTCTCTTCCTTCTTTTTCGCGTAGGCACTTTTGGATGTATTACATCCAATATAGAAATGGCGGTTATTTAACCGCCATGTTTGTCTTTTCATAATATAATTCATAATTGCCATATTCCACGGAACAGGGGTCCGTGATGTCGTCATAGCCATTCAGCATAGCATCATCAAACAAACCACTTTCCCGTACCAGATAACCGTTTTCCTTGTGCATCCAGAAATACTCTTTCATGTTTCTACCATCCTTTCTTCCTCCCTTTGGAGTGATTATAATATAACACATTTAGGCTATAAAAGCAAGACACGCTTTTAGATGTAATACATCCAACTTCCCGTGTTGACATATAGCCCTGTTAGTGATATTCTATACTTGTTCCGAGGGGAGCGCGGGCAGAGCCCTAAGGCGGGTGTGACCCATGAGAGTCTGTAAGACCACGCGCGATGAACCGGCCGCACGCCGAAAGAGCGAGATGGTGCGGGATACACAGTGGCGAGCTGTGGGATCAGCTGGGAGCTGGTTCAAATGTCGAGGCAGCACCTGCAGGGGACTGAAACAGGCAGGGATTCATCTCGTGAAGACCTCCCCTTCCCGTCAGCCGTAGGGAAAACGGAAAGGATCCGTTGAAATCGGTTAGAAAATTCCGGGGAATGTAGTACCAGGAATTTTCGCTTATGCAATAATTGGATGTATTACATCCAAATTAAAGTCTTGCGCGTCCGCACATTTTATGATATACTTATACCATCAAAGAAGGGAGGACACCATGATGATCAACGTGCGGACATTGAGGAAGTTGCAGAACAATGACGGGCTCACACTCAAAGCGGGCAAGCCTATTACCTATAAGACGGGATATCAGGTGGCGGATTACGGGTATGAATTGACAACGGCGGAAGCCGCCATAAAGGTAGTACGTCAACTACAGGGAAATTGTGGTATTTGGTACAGTGAAGGAATTTACTATATTGACCATAGTTTCCGCATTAGTACCAAAAAACAGGCGCTCGCCATTGGGCGCGAACATAAGCAAATTTCAATTTTGAAATGGAAAGATATGTCGCTTGTCTACTGCTAACGAAATTGCCCGAAACCGGGCAATTTCATTTTTAAATCGTTTGGATGTATTACATCCAAAATAATCGTTGACAATTCCCGTAACCGGGTGTATAATAAGGGCATCAAGAGAGGGGAGGAACAGAAACATGATGTACTACGAAATTTACGAAATGCGCGGCGGTTTTGAGATTTGGAAATGGACGGGTGCAGGGCAGCAGGGCGAGCGCGTCAAGTTTTTCAAAACCCGCAAGGGCGCGGAAAATTGGGCGAAAAAGCAGTGGTACCGCGTCATTTGGCGGTAATGGCGTAAGGCGCATAAATGCGCCCTATATAAATTGGATGTAATACATCCAAATTGAGGTCTTGCGCTTTTCGACGGTTAGTGCTATACTCTATCCATCAACGGGAGGTGATTCCGATGGGGATTGAGGCCCTCCGGCCCGCGGGCAGGTGCGAAGCGGGCCACATGGGCGGGAGGTAAGCACCCAGTCGGTTGAGGGCAGGAGCCCCAAGGCCGGCATTGAACCTTGACAACTGAATGGCGGATGGCCACCGCCTTAACAAGCCCCAGGGAGGCAGAAGCCAGTTGCGAGAGCGCGAGTTGCTCGTGTAAGACCTTCAAAACCGGGAAACGAGGATGCCCCGGACCCTGTTGACACAGAGCCGAACGGCTCTTTTTTTATTACGTATATTTGGATGTATTACATCCAACTTGCCCTCTTGCTTTTTTCATCGAAAAGTGGTAATCTATACATGTTCCAAGGGGAGGGGCGGCAAAGCCAAGAGGTGCGACCCACGAGAGTCCGTAAGACCGCTACCCGATGAACCAACCGCGCGCCGAAGTCCTACTACGCGGTATACAGGTGAGGAGCCTGGGGTCAGCTGGGAGCTGGCTTAAATGTTGAGGCAACAACAGGGGAGCATCTGGGACCCCGGGGCTGGTAGGATGGATGCAAAGGGTGGCGCCCTGTTCGGGAAAAACGAACTTGAGTCCGTAAATGTGCGGGCAAACAGCCGGAGCGGGCAACCGCTCTTTTTTATACGCGCGGTTTGGATGTATTACATCCAAAAATACGTGTTGACATTCTCTTATAAGTATGATAATATACACTTGTCCGAAGGGACAATAAATAAAAGAGAGGTAAAAGCAATGAGTATCGAAAAGATTAAGGGCCACGAGAGCGCACAGGTTAAGGTTTATAAGTACGACAACGGTGCTATGACGCTGGTAAGCTACGCCACGGCGGTTATTGGAATCAATGCGGAAGGCTGGATGGAAATTAGCGGTTTGTATAGCCGCACTACCATTAAGCACATCGGATGGTTCATGCGCGAATTGGGATTTACTTATCAGTTGGCCAAACATCTGTATCTCAACAATATGCGGTTCAATATTCATACAGGCGAAATTGAAAACCGGGGTTGAACCCCGGTTTATTTTATTTCACTTTATTTGGATGTATTACATCCAATTTCCCGACTTGACTTTTCCTTATAATATGATATAATGATATTGTCCTCAGAGAGAGGAACAAGAAAGGAGATTGAAGCAATGTATATGTTCTATGCAGACAATACCGGATGGATCCCTATGGGTAACGATGGACAGATTAAGGTGCCCTCTTCCGTAAGAAGCGAGCGTAAGCTGCGCGAGCTGGCAACCTCGTTCCTCGGCGGGCGCGCTGGGCGCGTGTACCTGATGGCAAGCTGGACGCAGGCTATGAGCGAGCTGGGACCGCGTACTTTTGAAGAATACATTGCCCGCAACGGGCGTGTGGTTGCTCATTCGTGAGCAACCATTTTCTTTGTGGTAAATTTGGATGTATTACATCTAATTATCTCTATTGACACTTCCCTATCTCTATGTTATACTATAATCACTCCAAGGGGAGAGAAAGGAAGGAAGAAGCAATGAAAACCATCAGCATCACCATGACTTGCGGCCCACACATCAATGAGACCCGCATCGGCTACTATGATACGGAAGCCGAAGTTGACCTGTTTCTGATTGTAGATAACCGGCAAGGCGAGCTGGAGTTACAGAAATGGGAGCGCAAGCTGGGCATCGAGCGCGAAAAGAGCGTTAATGAATACAACACCGACATTACTTACTATTCTCTATATGGATTCATAGAGAATTAAGGCTTCGGCCTTAATTCTCTTTTATATTTGGATGTAATACATCCAACTTTAACCGTTGACTTCTTACATAAATTATGATAATATACAATTGTTCCAAGGGAACAGAGAAAAAGAAAAGGAGCGAAAGAAAATGACAATGACGATTGAAAAAAGACTGAGGGATTTCCATTTCTGGGGTAGCGCCGCAAGCAATGCCGCCAAGTTAACACCCGAAGAGCTGGATAGCATTGAAAACCAGTTGGAAGAAATTAACGCCACAACTGGTGACGAGCCTATGAGTATCACCGAAGTAAATGATTTCTTCTGGTTTGACTTTGAAACGGTGTGCGAATGGTTAGACCTCGACTACAAGGAAGTAATGGCAAGGGAATAAATCCCTTGCCTTATTTCATTCTTCACTATTAGATGTAATACATCCAACTTTACTGCTTGACTTTATCCCATAATATGATATAATGTGTACGTAAAGAGGAAGGCAACCTCCCAAACCAGAAAGGACACGACAATGGAAGAACTGAAAAATACCCTTCACGCGCTTGCTGATGATGCAGTAAATATGGTAGACGTCACCTTTGATATGTTCCCCGACGTCACTTCTCTATCTGAGTGCTTTCCTTACTCCGCCTGCCGCACCATTACTATTGATGGACATGACTATACTATCCGATATAAAGTAGAATTGAAGCCAATCGAGTGGTGACCTTGCGGTCACTCTTTAAAAATTAGATGTAATACATCTAATTCTATCGTTTGACATTTTTCCCGATTTATGATATTATATACTTGTCCGAAGGGGACAGAAAGGAAGGAATCAGATATGGTTAAGATTACTAAGGGTATGGCACGGAAACTCTACAACGAGGGCGAAGAAGTTATGATTATTCCCAACCGCGTCCGGCCCGATGGTATGCTGGCAAGCTGGACTACTAAACCAGCTGATGACCCCACCGCCGACTTTGATAAGCTGTGTAACGCAATCTTTTATTACAACTGCTCTCCCGAAACTGGGATGTCGCTTGTCTATTACGCCAAGGCCATTTAACCGGGTTCACCCGGTTTCTTGTAATTAGATGTATTACATCTAACTTCTATGATTGACATTCTTCTATGGTTGTGATATATTATACTTGTCCAAAGGGACAAGAAAGGAAGGAAAGAAAATGGTACGTATTGGCGGAACGATGATTAACACTGATATTATGAGCGCGGATGAAATGGACCGTCTGGCTGACATTTTTGGTCAGATTGCCCACCGCAAGCGGAGAGCTGAGTATTTTATGGAACAGCTGGAAGATCTGGTAGTAGAAGCTCGGCGCGAGGGCTTTGACTTTGTAGAGAAAGACCTCGGAAACATCCTGACCGCCGGCGATTGGGAGATTGTTGATAATGAGTAAGCGCTTCGGCGCTTACCCTTATACGAATTAGATGTAATACATCTAATTCTTCCTCTTGCTTTTTCCTTTAAGATATGCTAATATATACTTGTCCAAAGGGGACAGAGAAAGGAGAAAGAGCAATGGAAATGACCTATCACGTGGCAGTGCAGAGAGCAAACCGGGTTCAGCATATCGTGGAAGAAATCGGCATCGGACAGGTAGTACGCGAGCAGTACCGCGGCCGTGGGCTGGGACAAGCTGGGTGCTATGTGTGCATCACTGACACGGGCATTACAATCATTAAATCCGAGGACAAGCTGAAAGTTATCACGATGTACGTAACCACTCAGCGTGAGCTGGTAGCCGTGTACGGTGGCCCGAAGAAAGTACCGAACTTCCTGCGGAAAAAGGTAGACCACAATCAGAGTAAATATACGCAGGGCGGAAAGACCATTTGGCGCTAAGGCGCCAATTTGGTTTTGAATAATTAGATGTAATACATCTAATTCTATCTCTTGCGCTTTTCCTAAAAATATGATAGAATACACTTGTCCGAAGGGACAGAAAGGAAGTGCTTACGATGAAACAGGAAAGTAAAACGATATACGTTCTGACATTGGAAGGTGAACCCCTTCACGCTTATACTACTATCGAACCGATTCGGCAAGCCTGCCGTGATTGGTTTGAAGAACACCGTGATAATTATTCGATTTATAAGGACTTCAATTGGTGGCTGGAAGATTGCGATTATACCGATGAGGAAGAAGCCTGGGACGATTATGTATCAGAACATTTTGATGGCGGCACATGGGGCGATTATGCGTGGTATGATGTTACCCTCGACTGAGGGTAACTTTTATATTTAGATGTATTACATCTAATTATAAGAATTGACAATTACGTATGATTATGATATACTTACAACGTACCAAGGAAAGGAGAGAAGATTATGAGCAAGAAGAAGAAGCAACCTAAAACGTGGGTGGAGGTATTCCAGTCCGAGCGCAAGGAGTTTCCGCAGGGTTATTGTGTAACTCGCGTTATTCCAGATAAGCGCAATAAAAAGCCAAAGCATAAAGGGAAGGAGCTGGAATAAGTCATAACCAATTTGGTTTCAAAGAATTAGATGTAATACATCTAACTTCTCCTATTGCAATTTTCCTATATTGTGATATAATACAATTGTTCCAAGAGAGAGGGACAACGAAAGGAGAGAGAAAGATGGATTATCGTAAAGAGAAGAATCTGCTGATTGCGTTTGATGGTGATGTTATTAAGGCTCAGTATGATTGGGCCACTGGTATTTGCTATGGCAACAAAGGAACTCAGCTGAAAGGCATTTCTCCGGCGTTCCGTGGGTCTGTTTATGACCGTATGATTACTTCTCACAGGTGGATTAGCTCTCATCTGATGGGTGAAGAGCTGGCCTTGGCACTTGATAGGTGGGAGCGTCTGGCAAGCGTGGGCCTGTATACTGCTGACCACGACATTCTGTCTAATAGTGATTATCCGTTCCCGAATTTGAAAAAAGATTTTGTGGACTATATCAAAAAGCAGTTTGATGGTGAGCTTTCCTGTTATGCTCAAAATAAATTTACTTATGCTATGATGCCTGAATATCAGATGCTTACTCGGAACAATCGGACTCTGATTGATAATATGATTCGGGATAATTATCAATGGGAACTTCCGATTGATTGGGCAATTAAGGCATTACTGAGGCTTCAATTAGAAGATTATGAATATTGTTTTGGCTCTTATAATCGGATGTCTATACTCGAAGATTACTATACTCGGTGCCAGAATATGGGGCAGAACAACCCGGCTATCACTAAGAACTTTCTGATTACTATTTGCAAGACTGCTCATATGTATCAAGTATGGAAAAACGAACATATGGATGAAAATCTGGCAAAGCATAATGATTTGAAAGAACTGTATTATGAAAATGATACCTACGTAATGTTCCCTCTGCTTACCGCCGCTCAATTCCATAAAGAAGCGGAAGCACAAGATAATTGTGTTGAACGCTTGTATATGGAAAAGGTAGCGGCGGGAAGCACGCACGTTGTGGTTATCCGCAAAAAGTCCGCACCCGACCAGTCTCTCATCACTTGTGAAATTAGCAATAACTGGCGCATTGTCCAGTATCTGGCAAGATGGAACCACCGTCCCGAAGAACCCGAACGGGTATTTGCTAATGAAATCAAGTCTTATCTTTCTTCTCTCTCTCAGAACTAAGGCGCAAGCCTTAGTTTTTTTCAAATCAAATAATTAGATGTATTACATCTAACTCCAATTGTTGACTTTTCCCGAAATTTGAGTATAATAATAATTGTTCCGAGGGACACGGAACACCCGAGGTAAGGACAGCTTACCAAGAGGAAACTGAAAAAAAGTTTGAAAAACCTCTTGACAAGATGCTGAATCGGTGATATAATAGTCCCGTAAGAAAGAGGAAGGCCACCTCACAAACCAGAAAGGAAAATGATTATGAAGAAGAACACTATGACCACCATCCTGTCCCTGATTGCGAACATCGACACGCCCGAAGCCGAGACCGTCCGTGCTGAGCTGAACGCTGAGCTGAACCGGGGAGCTGAGAAAGCTGATGCCAACCGCAAGCTGTACGATTCCGCTCGGGATATTGTCCTGAACGTGATTCCCGAAGCGACCCCTGTGACCGTGGCGGAAATCTTCGAAGCCGTGGAGAAGGAACTGCCCGCCGGCTTTACCAAGGCCAAGGTGCAGTACGCACTGGGGCACTACTGGACTGATGATGTTGTTAAGCACGAGGGTAAGGTTAATTCCTACACCCGGGCGTAATACACGGCCCGCCCTACTGGGCGGGCTAATTTCATTCTTTATAATTAGATGTAATACATCTAATTGTAAGTATTGCTTTTTTCCTTTAAGTATGATATTATACTCTTGCCGAAAGGGAAAGGCGAAGAAAGGAAGGAAAGAAAATGGAAAATAAGAATTGTAACAAGAGTGGAATCGGTTTCTGCGGTGCGCTTACTATTGCTTTCATTGTTCTGAAATTGTGCGGCGTTATCAATTGGGGTTGGGTATGGGTTCTCGCGCCGCTTTGGATTTCGTGGGTACTTGATCTACTGATTGTCGGAATTGCCGTAGTCGTGAAACTTCTGACCAACCGATAATGCGGAAAACCGCATTTCATTTTACGAATTAGATGTATTACATCTAATTTCACCATTTGACATTTTCCCCAATTTATGATATTATATCATTGTTCCGAGAGGGAACAGAAAGAGAGGTCTTGAAGATGAAGATTTGGTTTGATATGGATGGCACGATTGCGAACCTGTATGCGGTGGAAAATTGGCTTCCAAAATTGCGGGCTTCCGATGCTTCTCCCTATGCGGAAGCTGAGGTTATGCTGAATATGAGTATGTTGGCCCGGTATCTTAACCAGCTCCAGAAGCTCGGTTATGAAATCGGAATCATTAGCTGGACTTCCAAGGGCGGCTCTGCAAAGTACAACCGGGCGGTTGAAATTGCAAAGCTGAATTGGCTACACGACCACCTGCGGAGTGTTTCTTTCGATGAAATTTATATTGTAGAATATGGCACTCCAAAGCAGGATTTTGCGGAAGAGGATGATATTCTGTTTGACGATAACGAAGATATTAGAAATGACTGGACTGGCAAGGCTTATGAACCTTCCGAAATCCTTTCCACCCTTTCCGGGTTGCTCCATCAGGAGTAACCCAATTTCATTTTGAGATTTTAGATGTAATACATCTAATTATACGCTTGCGGTTTTCCCGTTATTGTGATATAATCGTAACGATAAGAGGAAGGATACCTCACCAAAAACCAGAAAGGACTTATGAAAATGGGCAAATATATTATGGTGTTTGATACCGAAACGACCGGCCTTGAAAAATGCTTCTGCTATGATGTCGGATACCAGATTCTTGATACTGACACCGGTGATGTTATGGAAGCAAAACATTTCGTGATTGAACAGGTATGGCATAATTTGCCCCTGTTTGAAACTGCCTACTACAAGGACAAGCGCCCTCTTTATGTTCAGCTTATGCGTGCACACAAGGCAACCTTGACCAAGTGGGGCTATACTATGCAAGAAATGATTCGTGATATTAAGAAGTACGAAGTCACTGATGCCTATGCCTACAATTCTGACTTTGACGATAAAGTATTCACGTTTAATTGTGACTGGTTCAAAACGTTTAATCCCTTTGACAATGTGGCAATTCACGACATTTGGGGCTATGCGTCAAAATGGATTACTTACACCGATTCATATAAGGATTTCTGCGAACAGCACCAGTTTTTCACTGACACCGGAAACTATAAAGCGAGTGCGGAAATTGTCTATCGGTACATTAAGAACAATACAGACTTTGACGAAGCGCACATGGGGCTTTATGATGTAGAGATTGAAAGTGATATTCTCTTTTTCTGTATTGCTCAAGGCGCGCAGTGGGGCGAAGATTATAAGGTTAATAAGATTCTGAAACGCGAACAGGAAAAACCCTTTACCATTAAAGTCAACGGAAAACAGATTGTATCTGGAATGTACTTGAAAAAATATGTACGGAATGATACATACAACTTTACTTGCCGGGAGTAATCCCGGTTTTTTCTTATTAGATGTATTACATCTAATTTCTCGCGCAAAAAACACTTGCATTCCTATCAAAGTTATGCTATACTATAATCGTTCCAAGGGGAAGGGCGAGCGAGAGCGGACTCGAACGAGAAACAAAAAAAAGTTTCAGAAACCCCTTGACAAGCACCAAATCCTGTGCTATAATAAGGATGTTCCAAGGGACAAGGGATTCCTACTCCAAGGCAATGCCGAGTACGTAAACGGCCGTAAATCGTACAAAGGAGCGAATCTCAGGGTTGAAGTCCTCTCGCCAATGAACGAAACTTTAACCTTGGAAAATTTCAAAAAACACTTGACATTATAAGCACAAAGTGCTATAATGAATATGAAAAGAGGGGAAGGAAAACCCCACAAACCAGAAAGGGATTTAATTATGAAGAAGAACACTATCGAAGCTCTGGTTGCCCATCTGAACGGTGAGACTGTTACCAATCTGGACGAAATCAAGGCCGAACTGGAAGCCGAACTCAACAAGGGCAAGGAGAAGGCCGATGCCAATCGCGCCCTGTATGAGGAAATCCACGATGCGGTGATGGAAGTCCTGCGCTCTGCCACTGTCCCGGTGACTGCTCAGGAACTGGCCGAAGAGACTGGCTATGCCAAGGGCAAGATTGTCTACGGCCTCCGGAACTACTGGGCCGAAGAGGTCACGAAGACCGAGGGCAAGGTCAATACCTACTCTGCCAAGAAGGACGCGTAAGCGTCCCTCTTTTTTTTCGTTGGAGAATTAGATGTATTACATCTAAATTGTATACAGAATCCAATAAAAAAAATACTTGACTTTTTTCAAAATTATGTTATAATTACTATGTAATCAGAAAGGAGTGATGTTGGATGAATAAGTCGCAGTTGGAAACTCTTCTCCGTAACGAATTTCTGGAACTGGTAAGCAAGGCAATCGAGGACGAGCGTGACGCCGATGTGCTCCGTGTGAGCACAAGCGAGATTGCTATCCCCTGCCTGAATGCCGAAGGTAACGAAACGTGGGTGGTTGTGAAAGTCAGCGTTCCCCGTGGTACTCGCAACGGGAATGGCTATGACCCCTATGATGGCTATGCCGCCGCTGAGGACTACCAGATGGAGCAGGCAGACAAGGCCGAAAAGAAGGCCGCCGCCGATGCGAAGAAGCAGGCCAAGATTGCCAAAGACCAGAAGGCCCGAGAGGAAAAGAAGGCACTTGCCGAAGCTAACAAGGGCTTGAAAGAACTCCGTAAAATTGATATTACTCCCAAAGGGGAGTAATATCATTTTAGGAAATTAGATGTAATACATCTAATTATCTGACTTGACTACTCCCGAAATCCGTGCTATACTATCCACGAAAGGTGAAGGAAAACACCAGAAAACCAGAAAGGAATTGAAAATGAAGATTGACATTGAAATCACTAAGACACTGAACATCTCAAATTTGTATGATGAGATTGTAGAAGGAGACTTTGAACATTATTCGTCCTGTGAGGAAGTCAGTCTTAGTTACTCTGACCTGACTCCGAAACTTATGAATAGAATCTTTTCCGCTCTTGCAGAAGAAGCAAACAAACGGCAGGATAGAGAAAGGATGTGATAGAAAATGGCTAAGATTTCTAAGAATGTAGTTGACAAGCAGTTGCGTGAAGCCGTGTTTGAAGCTATTTTTACCAATGAGATTCAGAACTTTATTAAGGTTAATGATCGTCAGTATGGTGTCCTTATCACTGACTTGAATGGTGTCCAGCGGTATGTGCGTATCGGCGCGATTGTCGCCGAAGAGCGCGAGGATATGACCGCCGAAGAACTGATGCAGAAGGAAATTGATGAATATAACGCCAAGCAGGCAAAGAAGGAAGAAACCGCTAAGGCTCGCGCCGAGAAGGCCAAGAAAGATAAGGAACGTAGAGAAAAGGAGAAGAAAGAAAATGAAGTATATTGAAGCCTGTCCCAAGTGTGGTTGCGAAGACTATGAAATCAATGACTATGGCGATGGTTTCGATATGTACGGCGGTGAACAGTGGTGGACTTGCACTTGCGATAAGTGCGGATGCGTGTTTGATATGACTAAGGAATATAAACTGATTAATGTGAGTATCGAGGAAGTTAGCGAAAGCTAACTTCCTTTTTTAATACTTAGATGTAATACATCTAATTATCCCTCTTGCATTTTTCCTATAATGTGATATACTATCATTGTTCCGAGAGGGACGCAAGAATTAGCGGAAGGAAAACCGCCGTAATGAAACCCACGCAGGAAAGGAGCAAAAATGGGTCGTAAGGAAAATCGGCATATGGTTCTGGATTGTGAAACTGCTACTCTGCCCTTTGCCAATGAAATCGCTGACGGCGATGCGGAAAAGAAGAAAAAGATTGCTATTGCCCGTCCTCTGATTTATGATATTGGTTGGACTATTACCAACCGCAAGGGTGAGATTCTGGACAGTAAGCAATTTCTGATTGCAGAAACTTTCTCCGTCCCTGCCGTGTTTAACACCGCTTATTATGCAGAAAAGCGTCCTCTCTATCTGGATATGCTTAAAAAGGGTGAAACTGTTGTTAAGCCTTGGAACGAAGTTGCGGAAATCCTTCTGGCCGACCTCCACAAGGTTGACTCCGTGGGCGCTTATAATTCTATGTTTGATTTTAAGAAGGCGATTCCTTTCACTGACCTGTATATCAAGAAACTGTATTCTCCCGATTATTACAAGTGGGAAGAAGTACAGCGCAAGCTTTGTTATAAGATTGCTAACGAACGTTATCAGAAGGATGAAGAAAAAACTTTCGATGCGGACAATTTTCGTTTCCGTGATGAGGATTTCCCGCTGTTTGACCTGTGGGGTCTGGCAACAAAGCATCTCCTGAATAATGCCACCTACAAGAAGAACTGCCTGAAAAATGAAATGCTGACCGCAAGTGGGACTTTTTTCAAAACCAGTGCCGAAGCGAGTTATCGCTATCTCAAAGATGATTATGGATTTGATGAAGCGCATACTGCTCTGGATGACGCCAAGATTGAAACTTATATCCTCAGCAAGATTGCAAAGAAAAGCGCTATCACCGTGGGGATTATGTTCTTCCCCTTCCGTGAACTCGGCACTACTGATGAGTTTGTGATGCGGAGAAAGCGCCCGGATGAGGAAGAAGTGAAAGTCGTAATCAGCGCAATTGAAAATTATCTTGCTACTAAAGACGAATCTGTCTATACTAAGCGGCTTGAAAATATCATAGACAGACTGATGAAGTACCTCGGCGAATGAGGTACTTTCCTCGTTCCCGGAATTAGATGTAATACATCTAATAATCATACTTGACCTCTTTATTGTATTATGATATAATCCATATTGTCAGAAGGAGGTATGAAAGATGATGACGAGTTATGAAGAGCGTGCTAAGAAGTTTATCGCCCAGATTAATCCCTACATTAAAGAGTGCAAAACGCTTTATCAGTTTACGAACGCCGTAGCCCTTTTCAATGCTGACCACCATCGTAACGTTAAGATGGCGTCTGGTTCTACTCGCATTGCCTTTATTACTTCCGACTATGTGATTAAAATCAATTACCACGGTTGGGGTGAAGGGCGGTTCGGCGGCTGTGCTGATGAAGTCAAAATGTACCGCTATGCGCAGAAACAGGGCTATGCGCACCTGTTAGCAAAAATTACTCCGTATAGAAGAAACTACAACCGCACCTTCTATATTATGCCTAAGATTAGCCATATTAGAGATGGCGCGGGAGATGCCGAAGCTTATATCACTAATAAATCAGAAGAGCAATGGCTTTGTGACAATATCGGTGATAGGCATTGCCTGAACTATGGTTGGAAAAATGGACATATCGTTATGATTGACTATGCTTTCAATATCTTTACTGGCTATTAAGCCAGTTTTATTTTAGTGCGTTAGATGTATTACATCTAACTCTAATACTTGCATTTTCCCAAATTTGTGGTATACTATAATTGTTCCGAGGGAAGCAAGAGAAACCAAGGCGAGCCTTAATGGGATGGGCGCACAACCCTGTGTGGACGCACACGAAACACGCTCCCGAAGAACAAAAAAAATTTTTTGAAAAACTCTTGACAAGGTTGCAAAACTGTGATATACTAAATACGAACAAAGGGAAGGACACCCTACAAACCAGAAAGGAATTTGAAAATGAAGAAATCCATCTACCTGACCATCAAAGACGCTCTGACCAACTTCGGATATGACAACAAGGAAGTTATGGATGCTCTGAATGCCGAGATTAACAAGGGTGAAGATGCCAAGGCGAAGAACGCCGAAGCGTATGAGTCCATTCATTCCCTGATTGTGGATACCCTGTCCGATACTCCCGTGACTTGCGGCGAACTGTGGGAAGCCATTGAGAAGGATGTGCCTTCGGGCATCACCAAGGGTAAGGTACAGTACGCCCTGACCCATCTGTGGCAGGATGAGATTGTGAAGATTGAAGGCAAGCCGAATACCTATCGGAGGGCGTAAGCCCTCCCCTTTATGGGTATGAGGACGATCAGGTAATTGTCAGCCCATGTACGGGTGGCACTAGGTGCTAAGTGGGTGCAACTCCCATCATATCCACCAACCGCCTTCGGGCGGTATTTTTCCTCAAATAAAATTAGATGTAATACATCTAATAGTACCTATTGCTTTTTATCCAAGATATGATATAATAAGACCGTCCCAAGGGATGAAAGGAGCGATGAAAATGACTACTCGTATCTATTATCTTCCGTACAACCAGATTGGCCGCCAGATTATGAACATTGTAATTGAACGTGTCGGATGCAGTGTCGGAGACTTTAAGGTAAATCGGCAATCAGATACTATTCGTTTCGTCGTGACTTGCCGCACACAGGATGTGCCGAAAATTGAAAAGATTCTTGCTTTCTATGATGTACTGTAAGGTTGGCGCGAGCCAACCTTATTTTGTTTTCAGTTATTAGATGTATTACATCTAAAATAAAGACTTGCATTTCTCCCAGAATGTGATATAATACAATTGTTCCAAGGGAACGGAAAGGATGGATTGAGAATGAAACTTGAATTCAACATTCACGGCACATTTGAATTTGATTTCAGCGAGAAACGGCAAAAAGAATTAATTAAAGACGCAAAAAATTATCCTGGCGGTATTTCTGCGCTCTTGCTTGATAATTTGGAAGTTGCACAGGAATACCCCTTAACCGAAAGCGTTTTTACCATTAACCCTTATCAGGTTGTCAATATGCTTAATATATTAATGCAGAAGGAGAAGGAAGAAAATGTATAAGATTGGACAAAAAGTTCAGCTCTGTGGAGTAGACATACCCATAATAGGATATATTGTAAAAATGGAAATCGACCCTCTTGAAGAAACAGAAGTTGTTTCTGAATCCAAAGAGTGGATTCTATATACTATCAGAGTATATAAAGACTTTTATATAAATGGCTATACTGATTATCGCCGCACAGAAAGAGAAATTGAAGATGCCGAATAACTAAGTATAAGAAAACACTCCCTCTGAGGGAGCGTTTTTATTTTTATAATTATTAGATGTACTACATCTAAAGTATGATGTTGACTTTTCCTATAATTCTGATATAATAAGATTGTTCCAAGAGGAACGGGAAGGATGGATTGAAAATGAAAATCTACTCTGTTGAATGTATTAGCGGTGAAGTAATGGGGCCTTGTGGATTGTTTTCCACGATGAATCTTGCCATCAGTGAAGTAATTCACCATAATAATTTCCGTACTGATTTGCCCGTTATTTTGAATGATGACAGTCAAGCGCAAATTGTTTATGAAGGTAATGATGATTATGACTATACAGAATATCATATTGAAGAATATGAATTGAACAAATGGGAGGATTAAAATGCAGACAATTAAAAACTGGTTCGGAATTGAAACCTCTTACCGCTTTGAGTGGAATGACCTTCGGTGCGGCATTACCATCTTGAATGTAATTCTCATTATGCTTTTCGGCCTTCAAGTATCGTGGTTCGGCCTTGCCATTGCGCTTTTCGGCGTATGCAAAGACTTCTCCCAGCATCGGCACATTAATGATGTTCTGATGCACCTGTCCAGCGTGGCGCTTAATGTCTATTTTCTGATGCTACTCTATCGGGGTTAATGCCCCTTTTAATAATTAGATGTATTACATCTAAAAACAAAATGTCTTGCTCATCGCAAGGCATTTTTCACTTTATCCCAAAATGTTGGCACGTAGATATAGAAGTCATCTATCAGCACCTTATAATAAGGAAGATGTACCTTCCCGCAGAGTTTAAGATACCACAGTTCGTCATAGTCTGGATGCGTAGGACACCATTCAGTCTTGCCCACTTCGTGGAAGGAGAGATAGATATTTTCATCATCCAAAGCGCCGTCATATTCTTCTGCGCCGATAATAGTTTCTTTCGTCCACGGGCAATAAAGTACAATACGCTTTTTAAGAATCTTTTTCATCTTTATATTTCTCCCATATCATCTTAAAGCGTCCAAACATAGTAGATTCATCATTGTCGCACGTTAAACCAACAACAGTATCACAACGCATCATACGAGGATTGATTCTGAAATCCTTAATGCCGCCATCCCATAAACAGCATCCAAATACAATGCAGTGTATAGGAATAAACAGTAAAATATACATCCATCTCTTCATATATAGCTTCATAATACCGCTATTAGGATTCTCTAATTCAATAAACCAGTTGCAGAAATACTTTTCAAAACAATGATTCTTCTTATAACGGCGGATGTAGGCGGCATCTTCATACTTAATCTTCTTCATACTTTCCATCTCCTTTCTGAGTACATACACATTATATCAGATTTTATGGGAAAGTCAAGTCTCGGTATTAGATGTAATACATCTAACTCTAAAACAAAGGAAAAGAGGGCATAGCCCTCTTTTTTAATACCCCAGACAATAGCATCCGTCCTTATAGTATCCGTAGACCCAAAATTTTTCCTGCGCTTTGTCCAACCAGCAAACATAACCGCTACTTTTCAAATCAGCCTTAAATTCTTTTTCAGTAAACTTATCACCATCTGCCCAATACGCGCCCTGCCGGAAAACCTTCCAGACCTCCTTCGGCACAAGACTATGACGGTCATAATCCTTATAGCGTGCAATCACGGTAGGCGCCACTTCTTCGTGGCTTTCTTCATCATTATCCCAATAATACAGCGCCATTCCTTTATCCATATAATCGTCGTACTGCTTTACCAGTTCCGCTTCTTCACCATCTACGAACTTATATACTTCAAACTGATAAGTCGGATGGTTCTTATTAAACCAGTCTTCCCAATCGTCTACCAGAAACATAGGTTCGCGGGCACAGTCACATTCATACTGGTCACCAAGTTCTTCGCACTTTACAATCAAATACTTCGTCATTTTCTAAGTCCTTTCTGGTTTCTCAGTGTTTTCCTTCACTTCTTGGCTATATTATAACACGAATATAGGAAAAGTCAACATCAATAATTAGATGTATCACATCTAAATTTCCCTCTTGACAACCCAAACGTTCGTGTGCTTCCGAACATTTCGACCCATCCCACCCCAAATCATTCGCCCTTCGCGCCCGCCTCCCCTTCTCCCATAAGCTCGCGCTGGAAGCTCCGTCATCGCCTCGCAGAAAAGCTGGAACGCTGACAAGCTGGAAGCTGGATAGCGAGTGGGGCCTCCACAAGCTGGCAACTACGGAAAGCTGGCCCGCCACGAGCTGGAAAGCTGGGAGCTGGAACCCGACGCAACTTTATATCACAAGCCGCCGCAAGCTGGAAATTCGTCGGCGTGAAAATGCGAGGCTCCGTTTTCGCGCAATCTAACATTTGACTTTTTCTAAAATTTTGTGTATAATATTAGTGTAAGGAGGGAAGAGAATGGAAGAGCGCTGTTACGTAATTGTCTGGGAGCTGGAAAATGACAGCGAGGAACGCGGAATTGAATGCGTAGTTCAGTCACTTACCCGCGCAGAGGAACTTTGTTTACAGCTGGAACACGAAAACCGTGAAAAAATTTTCTATTGGATGCCAACTTTTTTAGAGCCCAACACTTGACTTCTTCTTAAAAATCTGGTATAATAAAGATGTTCCAAGAGGACAAGAAAAAAAATAATTTGTGCAGGGTGGACTGCCGTACACTAAACCACGGAGAAAAGGAGTAAAAATGACTATTAATGAACTCAAAAACCTAGTTGCTAATTTCGATGGCGCTCAGAATGCGCGCGCTAACAAGTCCAATTTCATCGTGATTCCTTGTGAAGATGGCGTCGCCAAGGTTACCATTGGTGCCGCGCTTGCCAAGGACACTAAGACCCACAAGGCTTTCAATATGGAAGCTGCCGTTGCCGAGTACAAGGCTTGGGAAGCTGAGACCGCGTTGAAGGCTGCTGAGAAGGCTGCTAAGCCCGCTGCTCCCAAGGGCCCCAATCCCGAAGCTCAGGCTCGCCGCGATGCGCTTGATGCTCTAATCGTGGGTATGCCCGCCTTCACCGAGTACACTGCTACTGACATCTACAACGCCGTTAAGGGTGGCCTTCCCTCCAACGTGCTAGTGATGCAGGTCGGCTCCGCCGCGAAGCGCCTAGTGGCTGCTGGTGTGCTTGTTGAATCTCACCGCGATGGTGACAAGAAGTCTTATTACACCAAGGCGTAATTGGAATTGAAATCGGTGTAATAAAAAGTTAAAGAGCCCGCGCGAGCGGAGCTCTTTTTTTTAAGGCGCAGATTGTATACAGTATACATACTTGACTTTTTCTAAAATTTGGT